GCAGTCACCGGCAAGCCCTGGTAAATAATTGCCCAAGGATTATACCGGGTCATAGAAATTTAGTATATTAGCTATATAAACAAATAGATACCTTATGGAACAGAGTAAACAACAACGAGTAGAGGCTATTAGAGCCGAGATCATCAAATTGAAGCTAGAAACACCTTATAGCCCAAAAATACCCAAATTACAACAGGAGCTAGATAGGCTTTTACAGGCCTCCGAGTAGTCACACTAAAACGCGAATTAACGTGTGGTGGGAGGGGGACCTTCCTTGGGGCATGCTCTAACATTAATTGTATAATTAGCAATAGTCAAAAAGCACTTAGCTAAATGTCAACCACTTGTCTCGTGTGTGATTTAAGCAGTATATACCTATGAGTGCTCCTAGATAGAAATAATATAGAAAAGCAATGTTACCCAAGCTCAAATATTCTCGAGCGTGTAAAAACCAATAAAAATACCCTATGCGTGATATATAGAATATGAACCAACTAAATTCTCCATTTAATAAAGCGCATGCATTTGTAAATACTCCACAAGTACATACTTCAGATAATAGCCAGATGTCAAATAGTAATAATAAGTCGCTATCATCAAACGATTCACAAAACTCTAAGCAAAATTCACAAATGAGTGACCAGCAATCCAAGAACAAAGCGCAAGATACACATGTAGATAGTAAGCAAGCAAATTTAAATGATAAGCAAGCTCAAAATCAAGCTGCACCACCAGAAGATACGTCAAGTTTCAGCCTTACAGACTATTTCAAACAGAAAGCACGAGATAGAATGATGAATCAAGTTTCGAGTAGTGCACAAGACACTCCTAACACAGCCGAACAACCTGCAGATAATTCACCTAGTCCTAGTAAACCAAAGAAGAGTCCTAAAGATCCAATGAAGCCGACGAGCTTAATGCCGCCTCCAGTAAAGATGAAACCACCCAATACATCGTTTACATCTTTTAAAACTCCTAAACTAAATATACCTAAATTTAGATAAGAAGCGCGAACACGTCGCTCTTACTCCCCACTAGCCCTCCAAGTCTTTGAGAAAAAAAGTTCAGTATAAATGAAACTTTTCTGAGACCTAGCAGTATAACTTAAGTCTTTAAGTCCAAGGGTAAAACCCCGACGACAGTGCACACCCCTCACTAAGCCGTCACATGACTCCAAGGTCTCAAAGATGACCTTCTCTATTCCCTTTAATAACCCAAAAAAAGAGCCACACTATGACACTAAGTCGTCGGAGGTGCGGCGGCAGTTTAAGGACTTAGAGGTCTTAAACTAATAAAACACTCTTAATCAACGTTACTATCTACTAGGAGACAAGAAGGGCTTGGGAGAGTTGGACGCTTTTAGTATCGTTGACGGTGGGTGACGAGCGCACATTCACGTTATTGCCTCTATTAAAAGTGGACTATATTGAGTATGACACATTTGAGGGCTCAGAGACTCGGAGAGCGGCCCCACTACCTACCGGTACAGGGGACCTGATACTATATTAGAGTAAATTGCGATGGATTGATATTTGGATTAGAGTATTTTGAAGAAACATAAAATTGAAAAAATACGTTTTTTTAAAAGTCAATTCCAAATTTTCCCCTGACTTAGAGGGAGTATAGAGAGGCGGCGATGACTATTTAGAAAAATTTCCTAACTCAAAAAATTTCCAAGACTAAGAAGTCCTAGGAGGAATTAGAGGAATCTGAGATATATAAGGTATATGAAACAACTAAACCACTTAATTCTAATGCTAGGAATCTTTCTTCTAGCCTCTTGTAGCACACAATTTCGATTGATGGGTTACGATCAAAATAACGATGTTTCGGCGCACAATGTGTCGACGTCGATGCAACACTTCGGAGATGTTAAAATAGACACGCTATCCGAATTTCAATTTAGAAATAAACTAAGAACAGATCTAAGCTTCAGATTAGACTTTGCGCAATACGCATTGAGTCAACCGAGGTCATTTGATTGGAATAATAGATTACTAGGAAGACAATACGATTCTAGATGGAATAATTATTATTGGAGCTGGAATAGAGATCAGATGTGGAATGATTGGGCTTGGGGTTATACAGGCTGGAATTCTTGGGGCTCTCCTCATAGATGGTCACCATTTGGATATGATAGATGGGGATATGGAATCTACTATGGTTGGAATAATCATGGCTGGGGATATGGAAACCATTATGGATGGTATGGTTCACACTTTAATAATTATTATGGAGGATGGCCGTATTATGGTAATAACGTCTATGGAATCCCAGGTTGGAGAAGTGGCAGAACAAATACAGTGCATATTAATGGCAGACGTTCAAGTATTAGAACTGAAGTAAATAATGGAAGAAGAACTAGAAGTACGACTACTAGAAGAAGCACTAATAATACTAGGAACAATGAGGTTATCATCAATAATAGTCCGAATAGAAATAATAACACACGAGTAAGAGTTTATCAGAGACCCGAGAACAACTCTAATAATACAAACACTAGGCCAAGAATTATTAGAGAAAAACCGCCAGTGAGAAATAATCGCCCAACGTTTAACAATAATTCTCGTCCATCTAATAATAATAGACCTGTGATTAATAATTCTCGTCCATCTAATACAAGATCTTCGACACCTGTTCGTTCAAGCTCTCCTCCTTCAAGAAAAAAGGGTAATTGAAACAATTAAGATTATTAGAGTATAATATTAAAGGATTAACTTAAACTTTTAATATGAATAACGTCTTATCAAAAATGATATACTGTGCACTAATCGTTAGTGTCATTGCAGCTATCTTTGCAATTCCAGCTGTATTAATAGCTCTCGTATCTTCATTCATTGCATGGATATCAGGATGGTCGTTTGGATGGATCTTTTCAATAGGAATTACTGTTAATTTTTTAGTAGCTGCACATATACTAGACGATTTGTATACACAAATGCAGAATTTTAAAATAGATCTAGATTTTAAAGATGAAGAAGACGAAGACCTATTATAATAACTTAATATTATGATAAGATTAATACAAACTAAAATGGCTAAGAAAACAACACATTGGAAAACCAAAGACGTAAATGGTATGAGAATGATGATATGTCAAAACTCAAAACCAACTATGAGTAAATATTCTGAATTTGCACCAGAGAACGGAGAATGCGACGAATGGTCCGAGGTTGGCACAGATACAACAGCTTCTTTATGTTGGAGATGTACTGGAAGATCAGTAAATAATATTAGATTAAAATAATAAGATATTTTAAGATTCTAAAATTATGATAATATGATATTTTGATATTATCATTTTATTCTACTAATTTATTAAAATATTACATTTCACCCAAATAACATTGATATATAAACCATAAGTTTTATATTTAAACTTGAACGAATAGCTATACAGAAATAATTTATTTTAAGACCAATTCTAACGAATTGGTCTTTTTTTATCTAAACTTTTAGGAATATCTTAGTATAATATTAAAGTATTCACATAATCAAAACACATAATGAGTAACAATAGAAAATCTGAAGATGCTTGGCAGATTCTAAGAATTCAGGGAGAATTCACAAAGGGGTTTGATACGTTTAATGAATTAGGTCCTTGTGTTTCTGTATTTGGAAGCGCTAGAACATTATCAACAAATCCAATGTATAAAGAAGCTGAGAAAATTGGAAAGCTTCTCGTTGAAGCAGGGTTTGGTGTAATCACAGGAGGTGGTCCTGGAATTATGGAAGCTGCAAATAAAGGAGCACATGAAGCATTAGGTAAAAGTATAGGTGTTGGAATTGAATTACCATTCGAAGCTAGCATGAACGATTACGTTGATTTAGGAGTCGAGAACAGATATTTCTTTACACGAAAAGTAATGTTCCTTAAATATTCACAGGCATTTGTTATTTGCCCAGGAGGTGTTGGAACCTTAGATGAGTTATTCGAAGCCATAACACTTGCACAATGCGGACATAATGTAAAATATCCTATTGTTCTTGTAGGTAGAGATTATTGGGAAGGTCTCGTAGATTGGATGCAAAATACTTTATGGAAACATGGTGCAATATGTCAAAAAGATTTTGATTTATTTAGAGTAGTTGATACTGCAGAAGAAGCAGTGTCTAAAATTACAGAGTATCATAATAAGTTTTCTAAGAATACCGACTCCACCAATTTCTAATAAATATAATAGATGAAGTTCAGAAGACTTGCTGATAAGTCGCAAATTGATTTAGCGACATATCTGAAACAATACATAAAAAGAAATTCCAATAATTCAATTCGAATTTACGTAGGATGTGATTCACATGTAAAGGGTGAGTTTACAACATACGTAAGCACGGTTGTAATTCATGTTGGAAATACTGGATGCCATGTTCTTTATAAGAAGGAAAAGGTAGAACCTATTCGAGATATGTGGAGAAAGTTATGGGGAGAAGTTGAAAGATCCGTCGAAGTTACACAATATCTTCGGGATAATGGGATAAATATACATACAATTGATTTAGACCTCAACCACCAAGAACAACACGCTTCTAATAAAGTAGTTAACGCTGCGATAGGTTATGTTAAGTCTCTTGGAATTAAAGTAAGAATAAAGCCAGATATCTTACCTGCAATAGCAGCCGCAGATAATCTGTCAAAATAAACAATTCCTAAAAACGGAGTAAAATAAGTATAACAATTAAATTCTACAATGGCAGAACAATTTGAAAATCCAGGAAAAGGCGGTAAAAGAAAAACACCTTACGTTGATGAGTATGGAGAAGACCTAACAGCTGAAGCTGCAAAAGGAAATCTAGATCCTATTATCGGAAGGGAAAAAGAAGTGTATAGAATTTGCCAAATCCTATCGAGAAGAAAGAAGAATAATCCTATTATTTTAGGAGATCCTGGTGTAGGTAAGACTGCGTTAGTAGAGGCGATTGCACAAAGAATCGTAGATAAGAAAGTAGCAAGAACTCTTTTAAAGAAAAGAATAGTTTCTATCAATATTTCTAATATCGTAGCAGGTACAAAATATAGAGGTGAGTTTGAAGAAAGAATGAAACTTATCGTTGAGGAATTAAAGAATAACAAAGACATCATTGTTTTTATCGATGAATTACATACAATCGTTGGAGCAGGTGGTGTTAGTGGATCTTTAGACGCTTCAAATATATTAAAACCTGCATTAGCGAGAGGACAAGTACAATGTATTGGTGCAACTACTTTAGATGAATATAGAGAAAATATTGAAGATGATGGTGCACTTACTAGAAGATTCCAAGAAGTATTTATAGATCCACCTAGCGAGGAAGATACTATCGAAATCTTACAAAGAATTAAAGGAAACTATGAAGATTATCATGCAGTTGAATATACTGATGATGCACTAGAAGCATGTGTCTCTCTTTCTACAAGGTATATTACAAGTAGAGAACTTCCTGATAAGGCTATTGATTTAATGGATGAATCAGGTGCAAAAGTTCACTTAAGCGAAATCAAAGTACCTGTGCATATTAAAAGAGCGGAGACTGAGGTAGAAGCTTTAACACTTGACAAATTAAAGGCAGTTGAAGAACAAGACTATGAAAAAGCTGCTCACTTTAGAGATAAAGAAATTCAATCTAAGAATTTAATTGAAAAGAAAATATCTGCATGGGAAAAGTCACTAAGAGATAAAAAGAAAAAAGTAACAGCCGAAGATATTGCTGAAACTATTTCACAAGCAACAGGAATTCCTGTAACAAGAATGACAGGTGATGAAAGTAAAATAATCCTAGCAATGGAAACAGAGCTTAAGAAAATGATTATTGGACAAGATCAAGCAGTAGACGCACTCTCTAAGGTAATTAAAAGATCAAGAACTGGTGTATCATCTGCTAAAAAACCTATAGGTTCTTTTATGTTCTTAGGACCAACTGGTGTTGGTAAAACAGAAACAGTAAAGGCGATTACTAATTATTACTTTGGATCAGAAGATCATTTAATTAGAATTGATATGAGCGAATACATGGAAAAGTTTGCAGTATCAAGATTAATTGGTTCTCCTCCTGGATATGTTGGTCATGAAGATGGCGGTCAATTAACAGAACAGGTTAGAAGAAGACCTTATTCGGTTGTACTTTTCGATGAAATTGAAAAAGCACACCCTGATGTATTCAATACTTTACTACAAGTATTAGACGAAGGAAGATTAACAGATTCATTAGGAAGAACAGTTGACTTTACGAATACGATTATCATTATGACATCTAATGTCGGTGCTAAAAAAGTAAGTGAGTTCGGAACGGGTATTGGATTTGAAACTAAGAAATCTTCAATCGCTGGAAGAAAAGCACACACTGAAGCTATCATCGCAAAGGAACTTAAAAATAAGTTTGCACCGGAATTTTTAAATAGATTAGATGATGTAGTATTATTCGACCAATTAAAGCATGAAGATATTCTTCAAATTGTTGATATTGAAGTTAGACACCTGGTAATTAGAATGTTTGATCAGAAATATAATATTAAAGTTACTAAGCAAGCAAAGGAATTCTTAGCAGAAAAAGGATATGATCCTGATTATGGTGCAAGACCCTTGAAGAGAGCGGTTCAAACTTACATTGAAGATCTTTTAGCGGATGCTATTATTAAAGGAGAAATAGTTAGAGGAGACGAGGTGTACACAATCAATCATACGAAGAAAGAAGATAAACTTTCTATTAAAAAGTAGTATAATAATAAACTAATAACTTATTAAATGAATTTTTCAAGTCAATTCTCAAAAACAATTACAAACATAGACGATATAGGAAGTGTATCACAACCACGTGATATGAAAGTAAAGGAATTAGCCCTTACAACTTTACCTATAGATCCTTACATGCCTATTGCTAATTTTGAAAATAGAAAATTCAACTGGAAATACTTTGCAGGTGAATTAACATGGTATCTACGAAAAGATAACGATGTAGATTATATAGGTCAATTTTCAGGATTCTGGTCTACATTAACTAATCCTAATTCAAATGAAATTAACTCAAACTACGGTTCACTATTATTTAATGAACAATTAGAATGGGTTGTAGATTCATTAAAAGCGGATCAAAACACGAGACAGGCGATAGCATTTCTTAATCAACCCAAATTTCAGTTTGAAGGTAATAAAGATTTTGTATGTACTATGTACTTAAATTTCTTTATTAGAAATAATCAATTGAATATGAAAGTTCAAATGAGATCTAATGATGTGTTCTATGGATTAACGTTTGACGCACCTTTCTTTGCATTCGTTCACCAACATGTTCATCTATGGTTAAAAGACACATACCCTGAACTAGACCTAGGAGTATATTACCATTGTGCAGATAACTCTCATTTCTACGAAAGACACTTCGAATTAGCAGCTAAAATTCAACAAGAAATTATAGAAGATTCTACACAATACGCAATGATAATAGATCAACCATTCTTTACCATTGAAGCGGGTAAGATGCTATTAACAGATCATGGATTATCCTTTATAGAAAAAGTAAACGAGACTATAGAAACTGAAAAACCTACACAGAAAGAATTCAGACAAATTCTAGAATCATTCGCAGGTATTATTAATGAAGAAGAACTCATAGGAAAGGATGGAATACCCGAAATTCAGGATTAACACTAGGACGATGGAACTGGGTTCCTTGGAAGATGGCATAGATGACATTGTCGGTTTTCATTTAAATATCGTACAACACATAGAAGATACTATTGATGGAATATCAATGAAAGGAAATATACTATGTAAATTGATAGATGAACAAGGAAATGAGTATGAATCCCTCTTGGATGAAGATAGATATAATAAGTCTTTGCAAAAATCTCTAGAATTTTTTAAAGAAAGAGAAAATTACGAAAAATGTAAACACATCACAGACTTGCTAAATAGAATATAAATTCAATAATGAAGTACGGGCTTGAAGGATTTAATAGAGTCGCTAGAACCACATCAAAATGGTTCTCTCGACTCTTACGAGTATTCGAGAGACAGAAAAGAATTGAATGGACTAAGTATATTGACGACACCGTAGTTATTCATCTAGCATACAGGAAAGATAGATTAAAAATAGCAGAGAAGAGAGCATCTTCCCAAAAACTAAAGGGACGTAAAACATTACTAGATCATTTAAGATTCTTTGACGCAATAGAAGGAAAAAGAATAAAGTGGTTTTCTAAAAAAATACACATTAACAAATATCCATTTTCATTTCACTGGGAAATAGATCCTTCTCCCGGAATGAAAAATAAATTAAAAAGAAATAATAAGATATTATGTTCTTCTGCTGAAACTGGAATCGCATTTTCACACTATAGAATTTGGAAAGAAATTGTAGAGAATAAAACACCAGTCACCCTCATAATGGAAGATGACTTTGAATTTTGTCATAAATTTCAAGATAAAATAGAAAGCATATTTGAAAAAGAACTTCCTAATGATTGGGATTTATTGTATCTTTCTAGTTTGCCAAATCAATTTGGATTTACATGGGATCCTCATTCCCAAAATCTATCACGGTTATATAATGGAGTATGGTGGTTATCTGGTTATGTATTAACATACGAAGGAGCTAAGAAATTATTAGAAGGTTTGCCTATTGTCGGCCCAGTTGACGTATGGATTAATTATCAATTCAAAAACATGCAAGTGTATATGACTAATCATAATCTAATAACACAAGGAGATGATACCGAATCTGATAATACTTATTCTTATGTTGAAACATTTAAGGATAACTTAATATAATATTAAAATAATACACACAAAGAATTATATGAATTACGGAAAAGAATTTGAAAAGTATGCGATGAGTGATCATAATGTTTCATCATCTAAATTAAATTACTATGAGAAGCAGATTGAAAACTCGTTAACTCCATATATCTTAGAAGAAAGAGAGTTAAGAGCTACTCAGATGGATATCTTTTCTAGATTAATGATGGATAGGTTATTATGGGTTGCAGGACCTGTTAATGATAATATGTCTACGATTGTTCAAGCACAGTTGATGTTTTTAGACTCAGTTGGAGGAACAGATATTACGATGCATATTGATTCTCCAGGTGGAAGTGTTAAAAGTGGACTTTCAATGGTTGATGTTATGGATTACATTAAGTCAGATATTAAAACAGTAAATACTGGTATGGCTGCATCAATGGGTTCTGTTTTATTAGGAGCAGGAACTAAGGGAAAAAGATCTTCACTTAGACATTCTACTACAATGTTACACCAATCCTCTGGTGGATTTAATGGTAATATTCAAGATGCTGAAATAGATTGGAAAGAATGGCAAAAAGTAAATAAAGAATTATTTAATCTTTTAGGAGAATATTGTGGAAAACCAGCTGACGAAGTAATGAAAGATGCGACTAGAGACTTTTGGTTAAATGCAAAAGAAGCTAAAGCTTATGGTATTATTGACGAAATCATCGGGAAATCTTAATATATAAATTATATGAAAATTCATATTTACGTAAAAACGCAAGATTTAGACTCTCTTAATAAGATATTAAGTGATCCTTTTTCGGAGACGACGAAAGAGTTTGAATTTTTAAATACACCGGCAAAAGACTTCACCATGATCTCTTTAACCTATGACGAATGGATTAGGTTACAGGATATGGATGCACTAATTACAATACTATCATTATGAGAAACAGAGACATTGAAAGAGAATTATTTATTGAGCTAATCAATCATCAATTAAAAGATCATGGGGTAACCTATGATGATGTTAAGGACAATCCACAATGGTATATGGAATATAAAACTACTCAAGAAAAAGAGCAAAAGTTTATAAAGCATATTACAGAAACTGTTGTTAACACATTAGGATTAGACATCAAACAAGCTGAGAAAGAAGCACAGTGGTTTATTCTACAATGGGGATTAGCAGTTATTCCAACCGAACAAACTCCACCTAAAAAAGCTTCTAAAAAGAAGACATCTTCTAAAAAATAAAATACACGCGTGGAATTTTAGATAAATATTCCATGAATGTATTAGATCCAAATTGGCTCACTATCGAGCCTCATGATTTTGAATTAAAATACTATAAACTCTTAGCAGCTGAGAACACTTTTAATAAGATTCTCAAAGATGGAGGCTTAATATCCATACTCGATGAAGTAGAAGATCATCTACTTGAAATGTATAAAATTAAGCACAGGAAGGAGGAGATAGACGTTAATTTAAGAGTTCTCAAGGGAATCAACCTTGACACAATGTCTTTAGAATATGAATATCCAGAAGGAGATAAACATATAGAAGACATGTATAAGCTTTGTGATAAAGCTATAGATATATTAGAAGATATACATAAAAATGTAAGGGTAGTATTTAGATTAGTCGAGAAGGCTATTAACATTACAGAAATTCCAGATATTAAAAGAACTAAAAAACTAGGATATGCTTTAGTGAAAACTCCTGAAGATATCATGCAAATATATTCTTTTAAAGTTCCTTCTTTATTGACAGAAAACTGGAAAGATTTAAATCTAAAATATGAAGGAGAAACAGTGTATGATATAAGAGCAATTTCTCTTTTTATTACAAAGGTACAAGATGAAAGTTCTGATTATAGGTTTTTTAGATGCAGTGTTAATTCAGAATTCGATATGAATGAAAGGGTATTGCCAGTATTAAAATTTAAGCTTTACAATCATTTAAGAGCAAATTAATCAAGATATATAGTTTATAAAAACAAAATAGTTTAAAAATGCCACAGGTTACGCAAGAAGATATTATTGGATATATTGATAACACAATAGATGTTATACAGGGAGACTCACAAGTCTACACAGTAAAACTATATAGAGATAGGGTAGGTGGAAATCTTAATACATCACTATATTCTACATTTACTATGAATTTATTAGATGAATCGTCTGATTTAATCGCACAATATTCAATGCCTAGAGTATACGGAGTTTCAGGAGATCTTATATTAGTAAATGACGATCCAACTACACAGGCTGTTTTTCAATTTGAATTATCAAAACTACAAACATTAAATCTTCCTGCTGGAAAAATATACGTAAACATAGTAGTGACTAATTCTAGAATAGAACCTACTAAGGTTTATTCTTTACCTAACATGGAAATTGGATCTATTTTATTTAATGAAAACAGACACGATCCTTCTCTGTATAAATCTACTCAAAGAAGTTCGGGAATAGGTGTATCTTCGTCCATGGATCCATATTATAAAGTTCAACATATCGATGGTTCAGTTCCTATTGGACAAGGAAGCTTATCTTTAGATTCAGGATCCCCTGGTCTAGTAACTAAAATGACATTTATGAATAGTGACTACGATGGAATTAGAGTAAGTGTTTTAGAAAACTTTTTAATTAACAGAATAGATAAAGATGGAATTGAAGGTACGATTACATTAATAAACAGAAGCGATACCGCTCAATATTCTATTTTTAATGTAGTAGACTGGTACAGAATCAACTGTTCTTCTGGAGAATGTATTGACGACATCGATGATGCAATACAGGTTATAGTATCTCACGAAATGTCGACTGAAGGACCTGGTGTATATAAAAATAATTGGCTAGTTACGGACGAAGTTTCATTTAAACTAGATGTATATGGTTCAGCATTATCTTCAACTGATCTAGGTAAGAAATCTAGCACAGTACTAGATAAAGAATTAATTCCAAATAATACATCTGGAAATGTATCTAGAACTGGAATCATATTATCGGTTACACCGCAAGATGGCCAATACATTGACGTTGAAATTAATGGTATTTCTATTTCATTAGGAGACGGAACTAAAAACCTAGATGGTTACTTTTCATCAGATGGAGGAACTACTGCTAGAACATTCCAAGATATCCGAGTAGGTGATGAATTAATCTTTAACTCGATAGTCGCGGGATATGAGCTCACTGATGAAGATAGAGTCTCTTTATTCTACGAATCTTATTCTTAATAATATATTATCTTAGTATTATAAGAAAAACGTAAAAACGTAAATACGTAAAATTTAATTAATTTTATTAAGATATTATATACTTTTTTACCCCCCACGAATAAACGTATTAATATATAATCCAATCCTACAATAATGTAGGGTGTGCAAAAAATAATTATATAAATAATATGGCACAAATTCGTTCAAAACAAATTTCTGACTTTCTAAGTTCAATCACATGGGCAAATGTTGTATCGTCTGACAATGTAAAAATTGCAAACGTATGGGACATCAAACAAGGATTTGATACAGTAGACGCATCAGTAAACTCTTTAGAGACTTTCATCGCAGGTGAAGTATCTTCTTTAGAAGCTGTTGATACTGCTTTATCGGCTGAGATCGTAACAGAAAAAGAAAGAGTAGATGCAATCTTAGATTCTGCAGAAGCAGACAAAGATTCATTCGCTGAAATCGTTTCTTTAATCAACGCAGTTGATACTGAAAATGACAATGCATTCGCTTCATTCGTACTAAGAACAGATAAGTCAATCGATTCATTAGAATTAGTTGATGCTGATCTTCAGAGACAAATCACAAGCAATGACTCTGACATTCTTGGTTTAGAAGGTGACATCACTTCATTAGACACTAGAGTATTAGGTGTTGAAGGTGACTTAGCTTCTGAAATCGAAAGAGCAACTGGTAGAGAAAATGCTATTGAAGCTGCTTTAAACGCAGAGATCGCTGCAACTAACGCTGATTTTATCAATGTTAACGCATCTATCGATTCATTAGAAGTTGTTGACAATGGTTTTGCTGGTAACATCACTTCATTAGACACTAGAGTATCTGGTGTTGAAGGTGACTTACAAGCTGAAATCGACAGAGCAACTGCAATGGAAGGTAAGATATCTGCAGAATTATCTGCTGAGATCGCTGAAACTGCTGCTGAGCAAGCTGTTCAAAACGCATCTATTGATTCTTTAGAAGCTGCTGACGCTGGTTTATCATCTTCTATCGAAGAGGAAGCAAGATTAAGAGCTGCTGCTGATTTAGCATTAGGTTCTAGAATCGACGCTAACGATTTAGACAACGCTAACTTAACATTATCTGTAAACTCTTTAGAGGTTGTTGATGGTGAATTAGCATCTGACATCGCTACAGAAAAAGGTAGAATCGATGCAATCTTAGAAGCTTCAACTGCTGACAAAGATTCATTCGCTGAAATCGTTTCTTTAATCAACTCTGTTGATACTGAAAATGATGATGCTTTTGCTGCATTCGTAGTAAGAACTGACGCATCTGTTGATTCTTTAGAAGTTGCTTTAGCTGCTGAAATCGCTTCAACTAACGCTGAGCAAATCGCACAAGACAGATCTATCGATTCTTTAGAAGCTGTTGATAACAATCTAGCGATTGCTATCGAGCAAGAAAAAGAAGATAGAGCTGGTGAAGACGCTAAGTTAAAAGCACAGATCGACGCTAACGACGCTGACAACTTATTATTAACTGCTTCAGTTAATTCTTTAGAGGTTGTTGACGGTGAATTAGCTGGTGACATCACTTCAATCGACACTAGAGTATTAGGTGTTGAAGGTGACTTAGCTGCTGAAATCACAAGAGCTGGTTCTGTTGAATCTGCTTTATCTGCTGAATTAGCTGCTGAGATAGCAACAACTAACGGAGAGGTAAATGTTATAAACGCATCTATCGATTCATTAGAAGTAGCTGTTGAAGAAGGTGGTACGTACCTAAGACAAACTGCAGTATTTACTGCAACTAACTTATTTACTTTACCTCAGCCAGTTGCATTCGGAACTAACGATGATTTAACTGTTTATGTAAACGGTGTATTCGTTGACTTCAGATGTACAGGTGGAACTGATATCGATTTCACAGGCTTATTAGCTTATGACGTTGATGCTAAGGACAAAGTTCAAGTTATGGGTATAAAACTATAATCTAAACTTCGGTTTAAATTATTAGCTTAATGCTTAATTGATTAAAGGCTCCTCGGAAGAGGAGCCTTTTTTATTTAAAATATATAGTAAAACAAAATATCGGTTTAACATGAACATTGGAATTACACTAGGATTACAACAGGATAATGAATCTCTTTGGATAAATGGAATCAAATTAAATGTATTAAATTTAATTGAAACTCTTTCTGAAATAGGAGATCATAGTGTATATGCGTTAGACACTAGTAATAAAGTTAAAGATCTGTCAAAGGTAGATTGGGACACTTCTAAATATCCTATTTATAAATATGCAGATAAAGTAAATTCAACGGATTTATTAATACTTCTAGGAACTTCATTTAGTACCGAGCAAACAGTCGCCGTTAGAAAAAAGAATCCTAAAATTAAGATTATTAAATACTTTTGCGGTAATAATTATATTATAGATATGGAAAGAGTCTTATTTGATTCTAAAGAATCTGTAAGTAATTGGACGCATGGCCACGATGAAGCATGGTTTATTCCACAGCAGGAATATCAAAATAGATCATACTATCAAACAATGGGAAGGCTTTCTGCTGACAAGGTTAAAGTGGTTCCATTTGTATGGAGTCCTAAGTTTATAAAAGAAGAAAATTCTAAAAACGTCAGAAATGGTATGAAAGACGCATTCTATAAAGGAGGCAAGAATGCAGAAGATATGAACCTATCTTCAATGGAACCTAATATGAATGTAGTTAAATATTGTATGCCTCTTATCATGATGGTAGAAGAACTATACAGAAAAAAGGGTAAAAAGGCGTTCAATGAATTTTGGGTAGGAAGTGGTAAAAGATTATTATCTAGTAAATACTTTATTAGTTCCATTAAACACTTAGATGTAACTCATTCCGGTAAATTAAAAATGTGCTCAAGGTACCCAGTAACTAATTTTCTTTCTGAGAAAACGGATATAGTTCTTTCACATCAATGGGATAATCCTTTAAACTATGCATATTTAGACGCTCTTTATTTTGGATATCCTTTAGTTCATAACGCAACAATGATAAAGGATGCAGGGTATTATTATAAAGGATTCGATACAGTGTCAGCTGCAAAGATGTTAGAGAATGTATTAAATCATCATGATGAGATAGAAAAGGAATATACAGCAAAAAGCACAAAGGTTCTTTCAAGATATCTTACAACAAATCCTAACATCGTAGATACATATAAAAAACTAATAGAGAATATTTTTGAACCAGGAAAACATGCTCTATCAAACGAATATGACTGGTCAACAAACCTATATAAATAAACATAATAAATAATGGAATTAAAAGAAGTAATTGAAGCGGCTGCAAAGCCAAAGATTAGTATTATCATGCAATCATATCTTGGTAATTATCCAGGATCTAGGAAAGATTCACATTCTAAATTTTTAAGAGCAGTCCAGAGTTTTCAAAATCAATTATATAAAAACTGTGAATTAATAATAGTAGCAGACAATTGCATGGAAACAAAGTCACTATATGATGCTCATTTTCAAACTGAAGATAACATAAGATTAATATACGTTTCTAGAAACTCAAAAGAAATGAGTACATATATGCAAAACGAAGAAGGCAACAAATATTATAGAGGTTTTCCTCGTAGAGTAGGAGTAGGAGCCGCAACTGGAAATTTAATTACATATATGGATTCAGACGATATGTTATTAGAAGAACATACACTACACCTAATGATAGAGTTTAATAAAAACCCTGACGCTAATTGGTGGATTAACAGATCTTGGTACGATAACGAAGTAATGAAATTTAAAGACGATAAAACATTTGAAGATTCTACAGAATATGGTGAAGAACTTCCAGATGTTGAAGGAAAGTGGAACATAACAAGAATAAAGGAAGGTTTAGTAGTAATGAGTCCTTGGTTGTTTATGCATAAACCATCTGCATCTGTTTTATGGAGAGATACTTGGGGTAACGTAAGTGAAGATTCAGATTTCAACGTAAGATTCAGAGAAAATCATAAAGGCGGAGCAGTAATGAACCGACCAACATACGTAAGATGTCACTTTACAGATAAGTGGGATTTTTAATACGTAAAATAATATCTTATACTATAGATTCTGGGACCTTTATCCCATCAATTTATAATATATAAGATTGAGTGGAATTATTCCACATTTAAAATAAATAAAAAAAAATGTAACTATTCATGTCATTAATTAAAATCAAGCAAATTGACGGCTTACAGGCTGCTCTTGATCTTATTAACACCAGCATTGAATCAGGTTCGCTTAAATCAGCTTACACACAGGAAGACCACGGTTTTTCTGCTGGAGTTGTTATAGCTTATGTGGGTTCTAGATGGGTGTTAGCTGATTCAAGCACTGCTAACAAGCTAGGAAGATTAATCATCGAATCTATTGTAGACGCGGACAATTTTATCGCTGTGCAAGTTGGAACTATTAACGTTTCAGCATGGCCTAAATTGGACCAGTTAGTTCCCGGAGATTTCTACGTTGTAGATAACTCAGGTAACGGTACTTTAGAAGATTACGTTAATACTGGTGATCCAGGTTTTGCATACAGCAATCCTGTTTTACAAGCATTAACAGAAACAGTGGGTCATGTTCTTCCATGGAGACCATCGCAGTCGCCAACAGACCTAATTCAACCAGAAGAATTCACACAGACTTCGTTCTCTGCTGTAACTTCAGGTAATTACTCATCAACAGGACTTACACTAACGTATACTCCTTTCCAAGATTCAACAGTTCAAGTATTCTTAAACGGTATAGCACTTGACGAATCTTATAATGATAGAAACGGAGACGTATATTTCTCAAGAGACGGTGGTGCAACTGCTGTTCCTGCTTCTGACTTAGATGCTGGAGATACACTTTACTGGAACGGAACTCTTGCAGGTTATGAGCTTGCTGGAACTGATCAGTTTGAAGTAGTATACGACAAAAGTAATCTAGACGACTAAAAAAAATAAATTATTAAAACATGGCAAATCCATTTATTAGTACTTCTGGTAGTCAAGGTTATCAAGGTTCTCAAGGAGCTGGCAATGAAGGTGCACAAGGTGCAACTGGAGTTCAAGGTTTTCAAGGAGACAACGGTGAAACTGGCGATAGAGGTATAACAGGTGATCAAGGTTTACAAGGTGATATAGGTTTAACTGGTGCTCAAGGTGTTGAAGGTGGCATTGGTCTTAAAGGAGATCAAGGCGATACAGGCGCAACTGGAGATAGAGGTGAACAAGGTATTCAAGGTAAAACAGGTGATCAAGGTCTTAAAGGAGACCAAGGAGATACTGGTGAAACAGGTCTTAAAGGTGACCAAGGAGATACTGGTGAAACAGGTCTTAAAGGTGATCAAGGTGATACAGGAGAACAAGGTATTGAAGGTAAAGTAGGTGCTCAAGGTTTCCAAGGTATTCAAGGTGAAACTGGTCTTAAAGGAGATCAAGGTGACACCGGTTTAAAAGGTGATCAAGGTGACACTGGTTTAAAAGGTGATACTGGTGAAACAGGTCTAAGAGGTGAAACTGGTTTAAAAGGTGACACTGGTGAAAAAGGTGATCAAGGTTTCCAAGGTATAACTGGTGAAAAAGGTGATCAAGGAGATACTGGTGAAACAGGTCTTAAAGGTGACCAAGGAGATACTGGTGAAACAGGTCTTAAAGGTGACCAAGGAGATATTGGTGCTGATGGTAAACAAGGTGAAACTGGTGAAAAAGGTGATCAAGGTTTCCAAGGTATAATCGGTGAAACTGGTGCTCAAGGTGCTATTGGTGCTCAAGGTGCTGTTGGTGCTGACGGTGAACAAGGTCTTAAAGGTGATCAAGGTTTCCAAGGTATTGACGGTAAAGTCGGTGATCGTGGTGAAACAGGTCTTAAAGGTGATCAAGGAGATACTGGTGAAACAGGTCTTAAAGGTGACCAAGGAGATACTGGAGCTAAAGGTGATCAAGGTTTCCAAGGTATAACTGGTGAAACTGGTGCTAAAGGTGATCAAGGTTTCCAAGGTATTGACGGTAAAGTTGGTGCTAAAGGTGATCAAGGAGATACAGGTCTTAAAGGTGATCAAGGAGATACTGGTGAAACAGGTCTTAAAGGTGACCAAGGAGACGTTGGTGCTAAAGGTGATCAAGGTATTCAAGGTTTCCAAGGTATAACTGGTGACCAAGGTGTTATTGGAGCTCAAGGTGAAACTGGTGTTCAGGGTTCTATTGGTGATGATGGTATACAAGGTGCTAAAGGTGACCAAGGAGATACGGGTATTAAAGGTGATCAAGGAGATACTGGTGCTAAAGGTGATCAAGGAGATATTGGTGAAACAGGTCTTAAAGGTGACAAAGGTGATCAAGGTTTCCAAGGTGTCGATGGTATCGGAGTCAAAGGTGATCAAGGTTTCCAAGGTATAACTGGTAATCAAGGTACAACTGGTGATCAAGGTATTCAAGGTGAAACTGGTGAAACTGGTGAACAAGGTGAAACTGGTCTTAAAGGTGACAGAGGTCTTCAAGGTTTCCAAGGAAACACTGGTCTTAAAGGAGATCAAGGTGACACCGGTTTAAAAGGTGATCAAGGAGATACTGGTGCTAATGGTGAAACTGGTCTTAAAGGTGACAAAGGTGATCAAGGTATTGACGGTAAAGTTGGTACTAAAGGTGATCAAGGTTTCCAAGGTATAACTGGTGATCAAGGTGTAACTGGTGATCAAGGTCTTAAAGGTGATCAAGGTGACACTGGTGAACAAGGTGAAACAGGTCTTAAAGGTGACAGAGGTATTCAAGGTTTCCAAGGAAACACTGGAACTAAAGGTGACCAAGGAGATACTGGAGCTAAAGGTGATCAAGGAGATACTGGTGAAACTGGTCTTAAAGGTGATATAGGTCTTAAAGGCGATAAAGGTGATCAAGGTTTCCAAGGTATAACTGGAACTAAAGGTGACCAAGGAGATACAGGTGCTAAAGGTGATCAAGGAGATACTGGTGAAACAGGTCTTAAAGGTGACCAAGGAGATACTGGTCTTAAAGGTGACAGAGGTCTTAAAGGTGATAAAGGTGACAGAGGTTTCCAAGGTATCGTTGGTGTCAAAGGTGACCAAGGTGACAAAGGAGAAAGAGGTCTTAAAGGTGATCAAGGTGATAGAGGTTTCCAAGGTATTGATGGTAAAGTCGGTGCCCAAGGAGATACTGGAGCTAAAGGTGATCAAGGAGATGTTGGTTTAAAAGGTGATACAGGTGAAAGAGGTTTCCAAGGAAACACTGGAGCTAAAGGTGACCAAGGAGATCAAGGTTTCAAAGGTGACAAAGGTGATAGAGGTATCAAAGGTGACAAAGGTGATCAAGGTTTCCAAGGTCCTGAAGGTAATTTTGGTGGAGCAACATTCTACTATAAATTTAATTCTGGTACCGCAGGCGATCCGGGTGCAGGATATATTAGTCTTAACACTGACGCTGCTGGAAGTGCAACACAAATCAACATTGATGATTTAAATGCAACTAACAATGACGTTCAGCAATACTTAAGAACTATTGACGATTCTACATCTACAATTAAAGGTCATATTAGAATTTCTAATAAATTAGATTCTTCTCAATATATGTTATTTACAATCTCTTCTTTACAAGAGGTTAATACATATTTCCAAGTAGTTGGTAACACATTATATGCTTCTGCAGCTAATGTATTCTCAGCAAATGAAGAATTAATAGTAACGTTCGCAAGAACAGGTGATAAAGGTGATTTAGGTTACCAAGGTCTTAAAGGTGATACTGGTGAACAAGGTATTCAAGGTGTTCAAGGTAAAACTGGTGCCAATGGAGACAGAGGTGAGCAAGGTCTTAAAGGTGATCAAGGTTTCCAAGGTCAAACTGGTTTAAAAGGCGACAAAGGCGACAAAGGCGATAGAGGTTTCCAAGGAAATACTGGAGCTGCTGGAGCTGATGGTGGTAAAGGTGCTAAAGGTGATCAAGGTTTCCAAGGTATAACTGGTGCTAAAGGTGTTGTTGGTAACACAGGTGCTCAAGGTGCTAAAGGTGATACTGGTGAACAAGGTGTTATTGGTGTACAAGGTAAACAAGGTAACACAGGTGCTAAAGGTGATCAAGGTTTCCAAGGTATAACTGGTGCTAAAGGTAACATTGGTACTAAAGGTGATCAAGGTAACACTGGTGCTCAAGGTGCTAAAGGTGACAGAGGTATTCAAGGTATCGTTGGTAACACAGGTGCTAAAGGTGATCAAGGTTTCCAAGGTATAACTGGTGCTAAAGGTAATGTTGGTACTAAAGGTGATCAAGGTTTCCAAGGTGCAAATGGTGTTATTGGTATCAAAGGTACTAAAGGTGATAGAGGTGCTACAGGTGCTCAAGGTTTCCAAGGTATAACTGGTACTAAAGGTAATGTTGGTGCTAAAGGTGATCAAGGTTTCCAAGGTATTCAAGGTACCGTTGGTGCTAAAGGTACTAAAGGTAATGTTGGTGCTAAAGGTGATCAAGGTTTCCAAGGTATAACAGGTACTAAAGGTAATACAGGTGCTAAAGGTGATCAAGGTTTCCAAGGTTTCCAAGGTATAACTGGTGCTACAGGTGCTAAAGGTACTAAAGGTGACAGAGGTGCTACAGGTGCTCAAGGTTTCCAAGGTTTTACTGGTGCTAAAGGTACTAAAGGTGATGTTGGTGCTAAAGGTAATCAAGGTTTCCAAGGTATTCAAGGTGCTGTAGGTGCTAAGGGTACTAAAGGTGATGTTGGTGCTAAAGGTAATCAAGGTTTCCAAGGTATAACTGGTGCTAAAGGTGACAGAGGTATTCAAGGTATTCAAGGTGCTGTAGGTGCTAAAGGTACTAAAGGTGATATTGGACTTAAAGGTAACACAGGTAACACTGGTGCTCAAGGTTTCCAAGGTTCAACTGGTGCAACTGGTGGAACTGGTGCTAAAGGTGACAGAGGTCTAATTGGTATTCAAGGTATAACTGGTGCTACAGGTGCTAAAGGTGATATTGGACTTAAAGGTAATACTGGTAATACTGGTCCAACTGGTTTCCAAGGTGTAATTGGTGTTAAAGGTAACGTTGGTGCTAAAGGTAATACTGGTAACACAGGTGCTCAAGGTACTGGTGGTGCAAGAGGTGCTGTTGGTGCTGTTGGTCCTAAAGGTAATACAGGTTCAACTGGTGCCCAAGGTGCTCTAGGTGCTAAAGGTAACACTGGTTCAACTGGTGCTCAAGGTGCTCTAGGTGCTAAAGGTAATACTGGTAATACTGGTAATCAAGGTTCTGTTGGTCCTGTTGGTCCTAAAGGTAGCGTTGGTAACACAGGTGCTAGAGGTTATCAAGGTTTCCAAGGTTTAACTGGTGGAACGGGTGCTAAAGGTACTAAAGGTGATATCGGTGTTAAAGGTAATACTGGTGCTCAAGGTGCAACTGGCGCTAGAGGTGCTACTGGTCCTCAAGGTCTTACAGGTGCAACTGGTTCAGTTGGTCCTAAAGGTTCTACTGGTGCTGGTGGTGCTAGAGGTTTCCAAGGTATAATTGGTGTTAAAGGTAACGTTGGTTCAACTGGTCCTAAAGGTAACACTGGTAATACAGGTGCTCAAGGTGCTCTAGGTGCTAAAGGTAACGTTGGTTCAACTGGTCCTACAGGTGCTCAAGGTGTTATTGGTTCTAAAGGTAATGTTGGTTCAACTGGTCCTACAGGTCCTAAAGGTAACACTGGTTCAACTGGTGCTCAAGGTTCTGTTGGTCCAACTGGTGGAACTGGTGCTAAGGGTACTAAAGGTGACACAGGTGCTAGAGGTCCTCAAGGTTACACTGGTCCTACAGGTCCTAAAGGTACTGTTGGTTCAACTGGTGCTAGAGGTTATCAAGGTTTCCAAGGTCTTAAAGGTTCAACTGGTCCTAAAGGTACAACTGGTAATACAGGTCCTCAAGGTTACACTGGTCCTACGGGTCCTAAAGGTGACAGAGGTTTAACTGGTGCAAATGGATCTAATGGATCTAATGGTGCTCAAGGTTATACTGGTGCAACTGGTCCTAAAGGTAACACGGGTAACCAAGGTGCCGTAGGTCCTAACACGTCTAACTACAGATTATATTCTAATCAGTATGTTGGTAACTCAGGTGGTGAATATGTGTACTACAATAACAGTAGTGCATTACAACAATTCTACATTAACAACTCAGAAGAAATGAGATTATACAGTAACGGTAACCTTCACGTTGACGGTGATGTTGTTGCATACTCAACTTCTATCTCGGATGCGAGACTTAAAGATAACGTGACTACTATTGAAGAAGCATTATCTAAAGTCTTACAGTTAAGAGGTGTTGAATACGATTGGAATAGCGGTAGCAGAAAAGGTCTTCATGATCTAGGTCTTATCGCCCAAGAAGTAGAAGAGGTATTACCTATGTTAGTAAGAGAACATGAAATGCCACTAATGGATGGTGCAGAAGACGGAACAGTTTACAAAACTGTTGACTATGAAAAAATGGTCGGTCTTTTAATCGAAGCTATTAGAGAACTTGAAGCAAGAATTAAAACTTTAGAGTCTTAATTTAAATCATCAAGATAATTTTAGAAAGGGTCCTCGAAAGAGGACCCTTTTTTTATGTGATATATAGATTGTAATAACTTATTATCTTATTACACTTAGTAAACAATTTAAAATATCTAAGTATAACTAATATTATAGAACACAATCGATGGATAATAAAATCAAACATGATACGTTTAACAAGAATGTAAAATTCTATGTGGAAAGCGTAACTAAGAATACAGACACATATACTCTTAATGGATGGGTTGGATTAATAGGCGGAGAAGCTTTAGGCTTTTCAATGTCAAATGAACCTCTTAAAGTTCAATTTTTAGGTGATAGGCAAGACGTAATGGAAGTATATTCAAATCAGCTTACTAATCAGAATATGTCATTTACTATTGAGGTTCCTTTTGATAAAAAACTAAAAACACTAGTCATCCATACTAGTATTGGAGAAACTGCAATAGGTCCAATCGGACACTGGTTATCGTATCATTCAGGATTTGCAAATACATCAAAGGATGTTATAGTAGTAGATAATTTTTATAATGATCCTGACCTTGTAAGAGAATGGGCAATGAACCATTTAGAATTTACACCTTCCGATTATCACAAGGGCCAAAGAGCAAATGAAAGATTTATCTTAGATGGAACTAAAGAAAAACTAGAAGAAATTATAGGAAAACCAATATTCAATTGGAATCACGACAGGTATGCTAACGGAATATTTCAATTTTGTACAGCAGATCAACAGATTGTTTATCACGTGGATAATCAAACTTATGCAGCAATGGTATATTTAACACCTGACGCTCCACCTACATCTGGAACTGCGTTCTATAGAAGTAAAGTCACGGGTGATTATACATTCGATGACGATAAAAGAAAAACCCAAGCATACATAGATGCATTCAAGGGTAATAGTAATGAAATGAATTTTTACGATGGATCTAATTTTGAAAAAATAGATGAAGTAGGAAATGTGTATAATAGATTAGTCTTGTTTAATGCTAAAAATATCCACGCTGCGACTCAGTATTTTGGAGATGCAATTGACAATGCTAGATTTTTTCACATGTTCTTTTTTGACGTATAAAAACAAATATAAATATGAAGATTAATATTATTACAAGGTGTACCAGAACAAGTAACCTTTTAACAATTAAAGAAGGAGTATTAAATGCGCCTAAGGGAGTAACAGTAAATTGGCACATTGTATTTGATACAGGAGCATTAAAGGATATTGATGCAGAGGTTCTCTCGAACTTAACAGATACTGTCAATGTCAAATTACATTTTGTAAAAGGACAAAGAGGAGGATTATTATATCCTGAAGTTTCTGATATTATTAGAACAATCAAATCAGGTTGGATCTATTTACTAGATGATGATAACATTATACACGAAGACTTTTACAAAACTATTAAAGCGAGTATAAAGAATCTTCCAATTGCACAGGTTCATATCGTTTCTCAATTAGTTGCAGGTAGAGATTTTACCGGACAAGAAATTAGAGTAGCTAGTCGTGAAAATACTGCATTTCAGAAAATTGACATTGCACAGATGGTTATTAATAGAAGCATATTTGATACTCATTCGTTTAGTGCAAATTATGCAGCAGACGGTTTCTTTATAGAAGAAGTATTAAAAACACATGGTGATTCATTCGTATGGATTGACAAGGTTTTATGCCACTACAATTATTTAGAAAAAGTACCAAGTGCAAAAATACCTAAAATAATTTATATAGGAAAAACTAAGCCAGAATTAAAGTCTATAAAATATTTATCGTATGAAGCAGATGAATTAGACGTTAAATACTTAGAAGACGATAGTGAAGTAATTAACGCAGTTACGTCGTTTAATCCTGATGCAATTATTACAAATGGAGAATCATGGAAAGAGTTTCCTAACCTAGCTTCTCTTCCTCTCCAATTTAGAAAAAGGTGGTTTAATTCTGAGAACACGGAAAATATAGGAAACACTGCATATTCCGTAGCAATGAATTCTATTCTATCTCCTTCTAACCTAGAAGATGATCAGATGATTTCATTCTTTACGCCTATATATAATACTGGTGAAAAGTTATGGAACACATATAGATCCGTAAGAGATCAGACGTATAATAACTGGGAATGGGTTTTAGTAAATGATTCCACCGATGGAGGTAAAACTTTAAAGATAGCAGAAGAAATTGCGTTAGTAGATCCAAGAGTAAAGGTGTATGATTTTAGAGAAAAATCAGGAGGATGTATTGGAGAATCTAAATACAGATGTTGTTCTCTTGCTAAAGGATATATTCTAGCAGAATTAGACCATGATGACTTATTGGTTAAAACATGTGCAGAAGATTTACATAATGCTGCACAGGCACATCCTGATTGTGGTATGTTTTATGGAGATACTGCCGAGGTAAATGAAGAGTGGGAAAATCAAAGATATGGAGAAGGGTTTGCATTAGGATATGGTTCTTATAGAGAAGAAGAGTATGAAGGTAGAATGTTGTCACCTGCTAATCAACAGAATATTAATCCAAAAACAATCAGACATATTGTAGGAGTTCCAAATCACGTTAGAGCATGGAGAAGATCTACTTATTTTGAAATAGGAGGACATAACAGAAGTCTAACAATTGCAGATGATTTTGAATTAGTGATCAGAAGCTTCCTATATTCTAAGATATGTAAAATACCTAAACTAAGCTATATTCAATTTCTCTATAATAATCAAGGTGGAAGAAACACTCATGATTTATCAAGAGCAGACATTCAAAGAAGAGTTAGAACAATAGCACAATATTATAATGAACAAATCAACGCTAGATTTATTGAATTAGGAATAGAAGATTGGGCATATAATGAAAGCCCTGACTATCCTATCTCAGCAGAGTCAAGATATGGAGAAGAAGAAGGAGTTGCTAACGAAACATACGCTGAAAAATCAGGAGTTGAAAAAAAAGTAACTAAATTAGAAAAAGTAAAATAATGGGAAAATACGTAGAAATTTTAGATGCAAGCGATTGGGATGCATGGTGTGACAAATACATCGATCCCCTTTTAAGAAAAGGAGAATATGAACTCATAGTTGACGAAGCGGCTCCGAGTGTTTTAGTATTTCCTTTATTTAAAGAACAGTTTTGTAAAGATCTAATTGAACTATGTGAAACTGAAGGAGAATGGACAGTAGATAGACATGAATTTTATCCAACAACCGACATGCTCATTGACAAAGTATGGATGAATGAAATTTACTCAAAGGTTCTTAACGAATTTGTTAGGCCATTAGGAATATGGTTCTGGACTTTAGAAGGAAAGCAGTGGAATTCTATGTCAGATGAAACATTTATTGTAAAGTATACTACAGAAACACAAGCGCACCTTTCTCTTCACCATGATAATAGCCATTTAACAACTGTTGTTAGAATGAATGAAGATTTTACAGGAGGTGGAACTTATTTCCCATTATATAAGGCAAATATTAGTCCTCCTAGAGTTGGAATGGCAGCTTTACACCCAGGTGCAATTACACATAGACACGGTGCAAAGCCTATTTTTTCAGGAACAAGGTATATTACTGTAAGTTTCTGTAAGATGAGTGGATAAATAGAATATGAAGCAAATACAATCATTCAACCAATTTATTAACGAAAGCCTAAACGAAGATACTAATGATCTTTTTAAAGTTTATCTAGCAATTGATCCCGACTCAGGTCACAGGTGGTGGTCTTATAAAGGATTTGCGTCAGATAATTTCTTTATACAAATCAATAAAGACAATTATAAAGACATAGATATTAATCCAGACTATCCTATATTAACCTATAATTCAGGAGTAGTTGAAACCCTTTTAAAGGAAGGATTAGTTAAAAAAGAAAATGTATATAATAGACCAGAATTCATTAAGCAATCTGGATCTAAGGCAGAGTTTCATAAAATAGTCGATGGAGATGAAAACATTCCACAAACATGCCATGACGAGAAAGAAGCTTTAGAAATTGGTTTTCCATTAATTGCAAAGCCAGCTGAAGGACATTCAGGTATTGGAATTCAGGTTTTTAAATCTCAGGAAGATTGGGATAAAGCTGATCATTCTAAATTTGACGTATATTCCGAATTCGTAGATAAGAAATCAGAGCATAGAATAATTAACTTTAAAGGAGATGCTTTCTTTTGGATGGAAAGAGAACCATTAAATGATAAAGCAAAATCAGGTGATGGTGACGGAAAAGAAGAAATGAATTTTAAATATATCAAAAGAGATATTACAACTCTTCCTGAAAAATTTAAAACACTAATAGAAAAATTCTGTGATAAGTTTAAAGATTTACCATATATATGTTTTGATATAATGGAAGATCAAGAAGGAAAATTGTATATTATAGAAAGTAATTCTCAACCTGGAGTTCCTTATGATTCTACTGTGCAAATATACCGTAAAATATTTAAAGACTTTTACGGAAGAGAAGTAAACAAAGATACTGACAAGGCCCTAACAAAATTATCTAATGATTTAGATAAAAAAACTATAGAACTTGACAGCGAACGATTCGAAATAAAAGAATAAATTATGGCATATCCGGATATGACTTGTATGCATGTGAACTTATGGGTTCATCACATGGACATTGACAAACTGTTTGACTTTATAACAGAAAGAATTAAAGAACCACCTAGCTATTGGATTTCTAGAGAATCTTGTCCTTCTACAATTACAGGAGGATATGCAGAAATTAACGTATCATATAACACATATCTTATGATAAGACGTGTTAAAGAACACGGACACTTTTAATTGAAACAATTCCAAATGGAAGTGTATAGTTAAGTATAGTTAATAAACTTCCAAGTATGAATAGATTATGGTTACGATTTGCACTGTGTATTTACGCAATATTATATACAGTGTGTCTGCCATTAATCCTAGGCATAGAGGATAGTTATAGTGATTATCATCAATTAAAACCAATCTTATTCCCTTTATTAACAATAGGAGTTTCATTAGGATTATGGCTTCATCGTTCTATTGAATGGAAAATACCGGCATTCTTATTAATAATCATAGCAAGCTTTAGCGTTGCAAATTACCCTACAATACATAATATATCTGCTATTCTATTTTTTATGTCATCGACATGGATCATGCTCTTTGATAAAAGATTTAAAATCTTTGGAATAATATCTGCAATATTATATCCAACACTCTTTATAAACACTGAACAGAATTTATTCTTGTTTGAAGTGTTACAGATACCTATTCTTTCCTTTTATCATTTCTCTAGAGTAGTATACTTAATGAGATTAAAGAAGAAAATATAAACAATTACACATATTTGAGTATAATCTATATGGCAAAGAAGAAAAAGAAGCTAGAGATTATTCACGTTAAGAAGCCAATTATTGGCGAAACGTACTATTTCTATTTCGCAGGATCATGGGAAGTAGGAAAGTTAGAAGGTACCTCTGACAAATTAACAGAAACATACGGCCATCGATGGTTTACATTTGTTAATGGAAATTATGGAAGACAAATGAGATATCCAGTCTCTATTTATAATATTAGAAAAACTCACCCAAAACAAGAAAAAGATGTATAGTATTTCAGATTTAAAAAACATGTTATTTATTGACATTGAAACGTCAACTGCTGCAAAGGACTTAGATAGCTTTGCAGAGATTATTGGAGAAAATGCATACTCACACTGGGAAAAGAAAGCAAAGTATGGTAGACAAAGTAAATCAGAGTATGAAGGAGTTTCAGATGCTGATATGTATATCAAGGATGCTGCCCTTTATCCTGAATTCGGAAGAGCAGTAGTTATTACAATCGGACAAGTCACCTTCCCAGATGGCATTACACCTACCCCTAAGATAAAGTCTTTTTATGGAGATGATGAAAAGAATACTCTAAAGGAATTTATGGATACGATGGCATTAATCTTTAAGGCAAATCCTAAAATTCAAATAGTAGGTCATAACATTAAAGGCTTTGATATGCCTTACTTAATTAAAAGATCCATTATTCAAGGTGTAGAAATTCCACAACAATTACACTTACAAAAACTTAAGCCATGGGAGAATTGTCTATTAGACACTAATGAAATATGGAAATTTGGCGGATGGAATGGTGCATCTCTTTCTATGATCTGTGATCTTTTACAGATACCTTCTCCTAAACAAAACATGTATGGTGGTGAAGTATCAGAAGCGTATTACGCTGGAAGATTAGAAGAAATTAAAGACTATTGTGAAGATGATGTTATTGGAACTATGAACGTGATGTTAAAGATGTCAGATATGGAACTAGTATCTAAGGTTGAAGCTCCATTTTAATTTAAACTTTTTTGAAAATAAACAGTTAAAAGTTTTTTTATCTCAGAAATTTTGCTTATATTAGTATAGTAATTAAAAATAAAGAAATATGTTTGAAGACTTCGAAGACCAAAACAACGATGAGCACGATGAAATAGCTCAAATTCAAAAAAATGCAGATATGGAAAATAACCTTCACGAACTGAAAGATAAACTAGTTAGAAATAACTGGGATATGATCTTAGAAAAAGGAGTTGACTTTAAATCAATGCAAGACAACGGCATAGAAATAGAACCGATTATCAGAACATTACAGCAAATGTTAGATTGGTTTCAGGAATCTGAAGAATATGAAAAATGTGCACATCTTAAAAATATTCTAGACAATAAATAAAATGTGTATAAATATATCATGGAAGAACAATTATTAAAAGTCATTGCGGAGCAACTTACGAGAATTGCAGATCTTATGGAAAACCAACAGAAAAGAGATGTGGTTGAAAAAAGAAAGAGCATTAAAGTCGTTAAGGAAGCCGTAAAGAAAAGAAAGAATGAACTACTACGAACTGCTGCAGATAGACAAGTCAGCAAGCCAAGCCGAGATTAAGAAGGCCTATCGTAAACTAGCAAAGCAATATCATCCCGATACCGTCGAAGGGGATGAGTCTTCCTTTAAAGAAATAGTTACAGCATACGAGGTTTTATCTGACGAGAACAGAAAAAGAAAGTATGATATTGAATTAGGATATAAGTCTTCTGACAATCCATTTCATAGTTGGTTTCAAAACGGAGAAGGATCCTTCAGTGATATGTTCAATGATGCGTTTGGTTCCTCTTCAAAAGGAAGAGACGTTACGGTTAGAATGACAATAACCCTAGAAGAATCTTATCATGGAACCCAAAAGAGAGTAGACATAGGTTCTAAAAAACTAAACGTTAATATACCTAAAGGAGTTTATGAAGGTATGAAGTTAAAAATTAGTGGAAAAGGTCAACCTCATCCTGCTAATTCATCTGCACCCAAAGGAGATCTAATCATTATAATTAATTTAAAATATGATGATAGGATTATATTAAACGGAAATGACATCTATGTAGATGCAAATGTTTCTTTTTATGATATGATTCTAGGAACTGAAATAGAAATCAATACGCCTTTTTATAAAATAAAGGTAAATGTTCCTCCAAATTCACAGAATAATAAGATATTAAGAATAAGTGGTAAAGGATTCCCGATATATAGTATGAATACTTATGGTAACCTTATGGTGAAGTTAAATGCATTTAATCCACCCCTTAAAGATTCACAAATAGAACTAATAAAAAAAATAAAAGAAATAGACAATGAATGATTTACCAGATTTTGACGAATGGGATAATTCAGATACCAATAGAAATAATCCAGAATTTGAAGTTAACAACAGCGTAGAATCAATCGCGTTTATTGAAAAATTGAAATCATCATCCAAAGAGATAATGATGGACTTAATTTATAAGGCTATAATTGAAAATGAAATGGGAGCATTAAACAATAATTCTCCTAAAGAAGAAAAAATAGCAGCACTAGAAACGGTTATCAAATATTTCGCAGAACAAGAAGAATATGAAAGATGCCATGAACTTAAAAAAATCATAAGCAATATATGTTAATAATTAATGTAGATAAAGGGAATATAGAAAAAGCTTTAAAACAGTATAAGCGTAAAACCATTAAGACCAAACAGATGAAAAAGGTTAGAGATGAAAAGCAATATACGAAGCCCTCTGCATTAAAGAGACTTAAGTTCCAAAAGGCAATATATCTTCAAAAGAAATCTAACGCCGAAAACAAGGACAAGTAGAAATATAATAACATATTTTTTTACTTCATTTTACCTTAGACCTTACCGGAATTAAATATATAAATTGAGATTATTAATATCTCGATATAAAAAAATATACTTTGTAATGAAGGAATCTTTTAGTGATGACAAAGACGCATTGATGAGATCAAGCTATTATACTATCACAAGAAATTTTACTAAAACCATTAATAGATTTGTTGTATTCAGCGAAGGCAAGAATACGATAGAAATCCCTCATGGCGAAGGACAAAGAAGCAAGTTCATAGATATTATTATAGAATATTTTGAAGAACTTGAGGAGTATGAAAAATGTGATACGTTATTGCAGCTTAAAAAAACGGTAATAATGGCAGGAGACTAAAAAAATTAAACTCGATGAGCAGAAACAATTCAAACAATAAATCTTCATCTAGTTCCGATGGACCTAGAAGAAGAAGATACGGAATAAAAGAAGCAGAATTAAAAGGAGTACAATTAAGACAATCCCAAAAGAAATATACAAACACAATACTAGAGAATCAGATAACGTTTTGCACAGGTCCAGCTGGAACATCCAAAACATTTACAGCATGTTATACTGCACTCCTCCTCTTAGCTAGAAAAGAGATTTCACAAATAGTATTATGTAAACCCATCCAGGAAGCAGGTGAAAAGTTAGGATTTTTACCAGGAGATATCGCAGACAAGATAGATCCATTCATGCAATCATACATATCGAACATTACAAAAATAGTAGGATCTGAAATAGCACAAACTCTCGTAGAGAAAGAAGTTATTGTATTTAGGCCAATGGCTTATATGAGAGGTGATACATTTGACGGATCATTAATGGTATTAGATGAAGCACAGAATGCAACGTTCAAGCAGTTAATGTTATTTGTAACAAGAATGGGTAAAGACTCTAAGGTTATAGTAACAGGAGACGTTAGCCAGCATGATATATCTAAAGCCAATGTTGGTTTACCTTCGTTTACTGAATTAATGACAGGTATTAAAGGAATAGGTGTGCATGAATTTACTGAAAAAGATATTGTTAGAGCAAAGATCCTTCAGGAAGTTGTAAAGAGATACGATAAGTGGAAGGAAAACCACGAGCCTAAATAAACATTTCACTAAATGTGTGTATAACTCCTATAAAACTTAATATGGAGAAAGCAAAACACATCTTACTTAAAGGAAGTTATAATGACGATAGAAGTATCGTTGAAGTTGGAATAGACGAAGCAGGTCGAGGTGCCTTGGCAGGCCCAGTTACAGTATCTGCGGTTATTATGCCGTATGGATTTAACCATCCTTTAATAAAAGATTCTAAATTGCTAAATGAATCTCAAAGAAAAGAGGCTAGGGAAATAGTATTAGATAACGCAATTGCGTATAGCGTTCAGCATATAGATACGGAAACAATAGAATCTACTAACATATTAAAGGCTACTCTTCTAGGAATGAAAGAATGTCTAAACACTATTGACAATTCATTTAATTTTATATTAGTGGATGGAGATCAATTCCACGGATATGAAGGAATACCTTTTAAAACCGTAATAGGTGGAGATAATAAATATAGTTCTATCGCTGCTGCATCCATACTTGCTAAAACAAGTAGAGATATGTTAATGAAAGAATTAGATGAAGAAACTCCAGGATATGGATGGAATTCTAATAAAGGATATGGAACAAAGCAACATATAACTGCAATAAAGGAAATGGGAGCCAGTGATTCACATAGGCCTTCATTTATATCACATCTATTAACTACTACTAATTCATTATTCTAATGAAACTTTTTTACGGCTTTTTATTATTCCTCTTAGGGCAAGGACTTATTTGGATTCAAACTAATGGACAATTTGTATGGCCCTGGTTTAAGAAAAACCCATGGCCAGTTGCCATTGGAATGGGTTCTATTATTAGTTACATTTTAATTAAAGCAACACAGATGGTTGTTGAGCACTTTGACGGTTTACTTTGGCCTGGAAGATTCATAGGTTTTGCTAGTGGTATTCTTATATTTACTGCTATGACTTATTACTTTATGAATGAAGGTATCACGGCGAAGACCGGAGTGTCTCTATTATTAACCCTTATTTTAATATCGATACAAATACTATGGAAATAAATTCAGTTACAGTTGTTCTTACCTCATGTGGAAGAGTTGATCTTTTAGAAAAAACACTAGACTCTTTTTTTAAATTCAACACATATCCAATTGAAAGATTTATTATAACAGAGGACTCTGCACAGGAAGAAGTATTTGATGCATGTAATGAGCTTAATAAGAAGTATAATAACTCTTTAGAGTTTATGTTTAATGAAAATAAACTAGGACAGTCAAAGTCAATAGATAAAGCATACTCTACCGTAACTACTAAATATGTTTTTCATTGTGAAGAAGATTGGGAATTCTATAGACATGGATTTATCGAAGATTCTATTAGAATTCTCTCTGCTAGTGAAAAAATATTACAAGCATGGATACGCCCAAAGAACGATAGGATTTTAAATAAAATATCTGAAAGAGTATTTGAATTAAACGGAATGAAAGTTAGAGCTGTTCTTCCTGCCAGTTTTTCAACAGGAGACTTGAACGAAGATGGTACTCCCATGATAGTCAGGGATTATATGGGATTTAGCTGGAATCCAGGCTTAAAAAGAATGAGCGACTATAGACTATTAAATAACGGGTACACGGGAATGGTTAGAGAACATCTCGTAGATCACTGGTATAGAGATCAGGGTTTTATAGTTGTTAGTTTATCAGTGGACGATAATGATGGATATGTCAAACATATCGGATGGGATAGAAGAGCTGGAGATCCTGGATTCGTAGGATAGATATATAGAGTATGAAACATCTAATGACATTCGAAAAGTATTACGCATATAACGATTTCAAAAAGAACTGGGGTTCTCCTGAAGAAATGAAACAGGAAGTTGAATGGATTATGGCGAGATTATTACCTAAGGAAGATATGCTTAAAAGCATTGAAGATCTTTCAACTGACAAGGGTATTAAATTTGAAATCAAATTATCTTCTAAAGATACAATCCACATGTATAAAGTAAGTGGATGGAGAATGCAAGAAAATGATGGATGGGAATATTACTATAACAAAAAGAAAACCATCTATAGAAAATTAAAGAATCAACTAGAAAAAGAAATCTTATCTGATCTAGAATTATTCTTAAAATACTTTAAATCATACGATCTATATGCACAATACATCGATGATGGTGGACAATATAGAGCCGCAAAAGATAACAATTCTTCTATTATAGACAGATTTGACAATTTATCATCTTCTGATAAAAAGAAAGCTAAGAAAGAATTGCTTAAACATTTTAAGGCATCTTATAAAGGAAAAGATATCGTTGATCAGGTAAACAACCTTTTCAAATCCTAGCTTTTTAAAAATAACCCAAATTCATTGGGTTTTTATTATGACTATTTACGTAGCACCTCCAAGGGGAATAAAGGAAAAAGAGGCAATTCGACTCTGGCTTTCACATTACAACCATGAAATAATATGGCTAGATCTTAGACGCAAGGTCAAAGGCCCTTTACTATTATGTGGAGGAGCAGACATTGGAAAAGACGAAGAAAGGGACGCTAAAGAATTCGTATGGATTAAACAGGCCCTGGATTCTAATAATAGAATATTAGGAATATGTAGAGGAATGCAAATCCTAAATCATTATTTTGGAGGAACGGTAGAAGATTTATCTGATGCAATAGTAGAAGATCATAAAGCAGCTGACTTTTCAGAAGACGTTGATCATAGCGGGAAGCCATCTCAATTCCATACGGTTGAAGATTTAAATGGAACATTAACTAGTGTTAATTCTAGGCATCATCAACACTGTAATATACTAGCTAAAAACTTCAAAGCTACACATCTTTCATATCCATTATATTCTGTAGTTGAAGGATTCGAAGACTTAGATAAAAAGATATGGGCAGTTCAATGGCATCCTGAAAAGATGGAGTCAGAAGATAACGAATATCCTTTAGGTAAACTGTACCATAAGTTTTTGTAATAACTTCTGGTTATAACCAAAAGTTTTTTGAAAATAAACAGCTAAAAGTTTTTTTATCTCAGATTTTTTGCTTATATTAGTATAGTAATCAATCAAGCAATAATAATGATCAGAAAAAAACTTCACAAACATCAATCAAATCCTGTAATAATCGACTTAACGGGTCCTGAAGGAAATGCCTTCATGCTATTAGCCTACGCAAAAAGTTTTTCAAAAGATCTTGGAAAGGATTGGGAAACTCTTTATTCTCAAATGACAGGAGGAGACTATGAAAATCTTATTAAGGTATTTGACGAAGCGTTTGGAGATTTTGTAATCTTAGAAAGGTAATGGAAAACAAGGGTAAGAAATTAAAAGAAGTAAATTTAACATTACAAGAGTGGCTTGATGCCCTTCGTATGCCTACTCCTGTGAGAAACAAGAAAAAGTATCGAAGAAAGAATAAGCATAAAAATAAAGAAGATTAAAAATAAACAGTAAAATGTTTTTTTATCTCAAGTATTTTGCTTATATTAGTATAGTAATTAATAATTAAAACAAACACATGAACTTAGAATCAATCAAAGCAAACGGAATTAGTTGGTATGAACCTGCAAAATCTATTATCCCACATCTCACTACTCAAATTGGAATCTTTAAAATGAGACATCCAGAAAAGGATATTTTCGAAAAGTTCGGAGATGGCGAATACTTTTCAGGAAGGCGATTTAACGATAACGGTGATGTAGCAATTAGAATTGGTGGAGCAATTGTTAGACAAGCACAGGAAGAATACATTTATTCTAACATGGGTCGCAATTCAATGACATCTGAGGAAACTCTTCCTCTTTTAGAAGGTATCATTAGCGCATGGTTCGACACTCTCTCCGCTTCTGAAATTGATATGCTTATTGTCGACGGACTCAAGTGTTGTGCAGAAACAGATCATTGGTACGAATTTGAAAAGCAATGGGACTAATGATTTCAATGTATGAACGCATTGCTAGAATCGAAGGCACGACTCATGTCGTACGAATAGAAGACAGTGTAGTATACAGACAAAATGGATATGAAGTAATTGGTGACAATCTGTTTGTTCAGACTGAAGACCGATTACTTTTTATGGATTTCGATGTATTTACGTTAGAAGAAGCATGCATGGCCGAACGAACGGTCAAAGAAGTAAAAAAGAAACTTAATACAAACTCTTAATATAAAATATATGGCAGCAGACTACGGATATTGTTGTATCAACATGACTCTTAAAAAAGAATCGAACATATATGTTGGTAGAAAAATGATTAAAAGAACCTTCATGGAAAAAGGTATTAAATACGCATCAGAACTTGCAGTGTTAAATATCAAGGACATGATAGAAATTATCAAGTGGAATTACAAGAACGACATAACAATGTATCGTATGTCAAGTAATCTATTTCCATGGATGTCGGAATACGAATTATCTGAACTTCCTGATTATGACAAAGTGTGTAATCTAATGAAAGGTGCAGGTAAACTTGCTAAACAATATGGCCAAAGATTGACATTCCATCCAGGTCCTTTCAATGTTCTTGCTTCTCCGAATGAAAAGGTAGTTATCAAAGCCCTTAAAGATTTACGTCAACACGGCGAAATAATGGATATGCTAGATTTACCACAAACTCCTTATGCTGCTATCAATATTCACATCGGCGGAACCTACGACGATAAAGAAGCTACTAAGAAAAGATTTGCTGAAAATTTCAAGCGACTTACTCCAGGTGCAGCGAATCGTCTAGTTATCGAAAACGATGACAAAACAGCACAGTATTCGGTACAGGATTTATATGACATACATCTATTAACGGGTAAAACTCCAATCACATTTGACTATCATCATCACTGGTGCTACGAAGATTCAATGCCAGAAAAAGAAGCTCTAGAACTTGCAGCTAAATCATGGCCTAAAGGAATTCGCCAACTATGCCACTATTCTTCATGTAAACAAATACACGAAGATGCTACACAAGGCAATAAACGTGCACATGCTGATTATGTATATGATCACATTGAAACGTATGGTATGGATCTAGATATCGAACTCGAAGCAAAGGCGAAAGAACTTGCCCTACAGCGATACAAGCAGGAGTTTTTAAAGGAGCTCGTTCTATCATAGATATATAAGTTATGAAGTTTATAAAGACATTTGAAGATTGGAACGAAGTTTCCCCCGAATTAAAAGCTCACATTGAAGAAGGATTAGATCTTACTAATTCATTCTTTCGTTTAGGAAGCGATGCATATATTGAATTATTTGAAGAAGTAAAGCAATATTGGGATAAAAACAATATTATCTTAAAGGGTCCTTCAGGATGGATGGCTAAAAATCTAGAAGTAGGAACTAAAGCAGTCTATAAACCTAGAGGAGGAAATCAAAAGAATGTAAAATTAGATTCACCAACAAGGGGTGGAAATAAGAAATTCATAGTTTACAGAAATAGTGGAAGAACTGATAAAGAAGGAAACATCATTGCTAAGAAATTAGAATGGGGAGATCCTTCATCTACTATTAAGAACGACGACCCGGGAAGAGCAGCTAACTTTTGGGCTAGACACGGTTGTGATAAAATGGCTAAGATGGATCCGACTAAGGCGGGATTTTGGGCATGTTACGGACCTACTCTTTTTGGAAAACAGCTTGGTATAAAAAGTGATCAACCATGGTAGATAAAGATTGTAAATGTAAAAGTTGCGGTTGTGGAGAAATGTCCATGGAAGAAATGATATCCATGGTCGATGATAAAACATTACCCTTTACGGAGACGACTGTTTCAAAAAATATAATCATTAGAGAATTCTTACCAAACCAACCTGAACATCTTTTTAAATGGCACTTCGACGAGGAGGACAGGGTTATCGAAGCTTTAAACGAAAATGATTGGAAGTTCCAATATGATAATAAGCTCCCTATAGAATTAAAAGGATATATAGAAGTAAATGCAGGAGAGTATCATAGAATTATACAGGGTACTTCTTCTTTGAAAATACAAATAACTAAAAAATGAAACACATAAAGCTATTTGAATCCTTTGTAAACGACAAAGAAATTTCTACATGGGAAAAAGAGTTTGGTAAATTACCAATTCCTAAGAAAATTAAAGATATATCTAAAGAAATGGCTAAGGCCGGTTTTATTAGAAAAGATACGAAATCTGTTCAAGCCAAATTATGGATTGGATTAGAAGGAATTTCATGGATAGAAATGAAAGAAAAATTCGGAGACATAGTAGGTAAATTCTATGGTGGACAATTCTATCAAGCAATGACAAACCCTATGGCTGAAAAATCTGCATATTATGCGTATGAAGTTTCTAAACACGTAGAAGATCTAGCAGCGAATGATGAAAGCGTAGAACCTGCGTATTATATGATGAAAAATTACTTTAATTCATTTGAATTAAAAATTGATAGAAACAGGGTATTCGATAGAGCAGTTAAAGAGCTAGAAGCCTGGATGAAACAAAATAAGATTAAAACCCTATAAAAAGGGATATATAGATAGTAATTAATACAATAAAACAAATAAAATAAAAAATTATGGCAAAATTAAAATCATTTGAACAGTTTTTATCTGAGATGGATAGAACTGAGGAGGTGCAACAAGACGTAGTTGCAACAGCTGAGCCAGTTGAACAATCTGAAGAAAAAGCGGAAGAAGTTCAAGGAAACGGTGATGCTATAGAAGAAGCAGTAAACGCATCCGGTTATATTAAAGCTGGAAAATTAGGTTACAATGACCAATTCCTAGGAAGAAGATCTTTATCATGGACACTATCCGTTGATTTAGGTTTAAAAGCATCAGACGAATTCGTTGGACCTTGGTTAGGATTTGATCACGTATCATTATACGCGATTGGTAAAAAAGGAGGAACAATTCTTGATGACGCTCTAGCAGGCAAATATACTTATGACGAATTAAAGGCAGCTGCTGCCGATTTCTTAGGTATTAAAGAATCTGAAGAAGTAATCGAAGATGAAATAGTTGAAAACATCGAAGCAGTAACTGAATCTGGTGAAGAAGCTGGTTTACCTGCTGAAGATTTAAAAGATGAAACTGAAGTAGTTGATAATGACTGTGAAACTCCTGAAGACAAATCAGACGAATTAGAAGCTGAATTAGAAGACACTGTTGATGCTGCTGGAAATGAAGAAATTTCTGAAGCTGAAGAAACTGAAGAAGTTGCTGAAGAAGAAACTGAAGAAGTTGTTGCTGAAGAAGAAACTAAAGAAGTTGCTGAAGAAGAAACTGAAGAGGTTGCTGAAGAAGAGGAAGAAACAGCACTAGTTTCTGATATGTTAAAAGAGGTTTACGAATCTTGTAAAAATGAAGCTAAAGCATGGGAAGACGATGCACATGATGAGCATACTGTTGAAACTTATATGAAAGAAAATGCTGCATTAGTTGGCGGAATGGCTGCTCAATGCCTTAAAGAAATGAAAGAAGATTATTCAGTTGAAGCTTATGAAGCTGCATGTAATGAAATGATCGAAGCATATTCTAAGAAAGTGAATGAGATGAAAGAATCTGATTCAGCTGTTGGTGAGGAAACTCCAGAAGCTTAATATTAAAATTAACAATATAAACTTTTTAAAGGGTTCATGTATAATACATGGACCCTTTTTATTTATAAAGTAATATGCCAAGAATTTCAGTAGACGTAATATACATGCAAATAGCATATCAAATTTCTAAACTTAGTTATGCTGAGAGAAGGAAAGTCGGCTGTATAGTAGTTAAAGACGAGCAGATTGTTTCATTTGGATATAATGGAACTCCACATGGTTTTGATAATCAATGTGAAGAAACTCAAACTAGAAATATAGATAATCCTGATCACAAAGAAATTTTAATAGAAAAAGGATATGAATGTGAAGATACTTGTTGTTCTAAACAAGTTACTAAACAAGAAGTCTTACATGCAGAATCAAATGCACTAATGAAGATTTCAAAATCTACACTTACTTCGAAAGGATCGATCCTATATACTACTACTTCTCCATGCTTTGAATGCGCTAAGTTAATTATACAAGCTGGTGTAGAAAAAGTATTCTACTGTGAAGGATATAGAGATCTGTCAGGTATTTCTTTATTAAAAAAGGCAGGAATTATTGTTGAACAAGTAATCGTATGGAATGAGCATTAATAAAATAAACTTACCAGAAGTAAACCGCCTAGAAGACTATTTAAAAGAACATGGAAGCCATGAGTTTTTTAGAAGGTATATTAAAAAGACAGAGGCAATGATAGGACCATCTACATCCCATGCCTTTATAAACGACTTTATAAAGTTCTATCAAGAAGGAGAATCTAATACCTTCTATATTATACCACAGCTTAAACTTTTCTAAGTTTAGGTGTATAATAATAAAATAGGTTAAATCATGCAAACAACTGAAGAAAAAGATATTGTAAAATATCAGTGGAAAAAGGGAGATAATTTTGGTAAAGTGGTTGAGGTAGAATCTAAAGATTCTGAATTTACTTACTTTAAAGATGGATCTAAAATATTCAACAAAGTATTACCTGAGTTTTTAGAACTAATAACTACTGAAGGATTACCATTTCCTGGAGTCGAGCTTGTAGGAACTACACCTACGCCTAAAAAAGCTCCCGTTAAAGAAATTGAAAAAAAGGTAGAAGTTAAAGAAAATACTTCTCCCCTTGGTCAATTAATTAAAACTTTATCTGCTAAGAATGTCGAATCATTTCAATTAAGCGTAGGAATTAATCTTCCTAAGAAAGAAATATTTAACATGCTAGTTGAAAACTCTGAAGAAGAAAAAGAACAAATCTTAGAAGAGATCTCTAAATCAGCTGTTTCTCAAATAGAGATAAATAACCTACAAGAATTTTTAAACGAACAAATAACTGAATTTGTAACTAATTATTATAAACTATGAGTCAAGCAAGAAAATACAGAAGAGACACCTATAAAAGAGCTGGGTTATTAAAAGCTAAAAACGAATGGGGAAGATTCTCTGAAAAAGGAATAGCGTGGTACGCCATGAAACAGGAGGAAGGAAAACAATTCCAAGAGGCTCATGAGAAAAAAGTCAATGACCAAATTGAAGAGCAGTTAGGTTCAAAGCTTAATTCATTAAAGGAAACATGGACTAAGGTGGGTTATAATAAAGAAGAGATTGATTTATTAGAAGAAGCCTTCGCAATGACTACAATCAAAGATAAAGAAACTTATAGAGCTGATAGAAAAGCGGCTAGGAAAATATACAAGAAAGTTCAACAATCCCTAGAAGAAAGACTAAATGCAGGAGATAACTCTTAAGATAGCAGATAACGGTGTAATTAAAACCGTAACAGATGATAACATCAATGCGGCTGGTGAGAAATACGAGTCAGTTATTGTCTATGATTTTGATAAAGGTATCGATGATAGATTAAATTTTATCAGAGATATCTGTATCGATGTCGGATTAGATTTTGGTAATTCAAAACAATCTAATCAAATAAAGGTGGTCACTGAATGGGGAACTAATTACAGTCCCTCTACCATCGAAACAAAACATAAAATCCAAACTTTACAAACTAAAATTAAAGAATTGGAGAAATTGATAAGATGACAACAACGACTGAAATTACAATAGAATGTGTATGGTGTAATAGTAGAAAGGAATTTAATAAATTCTGTAGAAACAACCCAGGAGAAACGGTTATAGATTTCTATAGCATTAGAAATAAGCTAGTTAAATCAGATCCCTATGACACTGAACCACATCGCTCTGTAATTGGTCTTGCAATAAGAGATTCTTTCATTAATGTTCTAAATAAGAATGCCGACTTAGAAAAAATCATTTACTTATTTAAAAATTTAGATGCAGAAACTATTGACAACTTTAAATTATTTTTAAAAGAAACAATAGAACCTGATGCATCACTAAACTTAACAGTCATTAACAGAGATGATTATCCTAAAGGCGTTCTTAAAAGATTCGAAAGCGTCAAGATAATCGATCTATAATGATAAGGCATAAGTTATTTTCAAAGGGTGAAAGAATACATGCCCTTATATCCAACACTAGACATTCTCACATTGTATTTCCCGTTTATGGAATAATTCATGACGTTAAGTTCGACGAGGATATGCCAAGGTATCAAATAAGAATTACTAAGTTTCATGACAACATAGATTTCTTAAAAAGATATCTCTTCGGTATGAAGTTTTCAAAAGACTTTAATAATAGAACTACAACATTCGGTCTTACTAGAAAGAACTATAAATCTATGAAAGATTTTCAGAATCAAATAGATTCTAAATGGGAATCTTATATGATCTCAGTTGATTCTGTAATGTGTGTTAAAACCAAGACAGAGGTAATAGATCTATTTAATAATATACAAGATTTCTTAATCGAAAAGAATTTTAAAGATATATTTGAACTCTCAAGCAGAAGTGTATATTCTTCTGGCAAATATTATTATCAATCCAGGGGAGTATATGCTGCCCATCTCAAGAAGTTTTTAGGAGATAGAGAACCAAAGACGGATAAATATTATGATAAGCTTTTATATAGACCACAGTCAGACGATCTGGATGACATAGAATTGTGAATATATAAAACCTAGTAAAAACATAATATTACAATATGCCATTATTTGGATTAGTATCAGCGGGAGCCGCTTCCAGTTTAAAATCATCAGTTTCAGGATTTGGAGATAAAGTAGATAACTTCTTTAATTTGTCAAGCCCAGACGGAAAGGGTGCTCGTTCTGCGAATGTAGATCCTCAGAATACACTGCTCGGAACGTTTGATAACCCTAACACAAGAAGTAGAGCTCTTTTAGTGGGTGAGCCTTTAAGTAACGTTGCTCCTGGTGGAAAATCACAATATTATACACAAGAGGCTGACTCAGTAATATATTATAAAAGAGGAAAGGATGGAAAAGACACTAAAGAAAAAATAACGGATGGTGTACATGCATATTCTACTTTTAATAAATATACTCTAGTAAATTATAGAGGTAGTTTCTTTACACCAGGTGGAGCTGCTAAGTCTAAAGGAGTAGACTCTATTGAATATAATAAAATAGACGAGAGAACATTAGATAATCCTACTGTTTCTAAAATAGTAGAAGTTACTAAAAATAATGCAGCCGGTTCAAGTGGATATGGATATATGTATAATTACGCCGACTTTGCAATGTGTAGATATAATGGTAAAATACCTAATAATTATCTACTAACTTTAAGAAGATTTCCATATCCAGTACAGGATGATATTATTACACCAATGGACATTGATAAAGATGGTAAAGTGCGTGAAACAGATCAACCCGATATTGCAAGAGCAGTAACATGGATGAGTGAAGTTACAGGTAATAGTATGTCCTCAATTCTTAATTGGTCACATGGATATAATTGGAAAGATGAATCAGCTTCAGTGCAAACTGTACAATCTAATAACTCAAGCAGAAGAGGTGCATTTGGACAATTCTTAGATTCTAGTGTAATAGGTACTGCAGCGGCTAATGCAGCGGCAGGTGTAGATGGTGTAACGGCACAAAGAAGAAAAAACGGAGGAAGTGGATATGATGCACAAGCAACTACATATCCTAATCATATATTCGGTCCGGTGAATGTAATTAAAGATGTATCTTTTAGAGATCAAGGTTTAACTTTTAATCAAGAATTTAAACTTAAATTTGAATATGAATTAAGATCCTTTGGTGGAGCAAATCCTAAGGTTTTAATGCTAGATCAGTTAGCAAACATAATGGTACTAACTTCCAGTCAGGCTCCTTTCTGGGGAGGATCAGTTAGATATGTAGGAAACGGATCAGCTGGTAAACCATTGGGTGATCTTAGTTTAATTAAATCGGGTAATTATAGTGGATTTATTAAAAGCGTTGCATCTGGTTTAGGAGACATGTTTAAAGGAGTTGCCAAAGATATAGGAAACGCGATGTCTGGTAAAGGTGATTCTAAATTCTTAAATAATATATTAGGAGGTACTTTAATGAAAATGTTTAATTCTCCAGGAGGTGGACAGGCGGCAGCATCTTTATTAACAGGTGATCCTACGGGTTCATGGCACCTTACGGTTGGTAATCCTTTAAATCCTATAATGATGGTAGGTAATTTAACATGTAGAGAAACTAACGTTACCTTTGAAGGAGGTATGGGTGTACAAGATTTTCCAGAAAGAATGACAGTAGAAATAACTCTTAAGCCTGGTAGAGCTAGAGATAAACTGGATATTGAATCTATGTTTAATATGGGTAGAGGTAGATTTTATTTACAGCCTGAAGAAGGAGTTGATGTTAATCAAACTTATATTGAAACAGCCTACGGTGGTAAAGATAAGAGAAAGGCTCTCAATAGAGAATTTAGAAAAATAGCTAACGGATAATGATAAAACTATATAGTATAGATAATAAGAAATTATCTGAGGATAAACTAACAATGGCTTCTCCATCGTTTGTTTTTCTAGACATGACGGAAAGCGCAGTACAATCAATACATATTGTAGAAGCTGACGAAACGGGTAGAATAGATCTAATATCTTTGTCAGAATACGGAACACATGATCGTACTGATGATATTTTAAAATTTAATGGAATTTCAAATCCATTTTCTATCAAAGAAGGTGATGTATTACTAATTCCTAATCAAGATTCTGGAAAGAAGAAATGGAAATTAATGCTTAATGCTACTTATAAAAATCCTATTAGAGAACAGTTTATTAATACAAAAAGACTACCAGTTAAGGATGCTAATAGAATTGAGTATCTATCTAAAAAATATAATAAAGAAATATTACCTCCAAATATTTTAAGATCTGGCGAAACAAATATCGACGTCAGTAACGGACAAGTTAAAATCTAAGAATAAAATAAATAAAAACAATTATGAAACACGTACAATTATTTGAACAGTTCCTTAACGAGGGATTAAAGGTCGGAAGAGACCAAGATCTAGCAAAAGAAATCATCGCAGTTCTTTATGCTGAAAGAGACACACCCGAAGGTGAAGCATTAACGGCAGCCGGTGGAATGGTAGCTGGTGGAAGTACAACTGGAGAAGAAATGTATTTAAGCAAATGGAACAAAGATTCCGTAAAAGCTTTACATGGTTCTAAGGTAAGAGTTCCTGGAAAGGTTATGTTAGGTACTTTAATTAAAGTAGCAGCCGATAATGGAAAGAGTTACTATTTTGATGGTGGCGTATTCGTTGAAGGTGATAAAGACGTTAAAGGAGCTAAGGTAGGAATGGACTTTAGAGATTTTGTAGATATCCTCGTTAAAAAGAAGATCATTAACAAACCCACATATTAAAACTAAAATAAATGCCGATAGATAATCACATTCTAAATGTAATAGAACACTCATTGGAATTAGACACAATAAAGTTTGATGCACATGGTGAAGATGAGGGTGGACAGAAAATGAGCCATGAAATAGGAGGTCCTATTCCAATGGTAGTTATTAATGGAGCTTCATTTACGGGACAAGATGTTAAGAGATTTGAAATTGATTGTAGTACTAAAATTCCTAAATTAGCCCTAACTATAATAGACACTAGAGGAACCTTTGATGCGGATCAAATTCCAAGAGATGGTGATGTCGTTTCAGTTAGAATTGCAGCAAGACAACAAGACACTTTTAAAGATATTAGAATAGATTTTGATATAGATGAAATAGGAGGCCCTGCTACTGGCGATTTGAAAAAAGCCACTAGTGGCACTAAATTTTCTATACAGGGTACGATGAAAGTACCTACATTATATTCAGAAGGATGTGCTTCGTATGAAGGAACATCTAGAGAACAGATAGAAGAATTTGCTAATAATTTAAAACTAGGATTAGCAACTAACATTGATTCATCGGATGACGCAATGAAAGCACTTAATGCATGTCAACCTAATATAGAATTTTTAAATAATTTAGTGGAACATTCATATGTCGGTGAAGATAGTTTTCAGACATATTGTATCGATCCTTATTATAATATATGTTTCGTAGATATTAATGCTCTTTTAAATTCAGAAGATGGAATGGATGAAACACTTATTAACTTTGAAATAGATTTCGATGAAGATGGAGAAGAACAGACTTCAAACGCAATAGGAATACCTAACATGCTAACTAACGCTTCGTCTATGAATTCTACTAATTCATTCATACAAAGCTATAACTTAGTTAACAATTCAGGCGGACTTTCTAAAAAGAACGGCTATAAAAGAAAAATGATATATTTTGAGAACGACTCTGTTGGTGTTGTTGCTCATGAAATAGAACCACTCGCTAGTGATAGTATGAAGGACATTGAGGAGCCGCTAAAGGGAAGAAGAGATGAAGACAGATATACTAAAGAGGTAAAATCAAAATACATGGGAAGGCTCCCTATTCAATCAGATGATATGCCAAATGTACATCTTAACTATTCATTTGCCGCATTAAGCAATCAACAGAATTTAGATGAAATGAATAAAATGCAGTTAGAAATAACCTTAAAGACATTTAATCCTGGAATTCATTTGTGGCAAAAAATACCTATTCAAATATTAAAAAGTGGGTTTACACAAATGACTGCACAGCAGGGTATAGGTGGCGATAAAGATGAAAAGGGATTTGAAACAGAAAATGAAGAAGAAGTTGAAAGCGTAAATGATTTAAACGCAGATCAGGTTAAAGATGAATTTTTAACAGGTTATTATGTAATAGGTGGAATTAAATACATATATAAGGAGTCTACTGGAATTATTCAAAAACTTACTCTATTAAGAAGAGAATGGCCGAGTAGATTAAATAACGTTAAAGGATAATTAAACCCTATCAAATAATAATATATACTATATGTCAGATTTTAAAAGTAAATTAGATTTTCAAAAAGGTAAATTAGCACAGTCGCCATATCAGGATCCGACTTTTTTATCGTTTGTTATATTATTTAACGTAAGCGATCATACTAATTCGCCTCTATTATCTGGAGCGGCCGAAGAATTCTACGTTAATCAATTAGGAGCTACAAAAAAGCCGCCGGAGTCAGCTAAAAAAAGTAGCAAAGACACTAATAGATTATCTGCACTTAGTTCAAGTGCTTCTGCGGGATCAACTAAATTCTATGAAGAAAGATTAGATGCTCTAGTTAAATTTAAAAAGGCATTACTAGACATAAATAGAAATACACCGTGGTTTTTCCAAGGATTACAGGGTGTTGATAGAGCAATTACAAATTTTAATCCTACTACTCCATATTACGGAGGCGATGATGCTAAGTTAACACTAAGCTGTTTAGAATCTATTAACCTTAGAGTTTCTGGTCTTATGCACCTTTATAGAAAAGCAGTGTTTGACGAAGTTAAATGGAATTGGATTTTACCTGAAAATTTAAGAAAGTTTTCAATGATAGTATATGTTACTGAGGTTAGAAAGATCCAAAACATGTCTAAAATTACATTATCAGGGGTTCCTAAAAAGATAGACTTGGCTGCTATTAAGGGTTTTCCTGGAAATATGAAACCAAGCCTAGGAGTTGATAATTCAAACAAAGGTATATCAGGATCTGACAATAGACCCTTCTTTATGTTTAGATTCGGTGAATGTGAATTTGCCTTAAACACAGGTTCTGAAATATTTGGAGATCTTACTAAAAATCCAGGCGAACAGGCTAGACAAACTATTGAAATGCAATATGAAGTTGTAGATAGTATGGATGCAAGAGTATTAAATGGAATTGTTTCTGATACTATACCTAACGCATTATCCCCAGCACATGATTCTGAAAATTATGAAGCTGATGGGATATTAGGTCTTTTAAAAGATAAGGCGCTAGCTAAACTTAAAGAAATAGGAGAAAGAGGTTTAAACGACCTGAACAGATTAGCAAGAGAAAAGAAAGATGAATTAGTTCAAGGTGCAAGGGACGGTATTAGAGGTAGAGTTCCTAATTTTGAAAACATATATCAAGACGCCTTACGAGGTGTTTCTGATGGAGTAGATAATATTGGTTCTAACATCGCAGAGAATGTATTTAATGTAGATACTAGTGCGACAGTAGGAGCTGCACTAAACGATGCAGCAGCCCAATCCCTTGGTAATATAAACGATTAATATATGTCAACAGAAAAAGAATTAAATACTGATAATCTTAGAGACACTCATTGGTTAGGAGAAGTTATCGATAATGTCGATCCTCTTAAACTAGGTAGATGTAAGGTTAAGGTCCTGGGTAAATATGATAATTTACCGGATGATGCTATTCCATGGGCAACTCCTATGAATAGAAATGCAGTAGGTTCACATCATGTTCCAAGAATAGGGGATATAGTTTCAGCTAGATTTGATAATGGAAATTTATATCATCCTGAATATTGGTTTCAAATAGAGCAGAATCTTTTTCTTAAAGAAGATATTTTAGATGGTGCAGGCAATGCTGAAAATGTAATCAGTTTAGTGTATGATGCTGAAAGAAACGTAAGAATTTATCACTCAGAAGAAGATGGTCTTGTAATTACCAGAGGATTTGGCGCAAAAGAAAGACCTATAATTCAAATCGACGAAGTAGGTGATATTAAAATTTCTACGGACGATAGAATATTCATAGATTCAGGAGACGTATATTTAAGTAATACAGGTGAAAGTGGAGAAGATACTTCAGAACCCGCTGTAAGGGGTAAATCACTAGAAGCATGGTTAGACGAGTATTTAACTCTTTTTGAAAACCATATACATCCAACCGGAGTTGGTCCATCAGGAACTGCGGTTTCATTACCTCCTACCCCATCGGGTGTTGCATCTTTGAAAAGTAAACACCCTGATTATCAACAAGAAAATAAATAAGAATGGCTGCAGATTGGACTAATTTTATTAGTGAAGTAGAAGGATTTCTTTTAAGCGCACCTACTGCCCCACCGACTAGTGCCGCAGAATTCGGTAAATTATTAGCCACACAATATACGATTGATGTTAAAAAAGGTTCTGGTCCTAATGCAACGTGTATTCCAGGAATGGCACCTCATGAATCATCACCCGGGGAGAGTGCATTCATAGCAAGCTATGAACATTGGTTCACTGACCTTTTTGAAAAAGGAGAACCTGTCATGGAAACACCAGACACCGAAGAAAAGAAAATAGGAATTGCAACATGGTTGGCGAGTGCAGCTGGCGCAGCTTCCAGGTTAAGTATTGCAGGAAAAGACAATGATCCTGAATATAATAAACTAGAAGGTGAAATTTCAGGAGGTATACAATACGAGCCAACTGAAGAGCTTGACAAGTATCTGGAAGAGTTTAAGGATGACGAAGCAGAAAACCTATATAGATTTAAATTCTTCGAGTTTCATCGCTTAGATGGTAAAGAAACCGGCGATGAATTAGCTAGAATATTTGCAACAAGATTATTAATGCAATTTGAGGATATTTCTGACGGAGATAAAAGATGGGATTTTTGGCACTGGGCGACTTGGATGGGAACTAATGAAATTAGAAGCAATTCCACAGCTGGGGTTGGCGGTTCAGGATTTAGTAATCAAGACATTCAGCAGATGAACAATAACAGGAAGGCAGCCATATCTACACTAAAGGGATTAGACTGGGGTTGGCAATCATTTAAATCTTCCTCGGGTGTTTCAATAAATAATAATAATAGAAATTATGATGGTGAATTTCATCTACTAGTTTCTAAATATGTAATTGATGAAATAAAGAAGTGCCATCCAACTGTAGATAGCGATGGAAAGTTTTTATACAGTGAGGAAACCGCATTAAAGAAAGATTCTATACAAGCTATTAAATATCCATGGCCCTTTGATACTACATTACCCGTAGGATATGAAGAAATGGAACCTGCCGAAAAATTAAAAGTAAGATATCCATTTAAATTAACTAATTTAAAAATACAGGAGCCTTTTGATGAAAATAATAAAATGCCACCTGCATTAACTCAGTATGTTATTACAGAATTTACATGGAACGGTAAACAAGACTATGGTTTTAAAAAAAATAAAGTTAAACCCGTTTTTCTAGAAGATGAATTAAGAAAAAAATGGCAAGGATGTCCTCTTACTGAAAACGACGAAACACAGGATTCTATTGTGAATATAGATATGTCTAAAACGGGAACTTTAGCTAAGCAAATTAGAAATACTTTAATAGTAGAAATGGGAATTGAAGCTGCAATGTTAGCAGAAGGTGGAAGTAAAGATGATCCATATAAAGAACTTGCAAAGGCAACTCTTAAATATTGGAAAGATGCAACAATACAGCCATTTGCAACTGATCCCCCGACACCACCATGTTTATCTGTTCCTCCTTTAGGCGGAAAATACATAGGAGTTAGTTACGGAAATCAAAGGAAATTAGCAGATAATTTAAGAAGAGCTCTTAATTCAGGTAAAGATTATGGATTAGATAGGGAAGGTGCAGCCAATGCAGTGGCTAAAGCACTTGCATATTCTTATTTTACGCATCTTAGTGAAATGAAATTTATTTATATGGGTGGTATACCAGTTCCTACTGTTCCTTACGTTCCAATGATAGGATTTGACGCCACCGTAATTTGATATATAACTAGTAAAACATACATTAACCCTTTTAAAAAACAAAGTAAATGTCAACAAAGACAACTCAAAAACAAAAGAGACCAAGACTCTCGACAACTACACAGCTTACAGAAGCTAACCAAGAAACAGAAGTTAAAGTAGAAACTTCATTAAACGCCGCAACCCCGGAAAAACCAACTCCCGGTCCAGATACAAATTATATGGATGAAAACGGAGAATTCATGTGGGACCAATATGAGGCAACATGTGTAACTAAGCTTAGGAAACCCAATCCACATATTAAAACACCTAAAGGTGTAAAGGTATATAGCAGAGAATCATACGCCCAAGAACTATTTGACCTAATGGAAGGTCATTCACTAACTTCAAATACTTTATATTCTTTACAATTAGGAGCTAGCTATACTGGAAAGGTGTATGCAGTTGATTCCGAATGGGCATCAATTGATGTAGGATATAGAGAATTAATCTATGTAGATTTATCAAGAGAAACTACAGAAGTAAGAGAACTTCTAAAACAAGGAGTTGAAGTCGATGTTCAATTGATCGCCGATACTTCAATGAATGTCAAGAAATATATGATAGGTTCTGTGACTGAAGGTCTTAAGACTAAAGTTATTAAAGAAATCGTAGCATCTATTGACGATGGAAATACAGCATATAGTGGTATTGTTTCTAAAATGATTCCAGGTGGAGGATATATTGTTCAAGTTCAAGGAATTGATTGCTTTATGCCAGGTTCTTTAGCTGGTGTAAATAAATTGCATGACTTTGAATCAATCATCGACACGGAAATGTATGTAGTACCTGTAAGTTATTCGGAAGAAAAAGGAACTGTGGTAGTTTCACATAGAGCATATTTAAGAGCTCTTATTCCTAATACACTCAAAACAATACAAGAAGATATTACAGTTGAAAGAACAGGTCACGTTACTGGTTCTGCAAAATACGGCGTATTCGTTGAGTTTGAAGGATGTTTAACTGGTATGATTCACGTTAACGACTTAGATACTGAAACTTCAAAGGCACATAGAGATAGATCTTTAGAGCCAGGAACAGAGATTAAATTCTATGTTAAAGAAGTTATTAATGAAAGAAAAATTACACTTGTTCAAGGTTCTCCTGCTGAAAAGAAAGTAGATCCATGGGAAGGTATTTCTTCAAGATATACTAAGAAAACTGAAGTGGTAGGAAAGGTAAAATCTACTAAAGACTATGGTTTATTTGTAGAAATAGAAGAAGGTGTAGTAGGACTCTTACATGTATCTGAATTCCCTGAAAACATAGATATTAAAGACATATCAAAAGGTGCAGATATTACTGTTCAAGTGATCAGAGTTGAAGAAGACACTAGAAAAGTATTCCTTAAACTATAATCAAATCTATAATTTAGTTGAAAGAGCCCGATCACTCGGGCTTTTTCACGTTATAGTGTATCTAACAGAGATATATAAACCAACTTAAGTTATATAATTACGTAAATGAATAATATTAATAATTCAGACATATTAAAGAATGCACTGGTAGGTGTTGAATTTGAATTTTATTCTAACAAGGATATCGATACGACTGCTAAAGAGTTAGCGGGTCTTTTAGGTAAAAAGATTAGAGTAGAAGCAAAGGCGCATAGTGATTTTGAAGTTACAAGAGATGAGTTTAAAATTGAACCTGATATGTCAGGTGGTGAAAAACTAATGGAACTCGTAACAGGCGCACAGCCGTATTATGCTGCAAGGATGATGATTATTAAAGTATGTAAATGGATAGAAGAAAATGGATATACGAATGATAGAAGTTCTATTCACTTAAACCTTTCTTTCGATACAGATAAAATAGAAAATAAACATAGAATATCTAAGATGAATGTTCTTAAATTTATTTTAGATTTTAAAGAAAGTCAAGTCTTTAAGTTTTTTCCTGAAAGAAAAGATTCTGCATACGCAAAATCAATTAAATTCGTTTTACCTAAGTCAGATACTTATTTCTATGATGGATTAAATATTACTCCTAGTAATTTCATATATCCTGATTCTAAATATTACGGAATTAACTTTGAAAAAAGACATAAGAATTATTTAGAATTTAGATATCTCGGTGGAAAAGATTGGGAAAAGAAAACTTCTAAGATTCTACAAATGCTAGATCTTTTTATAACTCAACTATGGAATAGCACGGGTAATGTTCAATTTAACAATCTTAATTCAATAGAGCTTAGAAAAATTCTTGCTAAGAATGAAAGAGTTATAAAGGCTAGAAAAGATTGGAAAACCATTAATACAGGTTGGAATCAAGATGTTAAATTAACGGTTGATTTAAATGACAATGAAAAGATAATAGATTTACACTGGCCTAATATTAGAGAAAGAGTTCTTAGATTATTTACACATGGTGAATTAACAAAAGGGCATATTAACTATGATGCCGACAATGGTGTAATTCAAGTTGATCATGGTAACTTATCATATTGTGTAGAATTAGAAGGATATGAATTTGTAAGATGTTCTTTGAGAGGAGAATTCACAAATTGTGATTTCTTCGGATGTGACATAAATGGATCTGACATACATACGTGTAATTTCTATCAATCTACACAGGTTAATTCATCTAAATTAGAAAGTTCATACGTTCACCAGTCTTGTGTATTAAAAGACTGTTACATATACGGAAATGGAATAATGAAAGGGACGATGCAAGGAGGTATATTTAGAGACGGTAAATACGATAAAAGAACTGCAAAGTTTGACAACACTGAAAAAATACTTTATACGGAAGTTTAAAAATAACTAAAACAAAATGAGTGATAATATAATAGGTAATAATAGCCACTTAGATAAACCTACATGGGATGATAATAAATGCTTTAACGACTTTGTAAATGAGTTGGCATCGGAAGTAACAGGGTCTTGTATGATTCCTATGAATCTTCCAAAATCAGAAGTAGAGAATATTGTCAAGAGAGCAAAGAAATGGTTCTATAAAAATTACGAGTATTCGATGAAAGAAAACTTTATGGTTTTACCTAAAGAACTTTTTAAGTCTAATCTTTTTAAATCTAGAAGATGCTTTACTCTTCCAAAGATGGATCCAGTTACAGGTGGTGGAGAAGTTTATTCAGTATATGGATGTTTTGAAACTGGATCAAAGTATGCAGGTGGAACAGATATTAGATTTTCACAAGGTGATTTTGCTATCGAAAGAATGATGTATACTGGAATGTTCAGTGGAGATGGTGTAGTAGATGCCGCAGAGAACCTTCAATATTATGTGGTTAATGAAAGTTTCTTTGATATGGCTAGACAAATTCTAGAAAACCCCATTGGCTATCACTATAACCAACTAACACATGAGATTAAATTTACTGGAGAAACCCCTAACAGAGATATTATATTAGAAGTATATGAAACAATTCCAGAGTGTGCATTATTTGAAGATGAAGCATTCTTTAGATATTGTGCTGCAAAGATTAAAATTTCATTAGGACAAAAGTTAAGTATATTTGGTTTTGCTTTACCTGGAAATATTGAAGTCAATGCAGACGCAATTCAGGGTTTAGGTGAAGGAGAACTGGAAGCAGTGATTGAAGAAATAAAAACAGATGAAGGCACCGATTGGATGATGCATTCTTAATAGAATATATAGTTAAATGGAGTTTTATATAAAAGCAAAAGGAGATCCTGGATTCGATCCAAGCAAATTAGAAATTAGTTCTGAATTAGCTAGGTTGATGACGCAGATAGAAACTGTTCTTTTTACGAGAAGAGGAGATGTTTTAGGTGATCCTGAATTCGGAGCTAATTTAGAAGACTATGTATATTCATTAAGTTATAATGACTATTTATTAAAAAAAGTAGTTGCAGAACAGATTTATAAATATGTTCCTTTAGCTAGAAAATTTAACGTAACTGTTGATGTTGATTTCACAAAAGAAGTTGACAGACATGCAGTGTTTGTAGATATAAGAATTGATAATAGATATCAACTTGGAGTTTACGTATAATAAAACTAAAAATAAAAATGGCAGATAATAAATTTTTATCAACTTCCAGAATAAAAGCTGGAGAAATGATTGACGACATTAGATCCTATATTACTAGGATATATGGCGAGGTAGAAGGTGCATTTACAACAGCCTCTCCGTTTTCACAAATCCTAGACGTTATTTCAGAAATAGGAAGATTAATATTCTTCTACATTGAAGATTCTACAGTAGAGCAAAATATTCTTACAGCTCAAAACCCAGAATCAATATATGGACTCTCAAGATTAGCAGGACATGATTCATTTAGAGGAGCTGCCGCTTCAGGTGAATTAAAGCTTAGATTAGGAGTGCAGGGTTTAGATGATATTGCTGGTGATGCTTTAAACATTCCATCCAATGCTATTATAGAATGCAAAGACAACGGTCTTAAATACACCCTGAGAACAAGTAATGATCAATTTAGATTAGAAAAATCAAACGCAAATTATATTTATATTCCTGTAATTCAGGGAGAATATGAATCTCAAACATTAACCTCAACTGGAGAATCTTTTCAATCCTTTAATGTAATAACTAAAAGCATGATAGACCATGGACAGATTAGAGTAAAGGTTAATTCTAATTTATGGACTAAATATGATTCTTTATATGATATGAAAAAGGGAACTGAAGGTTATTTAGTAAAAACAGGAATTACAGGTGGATTAGATCTTTATTTCGGTAATGGTTCATTTGGTGACATTCCTCCAACAGGTGCATCGATTGAAATCGAATATTTAAAAATAGGAGGTGCTATGGGTAATTTAAACGGTAGAGCTGATTTATCGTTTGAATTCAAAACTGAAGGAACAGATTCATTAGGAAATACGCATGATCTAAATGAATTATTAGAATCTGAATTTACAGTTGCACCTAAAATGGGAGCAAATCCAGAAGATATTGAATTAACAAAGTTAATTGCCCCATTACAGTCACATTCATTTGTATTAGCAACTCCTGATAACTATGAGCACTTTCTTTCAAGATATGGTATGTTTTCTTATTTAGATGCATATAACACTACAGATGATGGATATTTAGACGATGATAATGTTATCTATCTGTTCATGTTGCCTAATACTCTTAAAAAATTACAAAACAATAAAGATTATTTTAGCTTAGATAATTCTGAATTCTTTTTTACTGAAATAGAAAAAGAAGGAATTATGGGATTATTAGAAAAATCAGGAAGACAGATGGTAACAACTGAAATTAAAATAGTAGATCCTTCCCCACAATATTTTAGAATGGATATTAAAGTAAGATACTTTGAAGGATATACAAAGGCTAATCTTGCTACTGAAATTAGATCTAAAATAGCAGAATACCTAATTAACATTACAAGAAGAGATAGATTACCAAAATCTGATATTGTCGCTATTGTTGAATCAATTGAAGGTATTGATTCCGTTAACGTTAAATTCACTTCTGAAAAAGAAGAAACGGCTAGAAGATTAGGATATTATACTTCTAAAACAGTAACGGTAACTCCTTCTACCCCAATCTTAGAAGATATAGGTAATGGAAAACAAAAAATGGTTTTCTTTAAAAGAACAGTAACTGAAAGGCAAATTAATTTTGAACCCAATGCACCTCTTCCAGAGAATGTAATTAATTTAGATTCATTTGGAGATATAATTTTAGAAAAAGAAGAAGTTGCATTATTTAGAGGTGGCTGGTTAGATCAAAATGGAAACATGGTGGATGATTCAGTAAAGACTGGAGAAAAAGCAGCTCTTTCAATTTACTTTGATGAACCAGCTGTGAAAAATAGCATATTCGCTAAAGTTCAGGCTAAAAATAGAAAAGCTATATAATGAGTATTTTTAGTAACCTTTTTAAAAGTAGAAAAAAGAGATTATATTCTATCAGGGAAAATGCATTTGACGATAGAAAAAATTTAGGTAATGATTATAGAAGTAATATTTTGAAAAACTCAATTTCTTCTCATATTTGGAGAAATAATCAAATGAACGACTTTGTTAATCTTATTCAAGATACAATCGCCGATTGGGTAGATTCTGTAAACTATTTAAAAATTTACAAATCTTACACCATGAAAAAAGATGATAAAAAAATTAGATAATAATGCCATATCAAAATCTTAGATTCTTTGATAATAGTTCTAACGAATTAAATTTAACGTATGATTCTACTTTAGAATATTCTACGGGTACTATATTTCTACCTGAAATATCGACAGGCCTATATGAAACGATAAATTTATATGTTCTAGAAGAAGTAAGGGATGAATTAGATAATCAAAGATTTGTACATCCTATATCAGTCGATGCTAATACTAATACTTTAAGATTTGAATTTGTTTCAGGCTATGGAGATAGTAATGATATTTTTCTTTATAGTGGAACAATGAAGAACGGAGACTACGAAGTAGTTGTAGATTCTTCTCAGGTTTCTAAAATGAGAGACAACAGTCACTACACTTCAATTGACTCTGATGGTTTTAAAATAGTTCCTTTAAACGCAGCGGCATTGAATGTACAAGCATGCATCGCCAATATAGCATTAAGTTCAGATAAAGAAGGTTTTCATATTAGAACATTAAATGTATATGCGACCGAAGATGGTAATGAAGTAAAGGTTGCAGAAATTAAAGTTTATGGTGAAGTAGTTGCTGAAGATGAAAGACTAAAAAGTCTTTTAACTAACATGGCATTAAATCTAGACGAAATGGATTATTTGATATTTAGAGATTCTGATATTAAAGACCTTGGTGTAGATTATAAACTATTAAATAGAAAAAGAAAAGAACTTTTATTACAGGCTTCTACTATTAAACCCTTTATAGGAACATATAAAGCCCTATTAGGTGTTATTGATTTCTTTGGATATAGTAATGTAAGTCTTAGAGAGTATTGGTTAAACATAAACGAACAATCTGAAGGATTTGGAAAAATGATGGTGGTTCCTGTTGCTAATCAAACTGAAGTAGGTTTCTTAGCAAAAAAGAGTAGAAATAAGAACCTTCCTAATTCTAATCAAAAGAAAACTTCTAGATTTTCATTAGCATACCGATTAAACGTTCCTACTGGAAAATTAAATGAATTTGATTTACCAGAAGTAGAGGAAATTACAGATTTTTCGCCGGATGAAATCTTAATAAAATTATATGCTTTAAAGCGTAAACTACAGAAAGAATATTTACCGCTTAACGCAAAGATCGTAGATATCACAGCAGAGGGTGATTACTTTGACGGAGTAAATCAGAGAGTTTGGAATAATCAACACCAAATACACGCACAGTATGCTGGACAAGACGTACATTATGATATATTTCCAGATGCTAAATCAATTTATATAGAAGATCTTAGGAAAGTAGATTATAGACTAGAAGGTCGTAATCAAAAGATAGAAGTTTTTAATAAAACAGAAAGAAATGAATTAGAAGATTCTATTAGATCTTTCTATACAGATTGGCACGATGAAGATATGTCTTCACATAATACCATTGCAGGAATTCCAATAGGAGCTCCTATTATTTTAACTGGAACTTCACTTAAAGATACATGGGATGATGCAGACTTTACTTTCATAGATGCAAACGATACTGACGATGATGCTAATATTTTACATTCTCCACCCGGACAACCTCCATATACCACTTTACAAGATCCTTATTTAACATGGGATGATTGGTGGAAAAGAAGTGTATATGAAATTGAATGGATAATTAAAGGTCCTAGAGGCTACTTTAAAACTATCAGAGGATCTATTGACAATTGGTATACACTACCAATAATACTTCCATACATCGGTGAGTACACTATTGATGTTGCTTTTTGGGATTTATATAACATAAGAAGTATTAGTCACAATGAAAAGATAACAGTTAAATCTAAGAATGTTGAAGTATATGGAATGTATCAGAAACTCACGCCTGAATTAGATTGGGCTAATTATAAATATCAATGGGATGAAGCAGGTTCTTCATGGGAATGGGGTAGAGAAAACCTAAACACTGTTGAAGAAAGTATTGCTACATATTATCTAACTCTCGATAGAGCTAATTATTTACACGAAGATGAAGATGGTAAAGAATTCTCAATGGTAAGAAGATTTGCAGATTCTACAACTCCAACTGGATTTAATGAAACGACAGGGCCTTATCAATGGAAATCATTAAGAAAACATGTATGGAATGATGGTCCCGAAATATGCTGGGATCAAACTAGGGTTGGACCAGATTTAAATTCTTCTTTTAAATTAGAATTAAACGGCGCTAATAATGGAACTATTTCTGTTTCACAATTAGATCCTTTTACAGATTTAGAAATAATAGAAGAATATACACCTGTTGCAACATATCCTACGTCTAATACTGATTTTGCGGCTTGGGAAAGCTTAAAGGATGAATTGAATAATTTGAATCCTAACCAATGGCCTATTTTTACTAAATTCAATTGGAATCCGATATATAAAGATACTGATGGAAATATAGTAAATAATTTTGATGGAGCAGATGTATGTAATTATATGCTCGTAGTTTCTAAACAACCCAATCAAGTATATGATTTTTACAATGCTACGACTAGCACTGGAATCATAGATCCAGATAGTTTTGTTAAATACCAAGCATACAATCCTAGCTTCAATGATTCTTATATAATAGACGATCACGGTACTATTAATCTATTAAATCACATGACATTTTCATATGACCTGACTAAAATGCCGGGCATAATAAAACAGAAATGGAGATTGATAAATAATAGTGTAAAAAAAGAAGATATATATTATGATAATCAGTGGCTGACATACTTATTTGACACTAAGGGAGAGTACAGTATTGAGCTTGAATTAACTGATTTGAACGGAAATAAAAACATAACAAGAAAAAACATCTTAACAATTAAATAAAATGGCAAGTATTACAACAATTTTAGGAACGCATTCTCTTTCTTCTTCGAGACTTACTATCAATAATAATTTTGATAACGTAAATGAAGAATTAGGATTAATCGCAAATGTTCTAGACACGACAAGTTCTACGTTATCTTTAACTGGAGCTATTACGGCAGGCACACTGTCCTTAAACACAGGTACTTTAAATACTTTTAACGTAACTGCATCTTCATTAGAGGCAGGCGTTGAAGCTACGTTTAAAGAAAATGTAATTTTAGAAAAAGCACTCCAGTTTACAGTGGCTCCTACTGCTACTTTTCCAGCAGGAACAGTTACTCCTACACTAGGAGCTTATATTTACACTGGTTCAGCTGATGTAGAATTAGGACCTTCAGCAGATGGACAAATTTTAACTATTATTGCATCGACTGCATTTCAAATGCAAGGTACAGGTTTAGACAATATAAATGGCGCTGATACCTCAATAGATGTTTTACAGAACGGTAGTATCAGTTTTATAGGAAGTACGGACGGCACTTGGTGGATTACAGGTTCACATAAAGCCACAATTTCATAATATAAAAATAAAACAGTTAATTAGATGGCTACACCATTAATAAGGATTCCACAAGAACAAGGAGGTACGATGTATGCATTTGCTAATGCAGCAAGGGATTTGACACGCGCTTATTATAATCCGGATATTAACTTTGAATTTTCTAAATTTGCATTACTAGACTTGCCAGTATATGCTGATTTTATTCAAAGTGATCCGACTGATCTATCAGAGGGTCCTAATTATATCAAGTATGATAGACTATTTGAAGGAGGTGGCGGTTCTAATGCTAGTTCTTATAATGATTCGTTACATGATGGTAATGGTAACGTACATTTTGCACAAACTTTTCAAAGTTATGCTCTTAATTTAGAGAACATGCTTCTTAACCCAGAGGTTAATGATGATTTTGATGATGTTTTATTTCAAAGTGATGCTGAAAAAATATTCTTTAAATACTTATATCACATCAATGCGATAAGAGTAAGAACTGCAACTTCACAAGAAGTTTCAACAGGATATTCTAGAATGATAGAGCTAGATGATTCTACTCAAGCCGGTTCTGAATATAGTCAAGTTATAAAATACATTGGAAATATTGATGTAACTAACGATAAAAATTATAAAGGGCAACAGTACAACGAAATATTTGTTAACGTTCCTTCTTCTGTAGGATATACTCCTGAAGTTTTATTAGAAACATCTAAGTTTAATACTAATAATATTAAGTTTGTACCTGGTGCTGAAATTGAAGGAAGAACAAATGATGATACTCACCCAGATCCTTTTTTAAATGTAGAATCTTATGCTGATCAAGCTGACGGAACTTATAATACTGACGAAAATGAAGTTCCAACATTTGGAATTGATTTTAATTCAAGCGCCTACTCTAAAATAATAAATGATCCTAAATTAGATTCAATATTAGATTATTCTAAAAGAGGTGGAGATTTTAGATTCAATGCTATCCTAGTGTATTATGACATATATTCAAAGTCTAACATTGGAAATAAAGCAACAAACCTATACGGTATAATATTATTAGATAACTGGAAAGAAGATACTTCAAATGATGGATGGTATATTCCAGAATTAACTAAGTATAAGCCGAATGAAGTTACCGGTCTTAATGGTAATGCATTTGCACTTAAATTAAATCTTAAATTTAATTCAGCGCTAGATAATGTTGGGATAGAAAAGAATGTTAATGATTATTCTACTTTCTCAATGGACATTTTCTTAGACACAACAAGTGCCTTAGAAAACGCGGTTCAATTATTAAGAGATGCTAATACTAGATACAATGATATTTCTAAGAAAGTTGAAATGTTAGAAAGTTTCTTTTTAAGTTCTGAAAACTTACAAGGAATATCTAAGAGACTAGACCATATAGAACAGGATGTTGAAAATGCTACTATTAATTTTCAAGATGAAAGAAGTCTTTTAGATCTAATAACAAATACCAACTCTAGATTAAATCAGGTTATTTCTGGTGTAATTCCAACAGAGATACAATATAATACAGATGTTTTAGAGTCAGGTAACCCAGGAGTGTCTATTGATAAATCAAACAATGGTAAAGTTAAAATCAGTTGTGTTAATTATGGCTATTCTTTAGGACAAGCTTATGTATATGATACTGTAACTTCTACTAATGAAAGAGAATTATCTGCTGATTCTATGTTTTTACCAGATGAAGCTGGAACAAAGGCGGTATGGCAAAGACTTAAAGAATTTGACAACTTAGTTATGGTCTATACAGATCAGGCACAGGACTTTGATTCTAATCTAAATATATACTTAGATGATACAATAACAAGTTGGAAAAAAGGCCAAGTAGTTAGAGTAACTTTTAAAAATAAAATAAAAAACTTATCAACACATTACATAACACTGTGGACTGATAAGAGTAATGGATGGTCGCAAAAACTTTCTATTTCTTTATCGGACTTATTATCTAATAAACCATATATCGAAATAGTATGTGTAGATCCAGTAAATAAAACGTTTGAATACGATATCTTAAGATAATATGAGCGCTAGCAATTCTATATCACATTTACTCGAACAGTTTCTAGAATTAAACACTAATTCACTAGAAACTTTCGAACGTATCAATGAGGCTATTTCAACCGATAAAGAAACGGTTACAATAGATTTATTCGATAATCGCACAGGAGAAATGACTGCAATTCAAATTCCAGCATTTGGATTTTTGAAAAGAGAAATTGAAAGAATTGATAAGAACATAACTGCGATTAGTGGTTTAGATACTTCCAGTGCAAATGTAAAACTTAAAGATGGTTCTTATAGAAGAATACATACTTCTAAATTAAAAGGTCCTTCTTTACCTATAAAGTCGTTAGCAACTCCAAAAGAATTTAATACACAACTAAACGATTTCTTTGAAGATTTCTTAAATCCTTTATTAACTATTAGTTTAGATGTTAAAGGACAAATTCCAGTAGATACTGAAAGAGTTTATACTGAAAGAGTTATATTTGATCATGAAGACTTGTCTTCCACTGAATCCTTTGATGAAATTTTTAAAGGTCAGAATGATGTTAATTATTCTAAATTTATTTCTAAAATAAAAGAAGATGGTTTAAAATATAGAATAGATGCAGAGACGGTAGATATGCCAGTAAGATCTATTCAGTATAATGGCCAGTTAGACGTATTAAAAGTAGAAAATGTTCAGAAAACATCTCTAATAGACGGGACTAGTCAAACTAAAACCGTAAAAGTATATACTCTAAATAAATTAACATATTCGGACTCTAATAAAGACATGAAAGATACTGAAACTCTAAAAATTGGAGATTCATTGGTAGTAAACACGTCTGAATATAACACAAGATATAGAGTAACCTCTATTGATTCTTCAACAACACAAGTTGAATTGTCACTTTTAGAAGGTTATTCACCGATTAAAATAGGAGCGAATGCTCTCGCTATTTATAAAGATATTGATGCTTCTGTTTCTATAGAAGTTAAAGTTGGATTTAATGAAAGACAAGTAGTTTTTGTTAAACCAATAGATCCTATCTCTAAACTACCAGCTACTGATTTCTCACCAGGTGTTGCATTCTTTTCGAATGAACTTACTATTCAAAATGAAGATGGTATAGTTACTACACTTGCTAAATACTATAAAGAAGAAGTTGCTGATTTTGGTCAATTTATTAAAGCACTTAAGGTTGATTACATTCCACCTGCATCAGAAGGTCTTATCCCAGATGCACCAATCGTAGAAGTAGATAACTTTAAAGTAACACAAATTAATAAACACCTTACTCAAAACGCTAGCGTTGAACAAGTAAAAAAGATCAAATCTGATAAAGTTAAAGCTAAAGAAGTTATTAAAAAGCTTGACACTACAATTAGAAAGAAAAGAAAATTAATTGCTACTAAAAAGTTCTCATCTAAAATAGAAAGAAATAGAGAGAAAAATGAATTAGCTTCTATCATTAGAGAAAAGGCTGCTGAAACTAAAGTATTCTCTTCAAGCGTTGGACAGATTAAAGCGATTGCTGAATCAAATGAATTACCTAAAGTTAATCCTAAATATAGGGTAAGAGGCTTTTGGTCTATTCCGGAGCCAAAGAAAGTTGGTGATGAAATTTCACAAGAAGTAGTTCAGTTTATTGCTAGATATAGATACGTTTCCTCAACGGGTAAAACATCTGTAATAGAGCAAATCAAATTTAATAAAAAAACTGCTGCATTTTCAAACTGGGTCGAAGTTAAAGGTCCTATTAGAAAAAGAGAAAAGCAAGCAGATGGTGGATATAGATGGATTCTAGAATCTGAAGAAGATTCACAGGCTATTAATTTTAACTCAATAGATTTATCTATTCAGCCTGGTGAAAAAATAGAAATGATGATTAAATCTGTTTCTGAAGCAGGTTTCCCACAAACCCCAGTAGAGTCAGAATGGTCAGATATTATTACTATTCCTTTTCCTGAAGGAGAAATATCTACAGACGGAGCAAATAGCCTAGTAAACCAAAATGATTTAGATAATGTTAAGGTTGAAATAAATGATGATTTAGAATCACAAGGATTATTTACACACCTTGATAGTGGATTTACGGCAGGAGATACTTATTATGCCCATGCCGCAGAATCACTAGCATCTGGTTTTTTAACAGGAGAACAGAATCCTATTAGCGTATATGATAAATTATTGGAATTACAGAATCAATTAGAAAGACTACAAGCTAAGGTTGAAGGTGCCGTTGGAGAATTACAAATTAAAATTATTGACGAAGAAGGTGAAGTAACGCTAGTTAAAAATAATTCAACTGCTAAAATATTCGCAGGATATTATGTAGATGAAAAACCAGATGATGAAACTAAAGGATATATTGTTACTAAAAATTATAGAGTAGAACTTCATAATACTAAGGCATCTGATCTAGAATTATGTGCAAGAATTAATGGAAATCTTAAACAACCTGCTTATGTTTCTTCATCACAACAAGAATATGGCCTAGGTATTATTAATTTAGAAACTGGTAATAAACAACCAACTGGAACTACAACACCTGATGTTAAAATAGCAAATGATACATATTATATGACAGAGGCTCAGTATGATTTAGTCCCTGTTGTTTATCAAAATCTTACAGGTGATGGAAATTCATACAATCATTTTTCTGTTGCGCCAGACCAATCATCTCAATTAAATGGACAGTTTATTTATTCTAGATTTAGAAATATAGCTAATAACGCTGATCTTTATTCGATTATAGATCCTGATACTGACTTGTCTAGGGATTCAAACTTAACAGGAGTAAGTAGCGCAGAATATGGATTAACATTTGCAACAGTCACGAATTCTGGAATTGGATCAATTTCTGATAGAACTCATTTAAGAGATTTTACAGACTTTAAAATACAACCACATCAAGATTTACCTAGTAATTTAAACGGAGCTGGTGATTTTATATGGAATGGAACATGGAATAATAATGGACAGGGTGTGCAGAATGAAGATGAAAACGGATTCCAATCTGATCCGAACGTTCCTGAAGCTATTCTTCCGAACTCAGCTGATACAGTTTCTGTTTCTCAAATAACGGCTGCTAAGTATGATTCAGGTCTTTTTCTTCATAAATCACACCCGCTACTTCAGTCTGACATAGGTTTAAATACAAAGGATATAGTTTCAACGGGAATTGTATCGATGCCGAAATATGCTATTAAAAGATCTAACGATAAGAATGGAAAAATTCAAACAGCATATCAACCGCTGACAATTACATTTAGAAGTGACGGTGAATCTGGACCAATAGATGAACAAGGTAATGTAATTGGTAAAAAGTCTTTAAAAAACTCATTTACGGAAGATGATCAATTTTTATTAGGTGGTCTTTCATGTGGTTCTTTCTTATACCTTTCACCTATAAACCAAACTAGTCTATCGGTAGATGGACCTAACAAGTATGGTAAAAAATTAATTGAAGGTGGAAGTCAAAATGCAGTGTCAGTTGATATGGTATTCCAATATAGAATGACAGATTATTTTGGAGAGAGTGAAACCGGTAAAGGTAGAGTTGCTGGAATATATGGAAATGCATTTACCAATTTAACATATTCAAAGAAAATAGGGCTAGACATCATAGATTCTTATAAAACTGAATTTAGCTTCGATGTAGAAGTTTACGCTAAATATAGAGCAGTTGGAACAAATAAAAATAGTATCAACAAAGTGATGCTGAGTAATTATAGAAACTCCCTTGGTTCCGGAAACTGGTGGTGGAATAGAAGAAGATTCTTCAGTGGATATAATGATTTTAGTTCATCTAGATTATACGATTTCGATGCTCGTCCATATAGGTAATATCTCGCTGTAACTAAGCAAGATATATACTCTAACAAAAATAGAGTCTATTTATAAATGGCGATAACGATTAACACACAAGCAGAAGGTATTTCGTATAAGGATAAGTCCTTTGCCCTATTAAGAACTAACCCCAAGTTAACTTCTAATGTCAAATTAATTACTGACGAAGAGGGAGATATCTATTTAAGCTCAATCAAGGCAAATAGAACTCTATCGCAGTATGAATATCAGAAATATCCTATTTCTAGTTCAGGTGAATATTGTAGGGACGTTGCTCAGTTTTACGGAAGATTAAGTAAAGATGAAAGATATCAGGTCGGTAGGGAATTTACAGATCTAAGTGTTTCTAAAGACTATTCTACACAATATGAAAACCTATATAATTACGGAGCTTCATTCAATTATACAAAGGCCTATGACGAGCAATATAGAATATTTGCTCCAATATGGTTAGAAGAAAGTGTTCCTGAAAAATTTATAATTTATAGAATTAAAGATGTAGATTTTAAAGAAAAATCTTTAGAAGATGATCCTAGTCAAAATTCTAGAATTCAAGAAATGTTATCTAATGCGACTTTAATAAAATCGTATGATATGACTAATAACTCTAAGCTAGGGAGATATCTAAATAGTCACGTATCTAATCCCTTAATTCCTAAGTCGCATATTGATTTTAATTTTGAACTGGATGATCCTACTTCCTTTAACGGAATAGACGTAATGTTAGGTGGCTTTGTTGAAAAGTCAGATTATATAGATGATGATTACGTTAAAGAAGACCTTCCCGAAATTTTAGCTAATAATACATTAACAACTAGCTTTGAAAGAAACGGAATTGTTTCTCACAATATAATTAATTTAGAATTTTTATTTGACGATAATGAAGCCGACGACTATAATGTTTATAGATATTTTGGAATTTTCGTAGATGAACATCAAGAAGGAACTGTAGTTGTCAATTCTGTAAATTCAATAGGACACTTAAATTTAGATATAAGCAATTCATCGTCTGACGAATTAGATAAATTACCATCTATAAAGGATTACACCCAGCCGATTCTTGGATGGGTAAAAGATATTAATAATAAATATCATAACGTTTTAAATAGATTTAGAAAGACTAGAATAGAAAAAAACCAAATACTAACATCATATAATGGAGACTCTTCTATTTTTGTAAATAAAAAACAAACAGAGTTTAACACCCCCGTAATAAACAAAACACCATTTAATGGTTTTATAGAATTAAATATAATAGACCAGCCTTCTGATAATGATAAAGTATTTTTAGGAGACTTGCTCGAGATAAGTATTGAAAACTTTAATTTGGGTGATTTTGTTTTAATCGCAGACACTTCTCTTCCAATTGGAACATTTCAAGAAAATAGATATTCTGCAATAGGTAATACTTCTCAAATAGCAGCAGCACTTGCAGCGGCGATTAGAAATGCAGAAGTTATACCGTATAATGCTAGCTCTATAAAGAACAGGGTGATCATAGATGACTACTCACAGGGAAGGAATAAGAATACAACTGTATTTGGTATTAGTTCATCTAATCCGAACCCCTTTATCGATATGCAAAGTTCAACCGACGCAAATCTTGCATTTTCAAATAAGTATAACGACTTTATAAGTGAAGGTGGAACTGTTACGGGTGGATTGCAATTAGGAGACTATGAAATTTACACTATGATTGGTGGATGTTCTGTTAATCAGGGTGTATTAATATCCCCTAACGAAATAGGAAACCTACAGGTAGGGTATTTTATTAAAGAACTTAATAAGGATAACTATGTTAGGATTATAGAAATAATAAAAGATCCTTATTCAGAAAACTTTAGAGTTATTTTTCAAAAACCGGTGGTTTTTTCAATGGACAATGTGATTACAAGTTATGAAACCTATGATACTCCCTTTGGAAAGTTTTCAGCGTATGATTTCAAGGATTTTAATTTTGATTTCTACGATACTTCAAATTCTAAAATAGACTTTTTAGTTTTAGAGAGCATGCAATATAAGAATGATGAAGCTTCGTTTGGAGTAGCAAATGTTTCTTCCATTTACGTCCTCGAAGCCAATGACCAACCTTTTCCTGGAGCAGATCCTTATATATTAATACATGATATAGACGTTAGTGAATTTATTAAAAAAGGAGACTTTGTAAAGGTCGATACGGTAGGTAATCCTGGTGAACAGGAATGGACAGAGGTAAAAGATGTAATCTATACATCAATGGGTACGATGTTCTTTACTAAAATAATCACGAAGGATTTAGCATCTGCTAATTATTTTTTCAACCAGTCTAACGTTGCTGATATCTATGAAGATTTTATATTTAAACCGGGTCCTGGTAATAGTCAATTATTTAAGTTTAAATCTTTATCTAGTATTATTAGAGATGATATAGTTGAAAGTGATTTTATAGATACAGAAATCATTAATGAATATGATAGGTTAAAGGAGAACTCATTAAAGGAGACGAGTGTTAATTCAAGAGTCGTACCTACTATATGTAAATTTAATTTAAAAGATTCTACTAACTCTAGAAATTTATCATACATCCTAAACACCAATGAAGCATTCGGTGTAAATAATTTATCAGCTGATATTACTAAACTTTCAGAAAGATCAGCTGAAAAACTAAATATGGAACACTTCTATATACATAATATTCCTACATATTTATTAGAACCTAGCAGTATTCCATTACTTATGGATTATGTCTATGAAGGGTACGAAAAGCCTTATTCAGAATTAGTCGCAAATTTAAAAAGCACTGACTTTGATTATTTTTCAACTATATTAAACTATACAGGTGCTCATCAAAATGATAGCTCAGGTCTAGCGACAATTGAACCCGGTGAATGGGTTAATTCAACCCCACTTAAAATGTACACTAAAATGCAAGGTGGAGATTCTGTTAATTTTTCATCTACAGTTTTTAAAGGATTAAGATATATTTATAAAGATAGAACTGAATTTTTATCGACTAGCCCGATATCTTTTAAATCTTCGTCTGATGTAAATGATTTTAAAGTTGCAACAATACTTAACTATACTTCTAACGACGAAATAAACAACACGGGAGTAGATATAGAGGTTGTAAGAAATAATAAATTTAAAACTATTAGCATTCTTATAAATTTACAAGTTCCTACAAATGATATATCACAATTAGACAGATATTTGTTATATAATTTAAATGACCTTTTAAATGAAGGAGAAATACTTGATAGTAATATTAGAGGTTTCTTAGAGTTTGGAGGTAGCTCAGTAACAGTATGGAATACTGAAGATCCTGAAATTACAACGATAGTGGAAGCTTCGGTGCAATCAGTTGGCGAAAATACACCTAAATTTACACAAGACATTTTTAAAATAGATGAGCAATATTCATATATATTATTTGAAAGTGGAAATGAAACTTATTCTTTACAGGTTGTTTCGGTGATAGACGATTCACAAATAATAGTTAAAGGTCTTCCTTACCTATGGGTATTAAATCAGCAGACTGGAGAATATTATCAGGATTTAGATGTACCCTATGACGATCCAACTACGATTCCTAACATTATACCTCTTAAATATTATAACGGTGGTAAAAAGGCATGGGATAATGCATTACAAGACGTTTCTTCATTTGGATTTGCAGATAGAATTAATACACATAGAGATATAACGTATACTACTATTCTAGAGAATGGAGATATAGAGTCAGGTCAGTTTTGTTTAGAAATACAAAGCGGTGTTGAGTTTGTAAAAACCTCAATTTTAGACATAGAAATAGATGATGATAAACCTAAGGCATTTAAATTAAATAATGATAATATAGGTTATAATCTGGTTGCAAGAGAAGATGGTGGATATTACACTACTCTTAAAAGAATGAACGGTAGCTATGATCCTTTATTTAAAGATGTTGTAACTTTTTCATCTCCCTATGGCAATTATAAATTTAGAAATACCTTAGATTCTTTTAATGAAGAGCAAGAGAACAGGTTGAAAAAATACAACAGACTGATAGGAGTAAATTGTATGTTTAATTCTAATTTAGGAGTTGATGAAAATTACGGAATTATCAATAACTTTTTCTTTCATAAAGTAAATGAATTACAGCCGAAGGTTATTAAACTAAGTCAAGAATCAGATAAACTACCCCTATATCCATTAATTGGAGAAATAGCAATAGATAAAAAAGATTTAAACCTATTTAAGAGTAAATATGCTAAAGACTATTATACAAGGTCCTTTGGTGGAACAAATAGATCAAAGGAAGTCCATGGAACATTAAGCCCTATAGAAGAAAGATCTTTCTTTGCATCTACAATAATGAAAGTTAAAAATGAATATGATATAACTTCATACAATTTAAAAAGAGTAAGATCTCTTCAAGCGTTAGATGTAATTAGATATGATGAAAGAGAAGATGATGGTGCTTATATTTTTGAAGATTCTCAAAAAATTCACATTGACTTCTACATCGCTAATTCTATTGTAAGAAAATTAAAAGAAGAAAATATAACTGCGTATTATTCAAGGTACGCTACTTCTGAATATTCGTATGGAGATAAAACAACATTGGAAGATGATTCAACAATATACATTGAAGAAAACATTATACCTAGATTTATAATAGATCAAATAAAGGTATATGGAACTGAAATAGCAGGGTATCTTCCAAGTGATGATATAAATCAATCTAAATATAGTGAATTGGAAAGCGTAACTAATATAGAAGATATTACATCTGATGGGTTTTTTGAACTTACTAATTTTGAAATCAGAAGTTTCGCTGAAAAGCCTTTAAATTTCAGATTAATATATAATAAAAAACCAGGGTATCGATATAATTTGAGGGTCCATTCTAAAATAATTGCATAAAAATGAACATAAGAATCAAAGAACTTTTTAAGAGTGATCTAGATCCTAACAGTAGTGAATGGTGGTCAAAGGATAAAATTGATAAAATTAATTTTAATTTTAGACTAATGAAAAACGGAGGGCCAAGTGGCCCTGTAGGAATTGAAGGACCAAATGGTGAAGATGGTGATAAGGGTGAAGACGGTCTACAAGGAACTGAGGGACCACGTGGAACACAGGGTATGATAGGACCAGAGTCAAGTGGAACTTGGAAATCACAAGAGATAACAGATGATAATAATCCAACACAAAGGGTAATATATCCTTCCGTTGCTGTTAATCAGAGTGGAACGGTTACATTAGCAATTGGTGCATCGGCTCATTTAGATAGCAATGGGGAATTAATAAGTCCTTATTATGGTGAATTATCAACAGAGCCTGTCAGTGCTTCGAAGAGCGGAACATTAAATATTATAACAGAAGCTTCAACCGGTTCAAGCCCCAATAACCCCACTCCATCTCCTCAGAATTCTATCATATTTGCAGAAGATAAACATCTCGATAAGTCATATAATATTGGATTAAAAATAGAAGAAGATAGTAATAATATTGAATTTCCTGTTTTAACATTTACTCCGGATATCAATGCTGATCACGTAAATAATAAATTTGCTATAAAATTTGATAGAGACAATAGGTTTTATTTTAATGGAACCATTCAAAACGTATTAGGTGCCGAATCCGTAATTCCGTATGAACTTAATGTAGATGCAACCTCGCCGGGTAGTGTAATAGAATTTAAAGTAGGGGAGATAAAGTATTCTAATCACTCTCCAAGTTTAAATAAATTACTAAAATCACACGACACACAGGGAAGAGTTGAATGGGAAGATGTTTTTAACATGTTTCAAGTATTCCCCGTGGGATCTATAATAAGAATACCCAGTGATACCTTCTTTGGTGAAGAGAACTTTAATCTATCGGATGCCGAGACAGGGCCTATGTTAATTGTAGACGGAGATGAAGTAATTAAAACAAACTTCGGATCAGGTAAACCAACCGGGCTTTATGCAGGATGGTACTTATGTAATGGAGAAACATGGGGTGATGGAGGAATCGTAGCATACGATACACCTAACTTAAACGGGTTTGACTGGGCTATTACTAATATAGCAGGTTTAACGGGAGATTTATCAGGCAGTACAAGTGGAGGTAGCTTAGCCACATATAATGGTAATATACTTTTTTCAGGAGGAGTTAGTGCATTGGGTCTCGATGGTTCTGGATTAAACCCTAATGTCATATCACATTCTTTTGATAATAGTACAGAAGATGTAAGAATATATGACAATGAAAATATACAGTTTGCGCCTTCTGAGCATATCATAATGGGAGAACAAATTAGTATAATTTATTTGAAAGAATATGATTATAAGTGGAGTACGGCCGCCGCCTCTACCAGCTCTTCTAATATACAATTACAATATCACGCGATGACAGGATCTATGGATTCAAATACTATCGCACCAGGCACGTACAGCACTAACATAGATATTGCAATGCAATATGCAACTACATTAAACCCAGAAACAATACAATGGACGGCAGACGGTGCTCCAAGTGATGGAGCTCAATTAGATGCTTATTGGAATAACGATAATAATTTTGCAAATGGTAATGTAAGATGCTATTCAAACGGACAGGAATTAGCAGACGGATGGTTAGCTAGAGAATCTGGTGGACAGAATGGATGGGGCTATGCAAGAAAATATATTAATGGTGTTGGGATATCTTCAGATGACGCTTTAGAAACAGAGCCTAAAGAATGCTGGATGATGTATTCTGAAAGTGTAAATGGAGTTGACGGTACGTATTCTAGCATTGGTATTTCTAATAACGGACTGCTCCCTCCTGTAACAATGACAGAGGCAGATGTAACCGGGTTTACTGGATGGCCAGCCGGCACTTCTTTGGAAAAAGTATTTATTTCTAATAAAATAGACAATCATCCAGATGTCGTGGGATCTTCTAGTGATTTTAAAGATTATGAAAATACTTCACATATATGGAAACGTAATGATGGAAATAATACCATAGATCAATTAACTGATGGTTGGTATAGGAGTGTACCAAATACGGATACGTATCTGGTTAATTTTGGCTTCGGTGGTATGTTAACAATAGATTCTGGATTATATATGGCATGGAGAAAATATTGGTCAGCAAATGATAATGAATTTAAAGGAGATGTTATAAAATCTAGATTTGTACAATGGTCGAGTGGAGACCTTTCTCTTGGAATAGGTGCTACTACGGCATGTGATGCAACTTCAGGTAATGATATATTTTATTCTTCTGATATGTTTGAATTAGGAGAAAACCCTGGATCATGGCGCGTAACGAATTTAGGTGCATCTAATTCAAATGCCGAGAATGAAGGTAGAGTTTCGTCATGGTTGTCAAACCAAATATACGTAAGACAAGACCAGAGTTCTAACACAGTTCTTTATAGTTCAATCGCTAATCTTGGAAAATATCCACTTACATTATTAAAATCAGATACCTTTATTCCAGGAACAAACATCTCGATAAAAATAGCCGACTGGACTGGAGACTCTGGTACATCAGGATATACAGGTGAACATTATAAAGCTATTGATTCAAATAGTCAAGCAACTGCCACTAATCCGACAGAATGCTCGGGAGGAAGTCCATCCGGTGTTATATTTGACTGGGATGACGGAAATACCAATAATACACTTAATTATTTCGGTGGAGGAGGTAATGGAAATGTTTATTTTACGCTTAGTGGCATATCTCCATCCCAGCTTAGTTCTTCTAATTTTACTATAGAGGATCCTAGCAACAGCATGAATTGGGCTAGTGTAAGTTTCAACCCAGGTGACAATTATGTATCACTAAGTATCATGACGCCAATAGAAGAGCCTAGTGAAATATTGGACTTAGATTTTGATTATAGTGGTACATTGAATGAACTCGCTAGCGATACTACTATAGGAATTTCCATTGATCCATGTCACGTTGAAGGTACTGTAATTAGTATGGCAAATGGAACTACTAAATTAGTTGAAAACTTAAAAGTAGGAGATGTATTAGATTCGTTTGATATAAAAGGATTAAGCGATAGTGGTGAATGGAGAAATTTTAAAACTAATGCGATGGAATTCAGGGCTCCTAAGTCATCTGCTAAAATAGTCAGAATAATAAAAGGAACTTATAAGAACTATCAAGATATTAATAACGGATTAACTAAAATAACAAACGAACACCCTATATTAATAAAAAGACCAGATGGAGAAATATTCTTTAAACAGGCTCTTTATATTGATACGACCGACATGATATATGTTAATGAAAAATGGACAAGAGTTAACTCTAATGAAACTATTCACAAAACGGTTAACACATATTCTATTGATGTTGAAAATGAAGATGTTTATATTGCAGACGGTATTTTATGCCATAATGTTGAAGAGCTAGAGGAAAAGGTCCAGTAATAATTAGTTCTAGAAATTAAAGATATATACTAAATAAATAAAGATTTAAGTAATGCCAATACCTATTAATTTAAAGCAGATTCTACAATCTGATACACAACAGGAAAAACTGGATAAAGTTAATTATAACTTTGATCAGTTAGTTGCTAATGGCGGTGGACCAATGGGAGCCACTGGTTCTATTGGTGAAACGGGATTTCAGGGTGCAACTGGTGACGATGGTCCTCAGGGTATTGACGGTCCTCAGGGTTTTCAAGGACCTGCTGACGCTTCTAATAATTCAAAATGGAAAGACGGAGCAATATGGTACAATGGAGCTCTTAATATTAAAACTATAGTACCTGAACATGAGCTGGCAGGTCCAGCAACACAGGTGAATTTCCCTCCAACTAACGTATTATTAGGTTATGCAAGTAATGATGATGAGTATAATGATTTAAATTTAATATCGGGGTATCTAAATAGCGTTTTATTAATTAATAAGAATTCAAATTATCATGATTCTAACATTAGATTAATATCTGAAAAAGGAACAGATAAGTATTTAGACATAGCATTGACTAATTATCCTGCTTTAAGTTCAATTGGCGAACAGTCTGTTCTAGAATTTAAATTTGCATCTAGTGTAGCGGCAGGAGAATATAGATGGAATGCAGATACGTACATAATCAACGATGTCAATGATAATGAGATGATGTCAATGGACGCTATTAACGGTGTAAAATTTACAGGATCATTTCTTTCTACTAACGATGCAATATTTACAGGTAGTATTTTTAAAATTAATAACTCTTACGTAGGTGGAACAACTAACACTAACCCAGATGTAGATAAGATTGCGGTGGCATTAGACAATACTGGAACGATAGGTTTTAAGGAAGCATCTGAAATAGGTGCAAGTGTTCCCATAGGAACAATAATATCTTTTCATTATGACACATATATTGATGTTAGTAACTTTACACAGAATCAAACAATAAATTTAAATAGTGATCCAAGTACGATAGATATTGTAGTTGGAAGAGGAGTTGCAGGTACGCAATATGAGGGATGGTATTTATGTAATGGTCAAACTTGGAAAAATAGTAATATAAACTACACTGTTCCTAATTTAAATTCCTTTTCATTTAATTTTACAACAAACGTAGGCCAAATAACATCACTAAGTGGTGCATCAAGACCTAATTTTATAGGAGGAGGTCTATTTACTTTCTCTCAAGACGCGAATTCAATTGAATATGATATAACTGTTGATTCTACAGAGGCATGGGTAAGTGAGACTTCAACTAATTCTAATTATGCAACAACTGAGTATGCGGTTGTTAAAACTCCTCAATTAATATATTTAGGAGCATCTGATTTATATTATAATGTTACAGGCCCTGCTCCTCTTACATTCCCTGCCATGTATTCTAAATTATTAGATAACAATAGCACAACATATAACGATGCAGTATTTCCTAATTCACCAGATGAAGCAGGAGCAGATAGATGGAGAGAAATAAATTTAGTAGATGCTAATGGATATCAAGGTAATTCGATTATCGTTGGACAGCCACTTCAATCAGCAGGTAGAGAAATTAAAAATACTACAACAGGAACATGGTCAGCAGGAAGTACGTCAGATGTTCAACTCGAATACGGCCAAGTTAATATATTTGACTTAAGATTAACAGCTAGAGGTAAAGATACCTCATGGTCATCAAATCCTTCTCCAGAATCACCACCTAATTGCAATACTGAAAGAGAAGCAGAATCTTATTCATGGTTTACTGACTGGTCAGAAAGATGGAATGGAAATACATCTACTACATCTGCATGGAATTACGTAGGAGAATTTAATCCAAGTTCAACTAGTTCATATTACGAAGGTCAGATTTTTAGTTATCAAAACAACTTTTATACAGTTTCTCCCGGACAGTCCAGTATGGGAATAGATCCGGTGGCTTTAAATATAACAGATCCATCTGCACATATAGTTGCAACTGGAAGCTCATGGGAAAAAGGAGGAAATAGCTGGTATGGTACTCCTCGTTATTTTTATAGATTGCCTAAAGTAGAAGATCCTGAAGAAGAGAGTTGGCACTATAGTCCTATGAATCAATCAAACAGTCCTTCTAATTCTGCTCCTCCGCCGAACAACAGATTTAGTTTAACACTAACAGGAGGTAGAGGAGGATATGGCGATTGGGCTACTAATACATCAGACGGCGCAATAGTACGTCCAATATCGGGAAGCCCTGGTCAATTTGAGCCCGTATGGCCTTCACTTTATGAGCAGGCTAATTCTACCACAGCAAACGCATTAACAAGCGGAGAATTATATGATCAACAGGGAAGATGGACATGGCCAGCAGAGGTCTTTTTAGACATTTATAATGATATAGGTCAAACTGTTGCGATGGTTCAAGTTCCTATAATTACAAGATGGAACAAAGGTATAATAGAAGACCTCTATGATAGTTTAACAATAGACCCGACAACTGACTTTCCACAATATTCAATGCCATATAACTATACAGAGGGTACTAATCACTGGAATACGGCTGCAACAATAGGTACACAAGTTGGTCCGACAATAAGCGGTCCCGGTGGTACCATAGAAAAGATGTATAGCGGAGGATGGGAAAACCCAGGGACAGGTGTATTATCTGGAGAAGATTGGGATTATTGGTATACTGGACAGAATGATACTGAATTTAGAAGATATCAGAGGGTTGAATTTAAAATCCTAGTATCACCTTCAGTTTCAAACGACATATATTCTTATTTAGATAATAATCCTGGTTCTACTATTAAATTTAGAACTGCATGGTGGAGTGATAAGATACAAGATGGAACCGAAGATTATTTAGATCCTGACACTGACAACGGTATATATAATGGCGGTGGAAGTCCGGATTACAGTTCTTCAGCATGGAATAGACAGCCGGCTGGAATGGGATACGATCCATCAGTGTGCGTACAGAACTATAATCCACCTACTTCAGCACTTCAAATACAAGGAGGGTCTACCTTTAATTTGGATGATTATTCCTTTGGAGCGGGAAACGGTAGCGACCAGGTACAGTATATAACAAACGATGCTACTCAAACTCCTATTGTAATTTCAGGTACTTCCCAAAACACTGGAAATGGAACTAGGTATACTGCAACCGTAAATCCACCTAACATTAATACTGGAATAGGAACAATTGATATCCAATCAGTGACAGCATGTTCGCAATTAGGCATGGGATATACCACTAACGATCTTGTAATACAGCATTCAGCGGGTAATTCTACGCAAATTACGTATACTGGTTCTTTAACAACAGCTACATGCCCTAGTCTATGTGAGTCACATGTGGTGACAGCCGGGACTAATTCCTCATCACTTTACTCTTATGAAGATTGTAACGGTGTTATACAGTTTGATACGATCCTGGTAAATGGACCTTCACAAACATTCTGTGCAGCGATCGGTAGTGTAATAATAACAACTCCAAGTTCCGGTGCATCGGTTTCCCTAGGAGGAATGCTGAGATGTGATTAAAATAAAGATATGAATATAATAAACACATATAAACTTTACAAAAACGTAATTCTTTTCGGAGGACTTGCGATTTTGTTGTTTTGTCTTTTACAACAATGTAACTCTAACCAAAACTTAAAAAGAGAAATTATACAAGTTCAGAAGGTATCTGATAGAAACCTTAATAACTATAAAGCCACGCAAGATACTATTATAATTGAAAAGAATAAAAATAAAGAATTAGTTTCTAGTATAAGATCCTTTGAGTATGATGTAAACACCCTAACTGAAAGTAATAAGAAACTAGTTTCTAAATATGCTAATCAATTAAATATTAATAACGAATTAGAGAATGTTAATAGTTTACTTTCAACAACTTTAAACGTAAAAGATTCTATAATAAACGCAAATGGAGTTGTAACCGTTGATACGGATTCTATAAATAATATAGATACGATAACAGTTGACGTAAACGATAAGTGGGAGTTTGATAAATATAACTGGAGAAGATTTCAAGGAAGTATATCTCTTTTAAAGGATAGCACTAATTATAATTTATTCTCTTCTAGATTTGATATTATACAGGGAATAGGTTTAAGTGCTGCCATCATTAATGAAGAAGGATTTGACAGACTTAAAATTACAACTCCATATAAAGGAGTAACGTTCACTAATATAGAAAATATAAACTTAGTTAACGATAGATTAAATAATAAATATGAGAAAAAAGCAGGGTGGTCTATTGGTGTTGGATTTCAATATGGACTTAACTTGAATAACAATCAAGTTATAAGTACTGGTCCATCAATTGGTATAGGAGTATACTGGTCCCCTAAATTTCTTAGATTTTAAAATAATAAATAAACAATGGCACAATCATCCAAATTCTTAAGACTAGATGACGACATTCTAATGGAGTTCATGTATCATGATCAAAATGTTGATTATGTAGATGATGCTAAGATAGAAAACGACGACAACGGAAGTCAATTTAAATTTTTAAACACAGAGGCATCTAACGATTCAGCCTCTAGATTCTTAATTCATGAATTAGGAGCAGATGTTGTTAACTTCAGTGTAAAGATACAAGATGGTTATGTTTTTATTAATGATTTTGCGTCTAGGCAATTAGTTCTTAAAAACGGCAAAACTTATAAATTTAACCTATCTGATTCTACGATAGACAATATAGCTGGATTCACAATAGATGGTTCAACTACCCAATTAATTGGTAACACATACATATATACTCCAGGAACTAATGGAAGATTTGAATATTCATATGAAAATATGGCTGGAGATAGTGCTAGAGGTGGAGAAATAAACGTAGGAAATAGAGCTAATCCTTTATTTGCAGAACCAGAACAAGAAACTGGAAATAGTATTAAAACTGCAACAGGTGAAGTTGGAAGATATTATGGAGTTCCTTCAGAATATGATGGCAAATGGGCTTTACTAAAAAATGATTTAGCATATTTAGATAGTTCATCATGGAATGGAACAGACTCTTCTCTTGCAAACGTAGATGATAGTATAGTAAGTGATGTATGGTATGACACTATAAGATTACACTTAAAGACAGGATTTTCATTTGCAGCTAGAGGTAAAGAAGGTTTTATGTTTCAGGTAAAAGCAAAAAGAGAATCAGGAGTCTATAATTATTTCACATCTATTGTGTATTTAAATCATTCTAATTTTGAAATTAGTAATCCTAATTCATTTGTATTAGGAGATACTTCATATTCTAAATACATACAAATTAAAGTACCTTCTTTAATTTATTTTGATGTTTCAACTAAGAATAAAGATTTTCACGATGCATTCTTTGGAGAAAACGAAGATGCAATATTAGATTCTACTAACTATGAAATAAGTTTAAAATTAATAAACACTTTAACTGAAGAAGGAGATGTAGAATACATCAATGTAGAAGACACTATTGATGTTACAGTCGCAATGGAAGACGAATATGTAGATATTGCAGCAAACGTCGAGGAAGTAGAAGATATGGATTATTTTCAAATATATGGGACCAAGGACGGATCTAGGCAAGGTTTTGAAAACTATATAAATGGAAGAATACAAACATCAAGTGATGATATCATAATATTCCATGACATAGAAGTTAGTGAACAAATAGGTTTAGATTTCTTAGACACATCTTCTATGACATTTACTCAAACCGCAAATTATGAAGCTCCGATACCATTTAGACCTATCATATTTAATTCTGATATTGCAAGTTCATTTTATATTAGACATACTATGAGAATGTATAATGAAACCGATAATACACAGATTATTAAGGTTGCTACTATGACATCATATAATCCTAAGAAATACGGTACTCGTATGGAAAAGATTAATCTAAGAAACGTAGATCCTACTATTATCTATAATAAACTACCTAACACTACAGTAAATAGAGAATTAAATCAATTTGTTAATTCAATTAGACCGAGCGTTGGAGAAACTAAATATGTTCCAGTTGCGTTAGATACTTATGGTATATTAGCATCTGCTACAAACGTTACAACAGATTTAACAGAATCTGAAGAATTAGATAACATTAAGTTTTTTGAAGAAGGTAAAGCTAGCATTAAATTATCTAAAGTATCTGATAACTTCGTGAAATTTAATATTGCTCAGCCCGATGGTGACGATAAAAAAGCGGTTTCATTAGTAAGCGCTGAAAATATAATTTTAATTATTAAAAGCGGATCTATAGAACAGAGAATAGTACATGATCCTTCATTTCCTAATATAGATTTAGGATTAGGAGAAGTATTCTTTAAAATACCTAAAGGCACAGCTGTAAGATTTGATAAAACAGATGCAAATAAGTTCGAAGACAAATTCTATATTAATATAAAGAATGGAGAAACAGAGTCCTTATTGTATCATGGAAAAGTAGAAATAGTATAATGATATTAAATAGTAGAAATAACTTATTTAACTTTAAATTTCCTAGGACATTTATTCCGAAGGAAGTAGCTGACAAATATAGATCTTATTTGGGTAAAATGCCAGGCAACATAATAGAAGAACCTATTGATTTTGTCAATTATTCAATACAGGGTTTAAGTTTACCTGGAATTAATTTTGATCCAATACAGCAATCGCCTAACGACGGAACTATCACATACCATAGAGGGTCTATTCCTATTCAAAATACAGTTGAAAGACAATTCTCTATAGAGTTACAGCTATTAGACGGGTATATTAATTATTGGATAATGCAAGATACTTTATTATATTATTATTCAAAACAAGTTAGAGACCCTTTTATTAACGATCTAAAACTTCAAATAATGGATGCAGAAGGTATACATTTAATGAGTGCAGTTTTTGAAAAGCCTATTCTTAATTCTATTTCTGAATTAGAGTTAAACATGTCAAGTAATGTTGCTGATTTTTCTACATTTACACTTAACTTCTATTATAATAAGTTTAATATTATCTCAGAGATAGACGGTAAATAAACGAGATATATAATCCATAACAATATAGACCAATATAATGAAAACATTTTTTGAATACTTAAGCGAAGAGAATATAACTAAAGAGGAAATTACCCTTTTAGAAGAATCTCTGCAGTCAGAATGGACTGATGAATTAGAGCAAAAAGTAGATGCTGCTTTAGAAGAATTTACTAGACAGTATGCAAATGAAGATGGAACGTTTGATTTTGAAAGATTTAATGAGGAATTAACAAATGAAGGTTTCTTAGGTTCTATATTTGGTGGCCTTACAGGATTTGCTCTAGGTAAAACAATTGGTAAAACAGTTGCTAAAGTTCTAGGAATTCAGAAAGGTATTTTTTACGATTTATTAACCTCAAGATTAGTTGGCGCTGGATTAGGTGCGGCTATCGGAAAATCATTCTAATTTGAATTACGTATCAGTAGACTTTTCATTAAATTCTCCAGGTATTTTTATATACCAAGAAGAAACTAACGAATATCATTTCATATCTTATATTAAAGAAGGTCAAGGAACCAAGAAAGAAAGAGCTTGGCAAGAAGACATATCTCATTTAAAGGGAGTTACTCTTATTAATCAACCTGACTGGGGAAAACATGGTGAAGATTATTCAAGCGTTGAATTAGCAAAGATAAAGAGATACGCTAAAACCGCAGATGACATTATTAATTTAATAACGGATATTACAAAAACAAAGAAGCAATATATTATTTCTTTTGAAGGAACTTCTTTCGGTTCTAAAATGGGAACTAATAATATTATAGATATGGCTGCAGGAGCTGCGATACTTAAAGAAAGAATGCTAAGTCAACTTGAAATCTTAGATATTCAAACCATTGCTCCCACTACAATTAAGAAACACGCTGGAAAAGGAAACATGAATAAGTCTCAATTATGGGATGCCTTTTTAAGTAATGTATTAGGAGATCAAATTTTAGCAGAACATCCTCTTTTAGATTTTTGTGTGAAAGAAATTGGACCTTCTAAAAAAATACCAAAACCCTTTGACGATTTAGTTGACGCTTACTTTTTAACTCACTTCGTTAGAGCAAAGATGTCGGCCACTGAGGAATAGATTTACCACTGAGGCTTAAAGTCTTAAGTTATACTGTCTTTTCCCCATAAAGTTTCATAAAATAAAAAGATATATAAAATATGCAAACAGATAGAGAAATAATACCGGCACACCTATTAAAGCTTAAAGAGATTTTAAGTGATATGGTAACTCAACATAGAATAACAGAAAATGAAATGATAGATATGTTAAGAAAGGCTGGTTTAGCTCGTCTTCCAAACTCTTCTTCAAAGTGGATTGACGAATCTGGATCAACCTATTCAGAGTTATAATTCTTCCCCCTGCCCCCTGCAATACGGATATATAGAATAGTTATTATTGTGAAACCTTTTAGGAATTGCATGTATAACTATTGAAAGTTTTTTAAAGATTAAAGACATTAACGTAAATTAAAGCAATTAAAGACATGGCAGATTTTGACATTTTTAACCTCAGCGTATCAGACGTTGAAACTCATGAAACAAAGAGCTCAAGCTCTACAAATGAGATCTACAAACCATCCGCAGATGATGGTAAAGACGGAACTTACAAAGCACTTATTCGTTTTGTTCCAAACCCAACAAACCCAAGAAATTCATTAGTTAAAAAGTATGTACACTGGCTAACTGACGCTAACGGCGATGGAAGACTTATTGATTCACCTTCAACGGTAGGAGATAAGTGTCCAATTGCAGATGCATTCTTCAAACTTCGTAAGAGTGATTCAGCAGTAGACCGTAAGATGAGCGACAAGCTTAAGCGTAGAGAACAGTATTACTCACTTATCAAAGTAGTGAAAGATCCTCAGAACCCTGAATTAGAAGGTACTTATAAAGTATTTAAATTCGGTTACAAAATTAAAGAGAAGATCGAAGAAGAAACTAAACCTGCATTTGGTGAACCAACTCAGATTTATGATTTATTCGAAGGAAAGAACTTTGAACTTATTATTACTCGCCAAGGTGAATATAATAACTATGATAAGTCTAAATTCTCTGCAACTAGATCAGCTATTGCAATTGATGGAAAACCAGCTGAAAGAAACCAAGAAGCTATGACATCTATTAAAGGTGAATTAGATACAGCGCCATCTTTAGATCCTTATGGATATAAGAAATGGGATGCTGAAACTCTTGACTTTGTCAATGGTATTTTAAGACAATATCTTAACCCTGGTTCTTCAATGGATTCTGTAATTTCTACACCGAAGCCAGCTGCTAAAAAAGCAGCAGTAAAAGAAGCAGCTCCGGTAACAGGAAATGATGCTAACTTTGAATTCCCTGACACAATGACAGCGACTCCAACGGCAGCAGAAACAAAATCTTCAACTGCATCAGCAGATAGCGATGATCTAGATTCTTTCTTAGATGAAATCGGAATCTAAAAAAATCACAGAAGATTTAAAGCAGAAGGTCAGAAGTTTAGTTAAACAAGTTTGTGTAAAAGAACATACTGACCCTAACAAACACATGATTAAGGAAATGCCAGGTCGTTTAAACCTGGCATGCCCTTATTGTGGTGACTCGCATGGTGAAACTCATAAGAAAAGAGGTAATCTATATTGGGCAACGTTACAATTCCACTGCTTTAATTGTGGACAACACTCAGATCTATATGGTTTTTTAAAAGATCATCACCTAAAATTCAAAGATACTCAAGATTCTATTACAATTATAGAATACATTAAAGAACACAAAGTATCTGTTAATGAAGTAGACACTCTACAACATGGTGTATTTAAAACCTTATATGATTTATCACCTACGAGAAAGGAACTTAAAGAAGTTTTTAAACTAGTAGAGATAGAACCAGGAGATCCTGCTTTTTTCTATTTAAAGAACAGGTTTTTACATAAGAAGCTTAATCACTTCTTGTATTCTCCCAGAGATAAAAGAATCTTAGTTTTAAACTTAGCACCTGAAGGTAAGGTTATAGGATTTCAAAGTAGATCTTTAAGGAAAAGTAAAAACACAAGATATCTAACATACGATATAGAAAAGATATATCAGGAAATGAATAAAGAAATACCTCTCCAGGATGAACAGCTTATATCCTCTAAGAAGTTATCAACTTTGTTTGGTATCATGACTGCAAACTTCCAAATGCCCTGTACGGTATTCGAAGGACCTTTAGATGCCTTATTTATGCCTAACTCTATAGCATTGGCGTCTGTAACCAGATCAACCGAAGAGTTAGATGAAATTCCAACAATACGATATATGTTTGATAATGACGAAGCAGGAAAATCAAAGATGATGCAAAAATTAAAAAGAGGTAAAGAAGTATTTACATGGGACAAATTTATGTCTGAATCAAAGATGGATAAATATCCTAGCAAGATTAAAGATCTAAACGATCTAGTTATCGCTGCTTGGAAAACAAAAAATAAATGTTTATCCACAATGGATAAGTATTTTAGTAATTCACGACTAGATGCTTATTACTTATGATAGACGATTACGTACAAATGGTAAATGACGAATTAGATCAATTCGAAGAAGATGGAAAAAGACACAAAAATCTAAAAATGATTATTGGGTTTGCAGCAGCCGATTTATCACACGCTGAAAAAGAAATTAAAATAACTCCTAAATACAAAAAGAAATTTAAGAGTCAAGTTTATATTAAGAAGAATACTAATAATAACTCATTATTCTAAAAAACACCACATGACAGAACAATCAACTAACAAATCTAAGATTGTACAATTAGACGAATATTTAGCAAACCAAAGATCAGAATGGACTTTAAAGATTAAAGAACTTACTGCAAACTTAAAAGAAGGTATTAACCTAGAAGATGTTAGTGCATATACATTAAGTTATAGGCAAATATTAGTTGAAAATTTAGCAACTATCGCTGGTAAAATTAGAACACAGAAGGGAACAGTAGACAAGTTATATAAACAGAAATGGATTGAATATTATAAGTTTGATTATAAGATAACGGATAAACAAAGAGAACGTTTTATCGACGCAGATCTTTCAGATGATAAACAGATTTTGGATTTACTTGAAAGCCAAAAGGCCTTTATTGAAGGCTCAGTAAAAACTCTCGACAATATGGGCTTTGCAATAAAGAATCGCCTTGATATTTCGAGACTGTAAAAAAAGTTAAATGAAAATTGATTTTAACTCTAACAGATGATAATCAATTCTTACGAATTGATGAAGCAGAGGAACTTGAACTAGAGCAGATTAAAATATCTTTAACTAAAAGAATTGATAGTTGGAGATTTAATCCTTTAGTCAAGAAAGGAATATGGGACGGATATGTTTCATACATCAAAGACGATAAGTGGATTCCCGCCGGTCTTTGGAGATACGTTATGCTCATTTGCAAGGAATATAAGTTTGATCTTAAACTTAATGGAATTCAAAGACTATTTGATAGAAACATAGGTGCAGAATCATTTGAAGCATGGGCTTTAGAATTTTTTGAGGGTAGTAAATTTGTTCCAAGGGATTATCAAATAGAAACAGCATTTAATATCCTAAAGTTTAGGAGATGTTTAGCTGAATTAGCAACTTCCGCTGGGAAAACACTTATTAGTTTTTTAACAGTGGCGTATATGTTAGAAAAAGAAAAGGCCGAAAAGATATTATTTATAGTTCCTAATGTTTCTCTAGTTGTTCAGGCCCATGAAGATTTCCACGAATACAATAATAAGAATAGAATAAAACTAAAGATACAACAGATATATGCCGGCCAGAAAATAAAGTCAGACAGGAATGTAGTGATAGGTACATATCAGTCCTTAGTTAAAAAGCCTAAAGAATATTTTCAACAGTTCGATGCTGTTATTGTAGATGAAACTCATAAAGCGAAATCTAATTCTATTAAGACTATATTACAAAAATGTACAAGTGCACAATATAAATATGGTTTATCGGGTACAATTCCTAAAGATGGATCTTTAGACAAGTTAACACTAATGAGTCAAACGGGTCCTGTAATTAGCGAAGTTAAGGCTGCATTTTTACAGAGTCAGGGTCACATCGCTAAATGTAAAGTAAAAGTAATTGAAATGAATTACGCACCTGATTCCGCCAAAAAAGCATTTGAAGAATTAGCATTTAATAAGTATGATAGGAAGGATGTTTTTCAACTGGAACAAAATTATATTATTAATTCTTTTGGTAGACTTAATTTTATATGTAATGTTGTTGGCAAGGTCCCTAGGAACTCTCTAGTTCTGTTTCATAGAATAGAACATGGTAAAAAAATATACGAACAGCTCCGCCAAAACTCAGATAAAAGAGTTTTTTATGTAGATGGAGGAACAGATAAAGATATTAGAGAAGAATATAAAAAGAAAATGGAAGCAGGAGATGAAGTAGTTATTGTAGCGAGTTATGGTACATTTTCTACTGGAATTTCCATTAAGAAAATACACAATATATTCTTTACAGAGTCATTTAAGTCCGAGGTGATCATCAGGCAGTCAATTGGTAGAGGTCTAAGGCAGCATGAGTCTAAAGAAGCTGTATTAATTGTCGATTTTGTGGATGACATTAGAACTGACGAATGGGATAACTATTTATATAAACATAGTAAGGCGAGGCAGAAAATTTATAAACAAGAGAAATTTGAGTATAGTATTAAGAAAGTCAAATTTGACGGAGATATATAGAATAACGAAACTAAATTAAATAAACATTAAAAAATGGCACAAGTTAATAAAATTTCTTCATTTAAATCGTTTACAGAGATTAGAAAACAGGAATCTGTTAGTAAACTTAGAGAAGAAAACAATTTAAAAAGACAAGAATCAGTTGGTAAAATAGCTGCTATTCTAGATGAATTAGGATTAACTTCTTTCGAAGGTTTAGAAGAAGATCAGAAAGAATCAATTATCTCAAAAATATTTGGAGATGTTTCAGAAGAAGAAATAGCTGAAATAGAAGTAGAGGTAGAAGATGTTACTGCATCAGAAGAAGTTACTGAATCAGACGAACCAAAGTGTACTAATAAAAAAGGACATTTATATAAGCAAATTGACAAGGACGGAACGGTAGAATGCGTACACTGTGGTCTAAGAAATTCATTAAGCGAATCTTTAGTTACTGAAGCTAAGACCGTTACTAAAGCAGCAATTGAAGAAATTGGTGATTTTAGAGACAGTGAAGGATATTCTTCTAATCAATACTATATACTAGCTGACTTCATTGATGGAGAAATCACTATGAAAGATCTTTCAAAATTAGTAAAGTCTAAAGAAGTACAAAAAGAATTAAAGGGAGAAGATGAAATCGATATGGAACATATTGAAGAATTTTCAGAATCTTTAGTTACTGAAAAAGCTAAATTTAAAGTAGGAGATACTACTGAAAATTCAATTGGAAGCGAAGTTGAAATAATCGCTATCGATAATTGGAGAAAGATATCAAAGCAATTTAAAAAAGAAATGGGATCAGATGCAGATTCATACGGATATGAAGATACTGCAAAGGGAGATTACTATCTTGCTAAAATTGTTAAAAGTGAAGAAGGTGATGAAGGTGATTTAGGTATATTCCCAGTTGAATACGATCACGCAAATTACTGGGGATTAGGAGAATCATTAATGAATGAGGCCTTAGATATTAAATATAAAAGAGATGCAAAGAAAGTATTAACTCAATACAATAAAATATTTGCAGAACTAGGAAGCTTAACAGCTGATAAAATTTCTCACTTAGGAGCTATTAAATATATTTACGCTGAAGCATTAACTGATGCTAATTTCCATAGAGAAAGAACAGCTACTGAAAAAATTATCAAAGGAAGATTAGGAAGTGTTACTGTTAATCCTTTAACTCTTGGTAAACAAGCTATTATAGTAGGAGCAAAGAAAATATCACAGATATTAGATGAGTATTATTCTAGAATTTCAAATGCTGCCGGATGGTCAGGTATTGGAGTTGCTGAAGGCACTGCTCTATATTTAGAATCTATTGGTGAATCTAAACTTGCTGAAAAATTATTAGCAGGATTTAACGCAGTAGAAGAATCAGTTAAGTTTCAATTAACTGAAGAAGAAATTTCTTTAAAAGAATCTAAATTTAACGAAGTAATCAATTATGTAATTAATGAAGGAACTAGAGGTCAATTTGGTAAAATAGACAAGAAAGGAAATATTACTTCAGTATATACTCACTATGATTCATATCCTGAAAACATGTTGCCTATTATTAAATCAACCTTTAAAAGTGGTAAAAATGTAGATTTTGTTCTTAAAAATGGAGATAATTCAGGTTTAGATAAAGACGTTAAGAAAATTAATTTCTATGGCGGAGATGTTAATCTGATGAAAGGTAATGTTAAGAATATTAACAAATATATTAAAGATGCAAATTACGAAGGTGGTGCAGAATTCGTTTATTTATGGGATGAAGGTTCTAAAAAATGGATGATGGCAGATATCTACGGAGAAACTGGATTAGTTCCAGCATTTGAATCAAATATTTATGAAGGTACTACTACATCTTTAGATGAATTTACAACTGACACTAAAAGTTACTCAGGTGCTTTAGCATATTCTTTTAAGAATCATAAAAAGAATTTTGATAAAAATATTAAAGTAAGTGTTGCTCTTGGAGATAAGTTTAAATTTACAAATGAAAAAGGAGGTATTGTAATGCAAAGGTCTCATGGTCCTGAATTTGACACAGTATGGTTATCAGCTGATAAGAAAAAAGCTCAAAAAGTTGCAGATTGGCTTAAATCAGAAGGTGCTGAGATTGTTCTTTTCGGCCCAAAGACTAGATCATTTGTTGGTAGCAAAGAAGAATTTATCGATAGATATTTATAATAAAAAATAAAAATAAACTGACCTGGATTTTTCCGGGTCAAGTTTTTTAATTATATTAGCTATATACATGGAACTAAATAACAACTTTGTAGATTTTATTCAACATCACGCAGATGCACAAGGCATGACCAGAGAGGAATATGTTGCACATTATATGAGTGAAAATAAGAGTAAAGTTTTATCATTTGACGAATATATCGTTGAAAAATACAATACACTTAAAGAAGAATTAATCTTAGAAGGCGGTGCAGCTGGTCACATGTCTCATCCTTTCGATGAAAAAGATTTAACATTCGCAGATTTTAAAAAGATCGTAACGTCCGGTCTTCAAGGAGAATTAAACTTTGAAGAGGTAGCCACTGAAAAAACAGACGGTCAAAATCTATTAGCAACCGTAAAAAACGGAGTTACGATGTTTTCTAGAAATAAAGGTCAATTAATTAGTCCCGTTGATTTAGACGGTATTATAGAAATGTTTGAAAAGCATGAGGTACCTTTAGTGCGAGAAACATACGTGTTTGCAGCTAAAGATCTAAATGAAGCTCTTCCAAAAATTAAAGATCAGTCCATATTTAATGACGGTAAAGATTTTATAAATATAGAATTAATCTATTCTAAAAACCCAAATGTAATCTATTACGAAAGAGATGTTCTTCAATTTCACGATATTCAAGAAACTGATGGGAATGGTAATATTACAGGATCTAGAAAAATAGCAGGAGAATTAGTCAAAGCTTTAAAGGAAGTAGATGCCGATGTTCAAAAGACATTTACAATAATTCCTCCTCAGATTTTAAAACTAGGTAAAGATATTAATTTTGATAAAAATCAAGCTAAATTTATAAAGCAGATTGAAAAATTAAGAGATCGTTATAACTTAACAGACGGTGACGAAGTTTCTAGATATCATGAAATGTGGTGGAGAGAAACAATAGATGCAAATTTCCCAGATTTACAACAAGACTATAAGGAAGGTTTATTATTAAGATGGGCTTATGGAGATAAAAAGTCTTTAAATATGAGATCACTTGCAAAGGAGATAGGAAAAGATGAAGCTGCTTCTGTTAAGAAATTTGACAAAGAAGATGTTAAAAAGAAATATAAAGAAAACATTAGACCGTTTGAAGATTTATTTTTAGAACTAGGGTCTATAATTCTTATGAATGCTTCTAATTTTGTAGCTGCAAATCCAGACAAAGAGATGCAAAGACTACATAATCAAATTAGATCAGAATCTGAAAAGATCAAAAAAGATGGAAGCGTTACTCAGATCGAAAAGGTAATGAAAGAACTAGAGAGATTAGATAGAATTGGAGGAGTAGAATCTATCATACCAACTGAAGGAATAGTTTTTGTATATAAAGGAAAGACTATGAAACTAACAGGTACTTTTGCTGCTATCAATCAGCTGATGGGAATCATAAAGTACGGAAGATAAATAATATAATATGGCACTTAAAAAACTAAGACAAGTATTTCAGGAAACTAATATCAATGCATTTCAAGATATGTTGAATAGCAGGGTTCTAGTAACTGAAAAAATACAAGGAGCTTCATTTCACGTTAGAAGAAACCAGACTAAATTTGAATATTACAAATCTGGAGATTCTAGAATGAACATGATAGACAGAACAATAGTAGGTTTATATGAAACAGGTGTCAAGCACATCCAAAGTTTAGATCCTAGTATAAAGGAACAAATGCCACATGATTGGAAATTTGGTTTTGAATATTTACCTGAATTAAACGTGTCAGAATATAAATATACTAAACTACCTAAAAACAATTTAATACTTACGCACATTCAAACTATGAATGAGTCAGGTAAGATTAGAAAAACAATTAGCGATCCAATTATATTAAATAAATGGGCAAAGATATTAGAGGTTCAAGGACCTAGCATTGTGTTTGATGGTATGCTATCTCAAATGCAAAAAGAAGAATTAATAAGTGTTTTATCTATGTCAGATAAGGAGTTTTCTGAAGCATTTGATTATGATCCAAATACAGATGCAAGATTACCTTTCACTCAAAAGATGATTAAGACATTTAATCCAAATGCAGTTTCTCCTACGTTAAATGAAGACTTTGAAGTAGAAATTGACGGATTAATAGTTTCTTTTATTGATGAGAAAAAATCTAGATCTTTTAAATTAGAAGATTTTACAAGAACTGTTAGTGAAAATAAGAGATCAAGCCACATGTATCAAATTACTATTGCTGGTCTTATTGAATTTATTTCTACATTTGAAATGAAAGACATTCAACTAAATGAAGAAACAGCAGACTGGAGATATATTGAATTAATGTCAGTGATGTTTAATACGTATGTTAAAGAACACTCTGCTAAGTTTATTGGTGTTAACTTTGAATCAGCTGATTTTGCAGATTCAGATTCCTTTAAACTAAATACTAAATACATTAAGAACGAGACCACTCTTTCTTATGTTGAAAACGAAATACTTGCAGAATTATTTAAAATAACTTTAGGTTCTTTTAGAAAAAAGAGAAGCAAGGAAAGCGATATCATAAATGCAGAAATGTTAGAGCATTTAAATCAAATAGTAGAAACTATAGATAAGAAAGTATTTGTAGAGAATACCGATGAAAATTCCATATACGACTTTAATAATTTCATATTACATAATAAAGTAAAGACAAGTGTTAATTTAAATGAAGCACTTAAAGTAGATCATCCTGAACAAGGAGGAGAATTAGTAAATATGTTTGTTGGTAGATTCCAACCATTTACACTTGGACATGCTAAAGTATTAGAAACTATACACAAAGAAAATGGATATCCTGTGGTTGTTTTATTAGTAAAAGCAAAGAATAAGAAAAAGGAAGATGCATTTAAAAGACCTTATGATGAGAAGACACAATTAGATATGTTTAAGGCGGTTCAAAAACAATATCCATTCTTAAAAGAAATCTTTGTAATTCCAACCGGAGGTATTGATACAATGTTCAATGCAATGAGACCAACTTATGAACCCGTATTATGGGGAACAGGAAGCGATAGAATGAAAACTTACGGATTCCAAGTAAATAAAGATTCTTATAGAGAAGATCTTGGAGTTAGGAGTGATTTTGGATTATTTGAAATTCCAAGAACAGACAATAATATTTCAGCGACTCAGGTTAGAAACGCAATGCTAGACGGAGATGAAGGATTATTTAAGTCAACAACACCCAAAGCATTACATAAAATGTATGGCGAACTTAAGAAAAAATTAGAAGATTCAGTAGGTACTTCAGAATCAAATGAAGTTGCTGAATCATTATTAACATTTAAACAATTTTTAGAAAACAATGGATAGGTACGATTTTGAAAGAGCACTACATAGTGCTGCAAAAACCAACGCTGAAAATGAAGCGTTAATTATAGAATCCTATATTGGAGTTGCAACGACCGGAAGTAAATCTGCCCAACAGAATTTATTTAATTCAATTAATAGAACATTTAAAAAGAATAAGTGTCCATGGCAAGGTGTTAAGTTTACTTCAACACAGGATGTTAAACAACAACCTGATGGCAGGTTATGGCTTTCTAAAATGGATGACGATACATTCGGAGTAGTTTTTCAATATTTAATGTTAAATAAAAGCGAAGCAAACGAATTGTTTAATATTGGAAGAGACGATAATGGAATTGGTGCTGGAGAAATAATGCTAGCGTATATTGTAGAAAATATAAAAATAGGTGGAGGTGCGGCCGATACTGACTTAGAATTATATAATGAAAGGTGGTCACCAATTAAACCACCCCTTGGTAAATGTGAGTTAAAAGAAGCTCAAATGTCAAAGGGCATGTTACAAAATTGGAGAACAGGTGCAAAACACCAGGGAATTAATAGTACTTATGTACCGAAGTTAACGGCATTATATGACGCAGTAAAATATAATATTGAAGAAATCAACCCGGACGGAGATGGTAAAGATATGGCTGCCGGTGGAGGTTGGATAAATGAATGGGGAACTGTAGGTGGAAAAAGATTTAAGCATATTCAAAATTTAACTAAGACAGATATTCAGGCCCTTTCTTCTAGTGAAAGAGATTTTAAAATAGGTCCTGGAGATAAAGATAACGGCGCATTAGTAATTAAATTTAATGACGTAGAATTAGGAAAGCTAAGTGACTCTAAAACTGCAGAAAAAATTAAAAGTATAATAGAGACTGAGCCTTCCGTTAGAACATTTACTGAAATACAAGACGATGTAATTTCAGCAGTAGGAGATATACCTACTCCATTCCTTTTTATAGAGTCTAAAGATCATGAAATAGTAGCTTTTCACTATTACAAGAAATTACCTGGAAAAACTAGCGAATTACAAATATATTCTATTACACAAGGTAAATTTAAATATAAAATAAAGCCTAACCGAGTTTAAATAAACAAATACAAATAAAAATGAGCACTAAAAAAACATTCGAAAGCTTTGTAAATTCAATGAACGAAAACGTTGATTTATATAAAGTATACAAAAAGGTTTCTGGGAAATATTCCTTGAGAAAGCCTTCTTATTGGGGAGATCTATTTAACCAAAGAGCTTCTATTCCATATAGAGAATTAACTAAATATGATAAAGAATTACATTCCTTAGACGTATACACTACTAAAGAATTAGGATGTCATAACGAATATCCATTACAATCTAACTTTAAAGTTCAAGTGCCACAGGTATTTGTATTATATTGTAACACTGAATCAGGTGAGCTTGGAGAGTATTATGGAATGAGTATTCTTGTAAATACAGAAGGAGCAACATATCCAAGATATGCATGTGGTATGCCAGATTTCGAACCAGAATTACATAACTTTGTAAATGGAATTCCTGAAAGCTATTTAAACATTGTAACGACTGGTGCTCAATTGTTACATGAACAGATGATAGTTGAAGGTCAATTTTCATGGCTTACATCCGATACAAACACACAAATAGGTTCTGAAAGACAGAACATGATTACAGTATTTATGTATGATAATATGGGTAACAAGTGGACGGAAAAGGATTATGAAGGATATGGTGAATTTGGTGGAATGGATTATTATGATCTTGTTGCTACAATGAATGGATATACTGAAGAAGATGTTAAAACAATGAAAGGTTCATTTAAAGAATTAAGACAACTTGGTATTGATTTAGCATTCGGTAAAATAAAGACCAAAGATAAAAAGAAAAAGACATTATTCCCTGCATTAGTTGAAGATCCAAGATTTAATTGGAAAAGACATGACTTTACTGAAGAAGCAGAATCTGATCCAAATCAATCATGGTATCAAGAACCTGAGTATGATGATTATGAAGATGATGACGATTACGAAAACGGATGGTATGAATCAAAGGTTACTGAAGCCAAAAAGCTTACAATTAAAGATGTTGAAAAGGCATGGGATTTTTCTTATGGTGAAGATTTTGAATATGAATATGGTAGTGTCTATGTTGAAATCATGGGAAAATATAAAGGTAAAATTACTAAAGATGAATTAGCTAAAATATGGGACGACAAGTATGGTGAAGATTTACAAAGTGAACATGGTGGATTCTTTGATAAGCTAGACGAAAATTTAAATGAAGCTACTGTAGTAATGGATGCAATAGATCCTAAATCAAAAACACTCAAAAAGCTTTTAAAGAAATATAATGTTAAAATGAAAGTTTTAACAATGAACGGCCCTGGTGGCAATTGGCCAGAAGTTGAAATGACAGGTTCAAGAGAAGATTTACAATCAGTATTAGCCGATCCTAATGGATGGGACGATCCTGAATTAGGAGAATACATTGAAGAATCTAATATATTAGAAGCTAGATCTATTAACAAGATTTCAAAGGAATTTGGAGAAACAGTTAATAAGATGAAAGATATTGTAAAGATATACATCGCTGCGGAAGATGGAAGTGATGAGAAAGCAGCAACTAGACAGCAGCTAATAGATTTAACAGCAAAAAAGAAAGCTCTTACAAATGAACTAGATGATGCAGTAGCTGGTAAAAACAAAGATGTAAAATTAGTTATCAGTGAGGGTGTTATGTCTGACATTCACCAAATGATAGGTAATCACAAATCATTTGATACTTTTCAGAAAGAATTCTTTAAAGAATACGGACATAAGAAAGTAATGAAGAAAACTCCAGAGTTTTTAGAATGGTTAAAGGCACTATATAATGATTTTGAATATACGTCAGGTGAAGCTGTTGAAGAAAGGTATACTAAAAAGTCATTATTAAAAAAATTAGGAGATGCAGATGATGCAATGATTCAAACCGGAAACGGAAAAGAATATATCATTTATAATCCTGATTCTAATAACGATGACAATGCTGCAATGTGGCATGATAAATCAGTATTTGCACTAGATCAAGACGGTGGAGAGCATGAAATAGCATATAAGGATATAGGGCTAGTAATGGTAGAATCAGCAGTTAATGAAGATGTGTATGCAGACTTAGAAGACACTATTTCTAATATGGAATTTGATGCATATCAAAACTTAGCATCTGAATTTGGTATAGATGCTGAAGATCCCAACGAAATGATGGACTTTATTCAAAATGAACTTGACAAGAAGGGTGCTAAACTCTTAATCAAGAACATTGAAAAAGGAGTTTATGAATCATTAGTTAATGAAAAGGACGACGCCGGTGACCACTTAGATAATCTTGCAGATTTAGTAGGTAAAGCTAAAGATTTCTTTGCAATCGGTAAAGAATTAAAAGCAGGTAAATACAAATACGACTATAGTGATAGTATGATGCCAATGTATACGATAAAAGCAGATGGTTTTAAATTTGCAATACTTAACAAAAGATATGTTGACGGCGGCGATAGAGAAGTTGGAGAGATTGCTATTGGCCTAATGGAATCAATGGTTATTGAAGCTAAGGGTTTTAAAAACGATGAAGATTTCGAAGAATTTTTAAAAGAAATCGATGCTATGCCAGAAAGAGCAGTTAGAAAGATAATGGGTAAAGAATATATCGATACTCCTGGTTTTTATCAAGATGAAAAAGACAATTATGATGATGTAATTGACTTCATGATTTCAAACATGGGTGCAAATATTTATCACCAATTAGAACAGTGGTGGGAATTAAACGTAATGAAACCGGGTCTTAGAGAATCTAAAATTCAAATAAAAAGAAGATATACCGATAATCATCCTGCACAAACTTCAGGTAGAACTGCTAAAGTCAGAAACGCAATGATCGAGGCATTAGCGGATGGTGTATTAACAGAAGAAGAATTCAATAATATTCTAAAAGAAAAATCAATCGATAATAAAAGATGGATGAGAAGAAATTCTAAATACTTTACAGTAAGTGAAAATGGAATTGGTCTTTCTAAATTTGGAAAAAGAATATTAACTGGAATTAAACCAGTTGTTAGTTTAACATTAGAATCTTTTATTAACGAAGCTAATTATATTAAATTTAAAGGAAAGAAAGTAGATATTAGTTCATTAGAAATGGAAGATGTTGATATGAAAGATTATCCAGATTTCACAGATGCATTCTTTAGTTATGGTGAATATTCTAATGGAAAAGAAATGACTGACGAAGAATTATCAGATTTCACAGATGATAATCCAGACTTAGCTAATGAATTAGCACATGATTCCTTACATTAAAAGATATATACTATTATAAACAAAACAATATAAAATGAAACTATATACTAACTTCGATAATTTTATCAATGAAGCAAAGGTTATGAAGCAGAAAGATACTGCTAAAATAGCAAAAAAATTAGCAGCTGCTCTTTCAAAAGCAGACGGAAAAGAATTCACAATTTCTAAAAATTCATTAGATTCCGGTGGTTTTGATCTAGATATGGATGGAGACGAATATGCAGGAGGAACTTATTTTATTGGTGATGCTGGTGAAATAGTAAACGCAGCAACACATAATGATGTATATGGTCACATGGACGATAGCGAAGCTGAATTAGTTAAAACAATTAAAAAGGGTAAATTTGCAAAATACAGAGCAACTGAATCTTTAGAACTTAATGAAGCTCTAGCTTCTTCCAAGTTAAGAGGATTAATAGACATCAAAAAAGGTGGTAAGGAATTAATTAAAGGTATATACGGTCTTGCTAAAGTAGCACTAGATAAAGTTACCGATGATATGATAATTTCTAATAGCAACCCAGTTGAAGTTTATAAGAAAGCAAAAACATTCGGAAACGTAATTGTATTTTGGATTTCTAGAAATGAAAAAGAAAATGAATATGCTCCTTCTTCCGGAAGATATGTTGAAATGATTCCTGGAAATTGTTTATTAGCTGTTTCTAATGGAAAAAATGAAATGTTTCAGAACGATTCAATATGGAATAGAAACAGCGACACAATAGGTGGTAAGAAAAACACAAGAAGACTTAAGAACATGGGTAAATACCCTGGATCTAAAGATACTGTCGGTGTTAACAAATCACACAACCAATATAGTGGAACGGGATTAGGTAACATTAAAAGAATTGCGGAAATGTCTGACGAATGTTACATTATTAATTTAGACACATTAAGAGCTTCTTTATCTACCGATGATAAGACATCTGCAAGAGCAGAGGCAAAATCTGGAGCTACTGCACTTACAAACCCTAAGAAAATCAAAGAGGATAACTTAACAAGGTATAACGATATTCTTGCGAAGAAAGCTGATAACCCAGATAAAATAGACAAGAAAGTTAAAGAAATTATCGAAGATGCACACCAATTCTTAATGGCTGGTTTAGCTAAAAAAGAATTAGGAAACTATAACGAATTAACAATAGGAAAAGACCCTAAAGGAAGAGAAATTAGACCTAGAGATTTAACCAATTATATTGCAAATATATTGTCAGATTATCAAGGATATGTTTCAGCATACGTTAATATGAAAACTGAAGAAGAAAAATTCGGTTCATCAAGTTCTTGGTATATGAGAGATGCTAAGCGTAAAGCACTAGAGCTTAAGCAAAGAATGGCTAAATGGGATAATAAAAACATAGTTTGGTAAAATGAAAAAAGTAAAATTATTTGAACAATACATTAATGAATCAGCTATCGATTTATTAGCAGATGAAATAGAAGATGCAAAAGCATTTGATGCGTTTTCAGATGGACAATCAGTTCAAGCAAGATCTACTAAAAAAACATGGGACGATGGTGTTCCAGTTTTAAAGTATATTGCTAGAGCTCCAAAAAAATCTGTTAAATTACCTAAGAAATTTAAAGTAGTAGACGACACTAAATATGGATGGTGGTATTTACAAGTATCAGGAGTATGGTATGGCATCGAACAAGATGATTATGGAACTCCACCATTTGAATATTAAGATATGGAATTAAACGAAAACGAAAACTTATCACTTGGCGATATGGCCGGAATGGGAGAAGTCTCTTTACCATCTGAAACATCAGTTGGATCAGGGGATATTCCAGCCGGAAAAGGAGATGCCGAAGAAGAGTATAAGAAGAAGAGAAATAAAAAGAAACAACGCGAAATGAAAAACATTATATCATTTGAATCTTTCGGATCACTTGATGAAGGTAAAACAATATCTTCTTCTAAAATATCTATGATGGGTGCAAGAGTTCTTAATAAAATTAGCATCGGTACTATATTTGATACAGAAGATGGAAACTATGAAATTACGGATTATGGCCGACAGGCAAATGCATTTAAAGAATTTGAAGCAGAACATAATGGTAAAAAAGTAAAGGTAAAATTAACTGCAATGTATGGTGTTAAGTTAGAAGTAACTGACGATGTACGCAGCGCTAGATTTAATAAAGAAGTAAAGCTAAATTCTATTATTTTAGAATCGGTTAATGAAGGTAAGTTTGACGGTATTGCAGATTTAGTAAAATCTTTACATTTTGAAATGGATCCTAAAACTGCCGAAGAAAAGAAGATTGAAATAGGTTACAGACAAGGAGAAGTAACAAAGCGTAAACAAATTGAAGGTGGTAATTATTCACTAAGAAGATTCAGAAAAGAAATTAAATATTGGGACGGTAATAAAAGAGATCAAGAATGGGCAGAAGGCGTATTTGCTGGTCCAGACCATTATAATACTGTAAAGTCAACATTAGGAGCTGGTCCTCATAAGAAAGCTGTTAAGAAAGTAAGATGGACTCAAAGGAAATATGACCAATGGTTAGAAGACGTTGCATCAAACGACGGTTGGAAGAATGCCTATGATATGGCACAAAACGCCCAATTCGAACCAGGTCTTATTGATTGGGTTGAGAAAAACTTTAGAGGTGATGATCCAATGCAAAGAATCCAATGGGATATTGAAGCATTTGCAGAATCAACATCCACTAAACTGACTCATTTAAAATCTATTAATGAAGATGTTATTTTAGATAAAGAAACAGATGATGAAATATTCGATTCAGAAACATACTATACAATAAGTAAGGTTTTAGCTATTGCTAGAAAATCTAAAGAATGTAAAGAAGCATACAAAAGAGAATCTAACTTCGGTAATGGTTTACAAATGGCTGAACGTTTAAAAAAGGAATTTCCAAAAATTCAATTCAAATGTAGAGTTTATAGATCAGAATGGAATTATGGAGGTAACTTATGTTTGAGCATTGAGCTTCGAGGAAAATCATGGAAACATGAAGTATTTAAGTTTCAGTCTAACAACTCAACGCGTAAACCTAATTATTCATTTGCAAAATTATTCAATGGAACCAAAAAAGTATCAACTGGAAAGGTAGAAGATGATTGGGGTATGGGAACTGTACATGGTTCTTATCAATCTATTTCTAGCTTTGATAAATTTATGGATGATGTAGTTGGAGTTTTCAAAGATTACAAAAGAGTAAACGGAGTAGAATTTGACATGAAAACTATCCTAGCAGGTTTTAAAGCTAATGATAAAATATTAGCCGAATGGACTAGATTAAAGCCAAGAATCGAAAAGCAATATGACATCGCAAAGGCAAGCGGAAGAAAAGCACATAGAAGAATAGAATTAAGAATGCCTTATATTAGAACGGCTGAAAAGAAAGTTTATTATAAGACTGACGAGCCAAGAGAATTAAGACATCCTGATGAATATGGAGAAAGCGCTTATAATATTATAGATGGAAGAGATTACGCTAAGTACGAAGCTGCTCAAGCTAAGGTTTCAGATATGATTGAAAAGTTTTGTAAGAAACATAACTTTGAATTTGTATGGGCTGCTAGCTGGTAATCTTTAAAATATTTAAACAATTTAAGAATGCTCTGTATAACTACAGAGCATTTTTTATTAATAGAGTATGGACAAGATGAGATTCGCATTAATTGCGCACGATAACAAAAAAGCAGACATGGTAGCATTTGTATCTAAGAGATTAGATTTCTTTAACAGTGATGCAGTAGACATAGTTACCACAGGAACTACGGGGAAAAAGGTAGAGCATGCTGGAATTGATAGAGTTTCTACTGTTCAAAGTGGTCCTCTAGGTGGAGATGCTGAAATAGCGGCAATGGTAGTTAGAGGAGAAATCACAGGCGTAATATTCATGAGAGACCCTCTAGATAAACATCCACATGATGTAGATATATCAATGCTAATGAGACTTTGCGATGTCCATGACATCCCCTTGGCTACCAACTACAGCACTGCAAGTATTCTTATCAAGTGGTATAGATCTAAATATAAAATATAAACAATTTAGTTTTTTTAAGTATAATACAATATGGATAACATTATCTTCAGACCCGAAAACTTTAACACATGGTCAATTCAAGCGATAGAGAAAATCGAAACTGTGATTGATTCATGTTCTAGTCTTTCCCATCTAGATGGAGCTAGAAAATTAGTTGATAACTTTACTATCATCACTGCACTTGAAGAAGATGATGAAAAATCTATTGAAATAATTATTCACCAGTTGTGGCTCAGAATTAAGTTACAAGAAAATAAAATAAATGGATCAAAATAAAGGTAAAATAGGATTTACAGCAGGGAACTTCGATCTTCTTCACCCTGGATATATTTACACATTCGAAACAGCAAAAGAACACTGTGATTACTTTATGGTATTTCTGCAAAGAGATCCTTCGGAAACTAGATTTACTAAATACAAGCCAGTAATTCCATTATACGAAAGATATAAAACTTTAATGGCTATTAAATACGTAGACGAAGTAGTTACATATCAAACAGAAGAAGATCTTATTAACTTAATGGAATTTTATAAACCAGATGTTAGAATTTTAGGAGATGATTACATTGGTAAAAGATTCACAGGAGATCACATGCCAATTGAGGTTATTTATACAACTAGATCACATAATTGGTCTACGACAAGAATTAAAGATTTAATAACTAAGCAAACCATCTTACAGAATCCTTCTATTATAGAAGAAAACGTAAAGTCATTAACAGCTGATGAAGCGGCTAAAATAATTAATAACAAATGAGAATAATAGTAACTGGTGGATTTGGATTTATAGGATCTGAATTTGTAAACACGATTGGTAGAAAAAACCCAACAGCAGAAATTGTAGTAGTTGATAAAATGACTTATGCTGCAAATCCAAATAACATTAAAACTAAAGTAACATTAATTCAGAAAGATATTTGCGAAGTAACAGTAGAAGATCTAGGAGAATATGATTTCCTTGTTCACTTCGCAGCTGAGAGTCATGTAGATAATTCTATTAAAGACGGAAGACCTTTCGTTAGAACAAACGTTGAAGGAACGTTCAATCTTTTAGAGTGTGCTAGACAAAACCCTAATCTTAGAAAATTTATTCATATTTCTACAGATGAAGTTTACGGCGACATGGACGACATTAGTAAGGACGTAGTAGCGGATGAAGAATTTCCGCTAGTAGCTTCTTCTTATTATTCGGCGACTAAAGCATCATCAGACATGCTAGTCCTTTCAGCTAACAGAACATTTGATCTTCCATATATTATTACCAGAACATGTAACAATTATGGTGCTCATCAACATAAAGAAAAATTTATCCCAACTATCATGCGCTCTATTAAAGAAGGAAAGAAAATTCCTGTTTATGGAGATGGAAAGCAAGTTAGAGAATGGATGGACGTAACAGACAACACTTTAGTTATTTATAACTTAATGATGTCAGACCGAATTAACGAAGTATTTAATATTGGTTCAGAGGAAAGATACACTAATTTAGAAGTTATTGAAATGATAGGAAACATCATGGGCAAAACTCCTGAATTTGAATTTGTAGCAGACCGTCTAGGACATGATAGAAGATACGCACTTAATAGCTCAAAGGTAAATGCTATTTTAGGAGAAATGATCCCTTTATCCTTTGAAGAATTTTTAAAAGAAGAAACATTTAAACTACTAGAAACTCAATTATGAATAAGAAATTAATCGAAATGCTAAGAGCTAGTGCCTTAGCTGAAAAATCAAAAGCACTTTTATCTTTAGATCTTTTAGGAAATAAAGGATCTGGTATTGGAGATCACTCAACTGGTGATTTCTATAAAAATGCAGAAGAAGCTTTATCAATGTTAGTTGACGCTGATGATAAGTTAGAAGCACTTGACAAGTATTTTCCAGAAGATTTGTAAAACATTGCACTTTTTTTGAAAAAAAGCAGCCCGAGATTTTTTTATCTCGGGTTTTTTTGTTATATTAGTATAGTAATTAATAAACAAAGCAATAAATGAAAAGATATTCGAAAGGAATTAAAACCAACGACCACACATTAACAGATGTATTTTCAGCCTATGAATGTAATAGAGAAACTCAATTCGTAGAAGCCTTTTTTGGCAAAGAAGAAATGAACACTGTAATCGAAGCATGTGGTTTATCCAGCATTGAAGATATAGACAGAAAATTAGAAACACCTATCACAATTGGAATGGCAACCAAAAGAGCTGATCTTACGTTTGAAGACGAAGGACAGATGTATTATTTTGAAGTGATGAGTCAATCTCAAAAGGGTAAATGGGACAATGATCACCATGAACAGTTCTATCTTAAATCCAATAGACTTAAACAGGATTACGAACAAGTATATTCATTTGCAATTGCGTTTAAAGAATTCGATGCACCCTATCTTAATGAATTTTCTAAGATGGAAGATTCTTATGCTATACATCTAAGGTTCAATGATCAAGGTTATTTTGCAGATGTATATGGAATAGAAGAAAAGAAGGAAAAGGTTTCAGTTAAACTCGCTTCGCTTGAAGAGCTTGGTTTAAAATGGATGAAAGTCGCTTCATCTGAAATGGGATTCAAAAATAGAAAAGAATTACCACACCGCAGTAGATACCTTTATATTGGAAAGGCTTATACTGGTTCTAGATTGGGTATAGAATGGGTTATTAATCAAAAGAACCATGACCTTGGAATTAAAATATCAGGATATTTAGTTAAAGATCATGGACTTACTAGAATCATAGATGAAACAGGAAAGATAATTGATAGTATAAAATCTAAAGTTCCAGGTTTTGAATTCGTAAAAGAAAGCACAGGTGCAAATGATAAAACAATTTCATTTAAATTTGATAACACTGATTTCTCAGAAGAAAATGTAAAGCTGCTAAAGGATATCACAGTTGCTTTCGCCGAAGAATTAGGAATAGAAAACTTACTAAAATAAAACAAAGATGAGCAAAGAAGACGTAAAGGTATTGGTTAATCTACTAACCAATGCAGCAGATGAAATTAAGTATGCAAACATGGACCACGAAACACAATTCGCGTATAACGAAGGAATTGAAGATCTAATAATTCTAGTAGAATCAAAATTAGAAAAATTAGCCGTAAACAAAACGCATATATAGAGTATAATAATTAAACACATTCTTATGAAAAGTATCTTAGAAGAAGCAAACGAAATTGTAAACAACAGGAGTGAAGAAGCGGATCGTAATTACGGTCCTTTTTCAGAAGGCATGGACAGAGCTGCCCTAATATTTAAAGGTATGACAGGCCATGATGTAAGTGGCGCTGATATGTTTAAAGCATTAGTTGCTCTTAAGTTTTCAAGAGAAAGTTACAATCATAAAAGAGATAATCTCTTAGATGCAGTAGCATACATTCAAGGTTTAGATAATTACGAAAACGGAAAATAAATGAAAGTACAGGTAAGAAGAACCGAGTATCGATATATTGCCGAAGCAACTCCTATCGTAACATTAGACACTGAAAAATTCCCTAATTATAAAGGAGCAACCGAAGAAGAATTCGTTCAATACTTAGCAGAAAACTATTGGGAGCTGGAAGGAATGGACGAATTAGTAGGAACTGATATCGGGGTAAATGACGAAGAAACACATAACGCATTAGGAGATTTAGTCTATTCCGAAATGGACGTATATTCTGATTCATCTGAAAAAGGATATGAAGGAGAAATACAAATAGGAGAAGAAGACCAATCATACAGAAAACATGGAGGATTTAACATAAAACACGGATCACAAATATGAAAATAGCATTAGTATTAGCAAAAGGAGTTGAAGGTTGTGGACTCACAAGACACACAATCGAATTTTATAATTGGCTTATAAAAGAAGGCCATGATGCCACGATTTATGCAGCGGTAGAAAAGAAATGGCCTCGCCATAAAACTACAGATATTGTTTGCACTGAATTTAAAAGAAAGGATATTCCTAATATCGCTAAAGAACTTGAAAAAAGTGATGTAGTATATTACACATCGTATCCGCATAAATCAGTAGGAGATGAATTCAACGAAGATTTTATTGAGCACTGTATTTATGGTTTAGAAAATCCTATTAAAATAGGAAACTGCTTAGATCATAACACTGCAAACTTAGCAAAGAATTATAAGTATTGGGAAATCATGAAATCAATGGACGCTATGTTCAACTATTCTGCAAGATCTAATTTTGCAAATAAATTAAGAGAACATGCACCTGATACTCCATTAATCGAAATGAATCTTAATCCTTATGACTATGATGCATGGTCTAATATTGTGGTTCCAGTTGAAGAACAAGAAAGAAGAACTACATACTTTGGAAGATTTGCTGGATTTAAAGATCCTTTTAGAATGTTCGATATTATGGAACTATTGAAAGGTAATAATTTCGTAACAGAATGTAGAGGAGTTGAAAGATCTATTGGAGCTCTTCCTATGTTTTTACAAGAAGATAGAAAAACTCTAAGAGAAGATATCTTTGAAGTTCATGAAATCAAAAACCCTGTTACATATCCACAAGTCGAAGACAGAATGTATATGTATGGGCCTTATAATTTAGCAGAAGGAATGGCAGAACTTGGAAAATCAATGTTCGGTGCAGAATTCTTTAACTTACCAGAAAGACTCTATGGTTCAATGATTGAATATGCAATGTGTGAGGTTATTGCAGCGGGAACTATACCACTATTTGACAAACACTGGGGAACTCACGTTATTCACAGAACAGAAGGAGTTCCTTTCATAGAACTTGAAGATTTTGCAATCTTCGTAGACAAAGAAGATATTGCAGCTTCTATTCCACAGATTTTAGAATTAGCAAACAATAACGAAAGAAGAGAAGAGTTTAGAAAAAACTCTTTAAGATTAGCTAAATTACACAACGCGCCAGAAGTTGTTAACAATGATCTCTTTGAAGCTATTAACAATGTTAATAAAAGATCAGTAGAAAAACCAGTAGAATTAAAAACAGATTCATTATTTTAAGTAGAATAATAAGTAACATTAAAAAGTAGCGAAAAAATGGCAAACATTGACAACGAATGTAAAGATCTAGAAGTAAAAGATTTTTACGACCAATCAACAACACACTTAGCAGATATCATGGAAAACCAAAAGAAGATGCAAGAGCAGACTTATGGTTTTAACTTTGATAATATGACAATCCGAGAAATTATGGATTTCTGGCACTGTAACACACATGCAGTAGTTGACGAAATTCATGAAATGACAGATGCTCTAGGCGGTATTAAAGACGGAAGTGGTAATGCAGTATGGAAATACTGGAAAAAAGACTTCACTAAGTATGATAAGTTAAAAATTTCTGACATGTCCGAAGGCGACAAAAAAGAATTGTATATGGAATGGGTAGACATTCTACACTTCTTTATTAATTACGCCGCTTCAATTGGGCTAGATGCTAAAACAGCATACAACTACTACTTCGCAAAAGCAGAAGAGAATGTTAACCGTCAGAAAAATAACTATTAATGATATTAGATATTGAACAGAGAGACAGGGATGTTATCATCTCTTACTACGACACCGAAGGTAAAGTAGCATTTAAACAATATCCAATTTCACAGTATCAGAACTGGTATGTATGTAATGATAATGATAAAGGCAGAAGTCTAGATCATAAAAACTGGGATGGCAGATCAGTCAAACTAGGAAGTGCAAGAAGATATAATAAGTTTTCTTTAACTTATTTCTTAGATTCATTACCCGCAAAGGATAAAGAAGAAATCTTTGCATACAATATGCCTAAAACATACTTCGTCGATATTGAAACTGAAATCGTAGATGGCTTTCCAAAAGCTGAAGAAGCTAAAAGTAGAATCCTATCATTTTCCATAATTACACCAGAACATAAAGCTATTGTATTAGGATTGGAAGATATGGATTCTAAAAGCATCCAAAAAATTGAAGACGATACTAATAAGTATTTCAAAGACTTTGATCAGGATTGGGAATTCAAATATCAGAAATTCGAGTCAGAATATGACATGGTCTATACGTTCTTAATGAAGTTCCTACCTAAGTTTCCAATGATGACAGGCTGGAACTTTATTAATTATGATTGGCAATATATTGTAAACAGATGTAAAAGATTACAAATTGATATTGCTGAAGTTTCTATGACACAATCTTTGGATAGAAATGACAGCAGACCCTTACATATTGGAATCTTAGATTACATGCAATTATATGATAAGTATGATAGAAGTGTAAAGGTAAAAGAATCTAATGCACTTGATTATGTCTCAGGTCAAGTTCTTAATGTTAACAAGATTAAATTTACAGGATCTCTACAGGATTTATATAGGGATGATTTTGTAAAATACATTTACTACAATGTAGTCGATTCCGTATTGGTTTATTATATAGATCAAAAGTTGAAATCGATGGAAGTTCTTTTAACCTTGGCAAACATCACAAAGATGCCTCTATATAAAGCAGCATCGCCAGTGGCAGTTACAGAATCTCTGATTGCACGAAAATTATCAGAAGAAGGTAAACGAATTGGATCTGAAAAGAAGGAAGACAGTGAAAAGAATGCACAATATGCCGGTGCTTATGTAAAAGAACCCATTACTGGATATTATGCAGGTGTAAGTGCATTTGACTTTGCATCACTATATCCTTCTATAATGAGACAATTTAATATTTCACCTGACGCCTTTGTTGAAAAGGTAGCAAAGCATGAAGTCGCTGAGCGAAGAAAGGATAAAGAAGTAATCGTTTGTGAAAACGGAGTAGTCTATAAACAAGAGACTTCAATGTTAAAGAAAATTCTAGGAGATTTATATGATCAGCGTAAAGATTATAAACAAACCTCATACGAATATTTCACTAAAGCCGACAGACTTAAAAAAAGATTAAGATAATCTTTTTGTCTCGAGAGGCAGTCCATTATTCTACATGAATATATAGACTACTAACGAGACCAATCTGTTACCAGTTGGTCTTTTGTAGACTTTAGGAACTAGTTAAAAAATTTAAGAAAACATAATTTATGAAACCATCAATATTTAAAGAAAGAATAGAATACAAACCGTTTGAATATCCAGTATATTATACTGAAGGATGGTTAAAACAAGCACAGGCGTTTTGGTTACATACCGAAATTTCAATGCAAGGCGATGTCAAGGATTGGAATGAAACACTTACAGATTCTGAAAAGAATTTAGTTGGAAATATTCTTTTGGGGTTTGCACAAACTGAATGTGCAGTTTCAGATTATTGGACAGGGATGGTTACTGATTGGTTTCCTAAATGGGAAATCAAACACATGGCAATGTTGTTTGGTTCTCAAGAAACTATTCATGCAACCGCTTACTCTTATTTAAATGAAACATTAGGCCTTGAAGATTTTGAAGCATTCTTACATGAACCAACAACAGCAGAAAGATTCGATTATTTAATGAATACAGAAGCAGAATATACTCATGAAGACCTTTTGAAAAATCCAACAGCTAGGAAGGATGTTGCTAGATCTTTAGCAATATTCAGTGCATTTGGAGAAGGAGTTGCATTATACTCTTCATTCGCCGTTCTTTATTCTTTTCAAATGAGAAATAAACTTAAGGGAATCGGACAACAAATGAAGTGGTCAGTTAGGGATGAATCTCTTCATTCAAAAATGGGTTGTCAATTATTTAACCACATGTGCGAAGAATATACTGATCTTAGAGATTCAGTTCAATCTCAAGTAGAAGAAGCAGCTAAGTTAATGGTTGAAATGGAAATGAAGTTTATTGATAAGATGTTTGAAATGGGAGATTTAGAAAATCTTAAGAAAGAAGATCTTAAAGAATTTATTAAGAAAAGAGCTAATGAAAAATTAGCAGAAATAGGATATCAATCTATCTTTGAATACAATGAAGAAAGTGCTTCAGAATTAGATTGGTTCTATCACTTAACAGGTGGACATACACATACGGATTTCTTTGCAGTAAGACCTACTGATTATTCTAAAGCAGGCGAAGATGAAAACTGGGATGAAGACGATTTGTTTTCATAACAAATCAATAATTCTAATATAAAATATATGATGATAAGAAATTACAACGACGCACCAAACCCCGAATACAATGAAAAGGGAAAAGAAAGAAACTTCGGAGAATCTGAAGGATGGAAATTAGGAGTAGACTTCCCAGTATGGGCTAATACTGAAGTTTATGTAAAAACTGTTTCTAAGGGATATTTACTAGAAGGAGAAACTCCAAAGGATGCATACTGGAGAGTATCGACAACAGTTGCACAAAGATTAAGAAAGCCAGAATTAGCAAGTAAATTCTTTGATTATATGTGGAAAGGATGGTTAAATCTTGCAACTCCAGTTTTTTCAAACACGGGTTCAGAAAGAGGTCTTCCAATTTCATGTTTCGGTATAGATGTAGCAGATTCAATTCACGATATAGGTTCAAAGAATTTAGAATTAATGTTACTTGCTAAACATGGAGGCGGTGTTGGTATCGGAGTAAATCAGATAAGACCGGCAGGAGCAACCATTACAGGAAACGGAACTTCAGACGGAGTAGTTCCATTTATAAAAATTTATGATTCTACTATTTTAGCAACTAATCAAGGTTCAGTAAGAAGAGGTGCAGCGTCAGTCAATATAGATATAGAACATGATGATTTTTGGGAATGGTTAGAGGTTAGAGAACCTAAGGGTGATGTAAATAGACAATGTTTAAACGTACATCAATGTATCGTAGTATCTGACGGGTTTATGCAAAAGATCGAGGCTGGAGATAAAGAAGCTCGTAAAAGATGGGCCGCTGTGATTAGAAAAAGAAGAGCAACAGGAGAACCTTATATAATGTTTAAGGGTAATATCAATAGAATGAATCCGGATGCGTATAAGCAAAATGGTTTAAAGGTTTATATGACTAACATCTGTTCTGAGATTACTTTACACACCGATGAAAATCATTCATTTGTATGTTGTTTATCTTCTGTGAATCTTAAAAGATATGAAGAATGGAAAGATACTGATTTAATCTATACTGCAACTTACTTTTTAGATGGAGTTCTTCAGGAGTTTATTCATAGAGCGAAATATATGAGAGGCTTTGAAAATGCAGTAAGATCCGCTGAAAAAGGTAGAGCATTAGGTTTAGGAGTTCTCGGATGGCATACTTATTTACAAGATAGAAATATTCCATTCGATTCTTTGACAGCTCAATTTGAAACTAGAAAGATATTTTCTCAAATCAAAGTAGAAAGTGAAAGAGCAAGTAGAGATTTAGCTACAGAATTTGGAGAACCTCTTTGGTGTGTAGGAACTGGAATGAGAAACACACACTTAAGAGCAATTGCTCCTACTGTTTCTAATTCTAAATTAGCAGGAAATGTTTCACCAGGCATTGAACCATGGGCAGCAAATGTATTTACTGAACAAACTGCAAAAGGAACTTTTATTAGAAAGAACCCTGCACTTGAAAATATGTTAACTAAGATCAAGCAAAATAAGAAAACAGTATGGGACAAAATACTAGAAGACGGTGGTTCAGTTCAAGGCGTTGATGTATTAGGAGAATATTGGGTAAAGGAAGGAAGTAGTGATGCCCCGATTAAGCAAGCCACTTATGACAAATTAACAGATCACGAAAAGGATCTTTATATTTCTGTTAAAGATGTATTTAGAACCTTTAAAGAAATTAATCAAATGGAATTAGTTAAACAAGCTGGTGTAAGACAACAATATATTGATCAAGCAGTTTCATTAAATTTAGCTTTTCCTACACAGGCTGAACCTAAATATATTAATCAAGTTCATTTAGAAGCTTATAAGCAGGGAATAAAAACTCTTTATTATATGAGAACAGAATCTGTATTAAGAGGAGACATCGCACAGCGAGCAATGGAAGATTGTTTAGCATGTGATGGATAAGATTAGTTGTGGTTAAGTCCACTTCTTAGGACCGAGATAGTTCTCGGATCGAGGCCAGGAGTTCGCTACTTCCTGGCCTCACTTTTTTTACTGAAACTATTTGTGATTTTTGTGTAGAATAATAAACAAATAAAAATTATACATTCATGAAAATTTCAATCAGTAAGGTCGATTCAAACAACTTCATCGGCTTCGTTAATAGACTTAAAGTAATTGATTCTTTTGTCTATTTTAAATTAAAAGATGGTGTCGTACAGGCATCCGCTTATTTACCACAAAGAGATGCTGTTAAGCATCACAGAATGCCGATTTCTCAAGTTTTTCAAATCGAAGATGGTGAAATCTCTACAGACAAAGAATTAAAGATTGCATTCTTTGACGCTTCTAAAATAACAGATGCATTCAAACAATTTGACTATGATGCTATTTCAGCTGAAATCGAATTCGTTGAAAACGAAGAAGATTGTGTTGCAACTACATTCAAAATATTTAATGATGAATTAGAAATTACACTTGCATGTTCAGAGCCATCTTTAGGTTATAAAGATCTAACTGATGCACAGATTCAAGGTATCTTTAACACCGAAGCTTCTACTTTTAAATTCGATTTAGATTACACTTCACTTGCAAAGGTAAGAAACCTATTCTCTTTAGATAAAGAAGAAACGTTCTCAATAAATGCAAACGGAAATGGTGTAAAGCTTTTAGGAAAAACCTACAACATGTTAGTAACACCAGATTATGACGGTGAATCAGGAACTAACGTTACATTATTCAAAAAATATCTTAACCTTTTAGATAAAGAAGATTACACTGCCCATGTATTAGACAATAGAGTAGTTCTTAGATCTAATGATTCAGAAACTTTGCTAACGATTGCAACTTGCCAAACAGCAGAGTAATTTATGGATATAAACACACTAATTAACAAGCCCGAAGACGACCTTACACGGGATGAAATGCAAACCTTGGCGGATCACTATCAAACAATGTCCGCCAAGTTTACTGCATACGAACAGGCCGTTAAAGTAACTCTTAACTCGATCTATGGTGCATTTGGTAATAAGTGGTTTCACTTTTTTAATATAGACATTGCAGAATCTATTACACTACAAGGACAGAATGCAATTCTATATTCTGAAAAGATTCTTAATAAATATTTTCAAGAGTTTTGGCCTAAAGATACTGTGGTCCATGAACATTTCAATATTTCTATTAAGAATAAATTAGTAAGACCTTCCGTGGTTTATATTGATACAGATTCATGTTACGTTCAGTTTGAAGAAATGTATGAATCTATTGAATGGCTAGGAGATAATAAACTACCAATTGATAAGTTTATTATGGAATTATATACGTTCAGAATCAAAGACTATATCACGAAATGTATGGCAAAGTATGCCGAAGTTACGAACACAGACAACTTTTTATATTTCGATTTAGAAACAATTGCATATTCAGGAATATGGTTAGCTAAAAAGAAATATTTACAAGACATTGCATGGGAAGATAAGCTCGAAGTAGACGATAGATACCCTTCTCTTAAGAAGATTAAGACGATTGGATTTGATACTATTCAATCTTCTACTCCTACATTAGCAAGAAAGCATTTGACTGAAGCTCTTAAATTGATTTTATCTGAAAAGCCAACTGCAGAGATGTTAAGTAGATTAGTTTCTTTTTTGAAAACGGCAAAGAAAGAGTTTAAGATGTCTAATGTTGATGAAATAGCTTTCAATAAAAGAACTAATAATATTGAAAAATACATTGTAGATGATACGATAGAATTTCAATATGGTTTAAAATGTCCTCCGAACGTCAAGGCAGCAGGATTCTATAACTTCTTAATGAATCAGAATCCAAAATATAAAAACAAGTATAAAATGATTGGTAATGGCGAAAAGCTAAAATTATATCATTGTAAACATAATGTATGTGAAATGTATGCATATCAACCAGGTGCCCATCCTTATGAAATTGCACCACAGGTAGATTATGAAACACAATTTGAAAAATCTGTAATAGATCCTATCAATAGAGTATTATCTTCAGTAGGTCTTCAGAGACTAAACAGAAATCTAATATATTCATCTTCATTATTCTAAAAATAAACAAAATGGATTTTAAAAGTAAAATAATAGAATTGGTTGAACAAACCCCTAATAATTATGAATTAGGAGATAAGGTAAGAAAAATGATTTGGCCTTTAATTTTTAAAGAAAAAACAATTTCAAATGATCCTAAACAAATTAGTATCTTTGACGAAATAGAAGAAAGAAAAAACAATGCTTGATCCAAATAATCTTACGGAAGAACAGAATGTATTTGTTGCAAAATACAAAACACTCTATAATAGGCTAGTTTCTCTTCAAGAAAAAATGGATTCTATGAAAAAGGAATCCGATGTTCTTATTAAAGAACTCGAAACACTAAGAAAACAAGAAAAAAACATATTTAAAAATGGCAAAAAATAAAGACTTTACATTCGACGATTTAAATAAGCAATTAGCTGATTTAAATCCATTAGGATCTATCATGGAAACTTCAAACTTTTCAAAGGTAACAGATTGGATTCACACAGGAAATTATCATTTGAACGCATGTGTATCAGGTTCATTATTTAAAGGATGGCCAAACAATAGATCATCATCTATCGCTGGTCCTTCAGGAACAGGTAAAACATTCTTAATGTTAAACACAGTTAGAGAAGCTATTGATAAAGGATATAGTGTAATTTATTATGATTCTGAAGCAGCCGTTGATAAGGAACAAATGGAAAAGTTTGGAATTGATACTTCCAAAGTAAATTACCAACCTACAAATACAGTTCAAGATTTTAGAACTTCTGTAACTACAATTACTAAGAAAATGCAAGATGCTAAAAGAGCAGGTGGTGAAGTTCCTAAAGTAATGATTATTTTAGATTCAGCCGGTAACTTAGCGACTGCGAAAGAAATAGCAGATGCAGCAAGTGGTTCTGACAAATCAGATATGACTAGATCTAAGGTTTTAAAATCTATCTTTAGAATTATAATGACTCCATTAGCAGATCTTAAAATACCTTTCTTATTTACAAACCATACATACCAATCTCAATCCTTTATTCCAATGCAAATCGCAGGTGGTGGAACAGGACCACAGTATGCAGCATCAATTGTACTGATGTTAAACAAGGCTCAATTAAAGGACGGAGCTGAAAAAGTAGGTATTATAGTTACGGCTAAACCTGATAAAAATAGATTTGCAAAGCCACATCCTATTAAGTTTCACTTAAACTTTACAGAAGGTATGAATCCTTATGTTGGATTAGAACAATATGCTACATGGGATATTTGTGGAATTACTAGAGGAAATATTGTAAAAGGAGAAAAGATTCCAAAGGCAACAGCAAGAACATGGATATGTAAACACCTAGATCATACTGTTGCGAATAAAGATTTCTTTTCTGAAATGGTATTTACACAAACCGTACTAGAGCAAATCGAATCGCACATTCAACCTTTGTTTAATTACAACACTGAAATTTCTGAAATTGACGTAGAAGAAATGTTAGAAGATAGTGAAGCATAATGAAGTTGAACATAAACAAGATAAACGAAGATAAGCTTCCAATTAAATATATTCTGGGAATACAAGAAGAATTAGAATCTTTTCCCGATGCATTTGACATTATGCATATATTTATAACTAGAGCAGTGAGACAGCCTGACAGACAAAAGGCGTCTTTCACCAAACATGCTCTCAATAAATATTTCGCAAAGGGGAAAAATGAAAATGTAGAATCCGGATTAAATGAAGCAATTGGTATGGGACTAATAGAACAAACCAATTCGAACGAAGGTAAAGAAGCTTATAAAATATTAATTAACCCATTCCTATGATAACAATTAGAGACAACTTTATTAAAGATGAAAAACTCCTCAGAGATATTGCAAATGATAACACATTTTTTGCAGATCCAGGTGTTTATTACTGGTGGAAAGGATGGTTCAACGAAGAACCAGGCCATGAACCTACAGTAAAACAAAGGCTTATATCAGCTATTTGGGCAAATGATTGCCCAATATCTGAAGTATGGGATATAGCAGGATTTGAATATTGGACAGGTATTCAGTCTGCTAATCCTACATTAGGACATAAGGACAATTTAGGATTTCATTTTGATAAAGATGAATCTTGGTTCAAGAAAACCAACGGAGAAGAAATAGTAAGACCTGTAATAGGCACTGTATATTATCCGCCACAACCTGAGTTTGAAGGAGGAGAATTAATAGTTCATACTGCAGGAAAGGATAAAGCGCCTGATGTAATTCAAACCCGACCTAATAGATTAATTATATTTAGAGCAGGTGATGATGTCCATGCAGTCGATACGGTTACTAAGGGAACTAGAAAGGCAATTGCAATTAATTTATGGTCAGATGTACCTTTTGCAAAAACAAATGGTGATTTAGTGGTAGAACAAGTATAAAAACTATAATATGAAATTTGGACCTGATTTTGAAAAAATATTCTTTAAATTATCTTTACAGAAACCCAAGTATCTAGGAAATATTAAACGAGGATTCTACACCTCAGAAGATATTGACTTAATACACTTCCTTGCTACTAAGTTCTATGATAAGTTTCATGAAACTCCTTCTAACGAGCAAATGAAACTGCTTATTAAGAATGATAAGATTTCAGGAAAGGTTGAAGAGTCTATTATAGATATTGTATATAATGTAGACCTTGACCAATATGACGAAGAATGGTTAACTTCTACAGCCGAAGCATGGATTAAATGGCGTAACTTTGATAATACTCTTATAGATACTATCGAGTATATTAAAACAACTGAAGTAACACCGGATAATGCAGACTCGATCATCTCTAAGGTTAAAACTTTAATTAATGATAGAAACTCTATCGTATTTAACTCTGACCTAGGATTAGACTTCTTTAAACCAGAGGATCACTCTTTCGAAGATGCCGTTAAAGTATCTACAGGATATAACTTTTTAGATCGAGCCTTAAATGGTGGTTATGATAAAGATGGTTCTTTAGTTGTTTATGTAGGTGAACAGAATATCGGTAAATCAATTTACCTTGCTAACGATGCCGCTAATTTTGTAAAGATGGGAACAAACACTGCGGTAATCACTGCAGAAATGTCAGCTATTAAATTTATGAAAAGAATCGGTTCTAATTTACTAAGCATAAATATTTCAGACTACGAAGAAAAATCTAAAAATTCTGATTTGATCAAAAGAAAATTAGAAACAGTAGGAGACGGCTTTACTCCCCCTGGTCAATTATTTGTAAAACAATTTCCAACATCACAGGCGACTGTTCCAGATATTGAAGCATACTTAAAGCAAATTGAAGAAGAAAGAAAAATAAAACTAGGTGCAGTAGTTATTGACTATATTAATATTCTTTCTAATTTTAGAAATCCTAATTCTGAAAACACATATCTTAAGATCAAGCAGATTGCAGAAGATCTTAGAGCAATGGGTGTAAGAAACGGATGGCTAATTGTAACAGCAACACAGATTACAAGAAACGGTTATAATTCAAGCGATATCACAATGACAGATGTTGCAGAATCAGCAGGTCTATCACATACTGCAGATATTATGCTTGGTATTATACAAGACGATATGATGAGAGCTAGTTATGAATACTGGCTTAAAATATTGAAAATACGAGACGGTGAAGGTAGAGGATCTAAATGTAAATTAGGAATTAACTATAATTACATGAGACTTACAGAGACCGATGAAGTTACTAATTCTAACATACACAGCTTATAATTATGAGAACAAAAAGAGATAAAATATTTGACAACACTTTCGAAGACGGCGGAGACTTTGAACTAAATGGAACTATTTCATTTAACCTTAATCCACAATACACGGATAACAGAGACGAAGAAGATAAAATAGAAAGTGAACAAATCAGAAATAAGATTCATGAATTAATAGAGGCTTCAAGATTTAAGAAGTTTAATGAGGTAGATGAATTTCAGCAGATAACTAAATTAAGAAAATTAGACATAAATGAAGTGTATGGGTTTATGTATGACGAACTAAGCACAAAGTTTTCTATAATAGATTTATTTTCAGAACTATGCGATTACTTTAATATCAATCCAACTAAATTTTATTCTTCACTAAGTAACAAATATAAGGAAGCCCTTATTCAAGAACTTGACAAGAAAACAAACGTCTTAAAAAGAAAGAACATAAATAAACTTTTCTAAAAATGATAGAGCCAAAGGTATTAGAGAAACCAGTAAATAGAATCTGGATTCTCGGAGATATGCACCTTGGAGTTCGTTCTAATTCTCTGGAATGGTTACAGACACAGAAAGATTTTTACGAAAACCAATTTATTCCAACACTAAAAAGAGATGTCAAAGAAGGCGACATTTTAGTTCAGGTTGGAGACGCATTCGATAATAGACAAAGTATAAACTTAAGAGTTCTGCACTATGCAGTAGATCTTTTTGAAAGATTAGGTGAAATTTTGCCAGTTCATGTTATATGCGGTAACCATGATATATGGGCTAAAAAATCCAATGATGTAAGTTCAATAGATTCTTTAAAGTGGATTCCTAACGTTGCAGTATATAAGGAACCTAGGGAATTTAAATGGGGAGGAAAGAAAGTTCTCTTAATGCCATGGAGAAGAGATTCCACACATGAAGCAGAAACACTTGCACAATTTCCAAATTCAGATATTGTATTTTGCCATTCTGAAGTTTCAGGAGTTTCTTTAAATTCTAAAGTTAAAAACCACCATGGAACAGATACTATTTCTTATAAAAACTATGATGCAGTTTATTCAGGACATATTCATTATAGACAAACTAAAGGAAAGTTAAGATTAGTAGGAACTCCTTACGAATTAACAAGATCTGATTCGGGTAACACTAAGGGCTTTGATATGGTTGATCTAGGAACCATGGAAGAAACCTTTTACGAAAATACTATATCACCTAAGTTCGTAAAGTTTTATCTTACAGGTCTTTACAATGTTTCTCTTGGTGAATTTAAAGATAAGATTAGAAATAATTATGTAGATTTATATGTTCCTTCTAATATTGCAACAACAAGTGCACTGTCAAGATTAATAAACAAAATACAAAAAATAGGTAGAAGAATAGAACCAAACATATATGAATTAGATTCTTTCTTAGATAAGGACTTATATGATATGGATGAAATAGAAGATCTCTATAAGAACTATAACATTCTACACCTATGTAATACGTTCGTTGATGGTCTTCCACATGATGACGAAACTAGAGAAAGAGTTAAGACTAGTTTAAAAAACTTGCATGATAAGTGTGCATATAATTACGATAACGAAGCATGAAAATCAAATCAATAGAATTTAAAAACTTTGCATCATACGGAAATTCAATTCAAAGGATAGAATTCGAAGATGATAAAGCGGAGTTGTTATTAACTCTTGGTAAAAATGGTCATGGTAAAACTACCATCGCCAATGCAATAGTATATGCGCTATACGGTAAAGTTGAAGGTGTTAAGATGGCGGACCTTCCTAATAGAATTAATAAGGAATTATGGGTAAGAATAGAACTTCAATGTAAAGGAACTATAGTAGAAATCGAGAGAGGTTTGATGCCTAATAGATTTAAAGTTCTTTTAAATGGAATTGAATTTGATAAAGCAGGTAAGAAATCAGTTCAGGATTATTTAGAAGAAGAGATATTCGGAATCCCATATCATGTATTTAAAAACATTATAATTTTATCTGTAAATGATTTTAAGTCGTTCTTAACAATGACAAATCATGATAAAAGACAAATCATCGATAAAATGTTTGGATTCTCCATCCTTAATGATATGCAAAAGCAGATTAAAGATGAAAGAAGAGATCTTAAAATAGAATTAGATTCTTATGAAAAAGAATTAAGCCAGCTTAGTGAAAATATAGTTTCAGTTAATATGAAATTAAATCAATTACTAGCAGAAGCTGACACTAAAAACAAAGAAGAAATAGAATCTTTGAAAACTAGTCTTAAAAAATATGATTCTAATAGAATTAAATTAGAAGAGGCAAGCACCAAAGTATCTAAAATGATTACTTCTAATTCTTCTGACTTACAGGAAAAACAATCTAAATATACTTCACTTAAATATGAGTTAGTAGAATTAAAGAAAAAGCTAGCGTTATATGAAACTGATAAATGTCCAACATGTGAAGGCGAACTAACCTCTTCTTTTCACCAAGAAAGAAAAAAAGAAATAGAGTCTAAGGCAGAATCTCTTCCTTCTGATATCTCAAAGGCAGAAACAAAGGTGAATGATATTAAATCTAATATTTCAGATTTAAGAATTAAGGACAAGGCAATTAACGATAAAGTGTCTACTATTAATACTAACATTAGAAATTTAAAGAATGAATTAGTAAAGATAAAAGATTCTTTAAATTCTAATAATGATTTTTCACACTTAAAGCAAATCATTGAAGAATTCGAAATACAAGAATCATCAAAGTCAAATTTAAAGGATGAAACTTCTGGTAACTATAATTTCTTAGAAATAATAGAAGAGGTTCTAGGTGAAGATGGCGTTAAGAACCTTGCAATTCAAACTATTTTACCAGGTCTTAATGCTAATATTGCCGCAATGGGTCAGACAATGCACTTACCTTTCCATATAAGATTCGATGAAAAGTTTAATTGTCTTATTAATCATTTAGGAGAAGAGATCAATCCACTTACATTATCTACAGGTGAAAGAAAGAAGGCAGACTTTATTATAATTATTGCTATCATTAAAATACTTAAGTTAAGATTTCCACAATTAAATCTTTTATTCTTAGACGAGTTATTATCTTCAGTAGATGCAGATGGAGTCCATAATATTCTTAAAATTCTATCACAGGTTATTAAAGATAGTAAGATTAATACTTTCGTAATTAATCACACCGTTCTTCCCCATGAATTATTTGATAAAAAGATACAAATATATAGAGAAAATGGATTCTCTAAACTCGAGATAGAGGTTATAGAATAAAGATATATAAATCAAATAAAAAGATTTCACTTAAACATGAATAATAAAATCTTAAAATACGATCAGTATTTAAATGAAGCTATGAAAACGGGTTCAATAGAACTTGTAAATCCTTCTCTAAATAAAGCAGCTACGATAATCGCAAGATTTGTAAATAAGAAAACAAAGAAGGACTTTAAAAAGTTTCCATTTGAAATGATAACTGATATGGGTTCTGGAGTAATGTTTTACTCAAGTAAAGGTACAGAGGCATTTATGGTAACTCCCGCTGCTGCAAAAAACCCTGGTATTGTAGGTTCTATAATCTATTTCTCAGATGCAGCAGACGCTAAATCTGATTTTTCTATTTCATCTGAAACATTCCCAATTGTTAAATTAGTTGGAGAATTCGTTAGATTAATGGATAAAAAATACGTTGCATCTATACAAGAGTCAATGTTATTAGAAAGAAGAACTAAAAGAGCATTCTCTAAAGAAGAAATTAAAATGATCGAGGCTAAATTAGCAGCTGGAATGGCCGTTAATAAAATAGCAGACGAATTAGAAGTTCCTTATTCTTCAATCATGAATATTAAGAAAGGACAGCAGGTTGTAGTAAAACCTACCGCAGCTGAAACACAAAATGATATGACACTTAATGATAAGGTTAAATATCTTGAAGAAACAATGGAAGATATTTACGAAATATCAAGAAGAGTCGCTGCAGGTGCATTTAACTCTTTATTTATTTCAGGTAGAGCAGGTACTGGTAAAACATATAATGTAGAAAGAGCAATGAAAGATGAAGGTCTTGTTGACGAAGAAGATTACGTTATGGTTTCAGGTGCAGCATCTGTTATTATGATGTATAAGAAATTCTATCAATATAGAAATAAGACATTAATCTTTGATGACTGTGATGCAGTATTTAGAGATGAAAACGGTAGAAACTTAATGAAAGCGGCATTAGATACAAAGAAAGTAAGAAAAATCTCTTATTTAAAAAAGACTAAAGCAGTATATGATCCTAAAGATGTGAGTCCTGAAGAAGCATTCACATTAGAAGAAAATGGAATTGTTCCTAACTCATTTGAATTCGCAGGAAGAGTAATTTTTATTTCGAATTTAGCAAAAGAAAAGGCAGATCCAGATGGAGCTATTAGATCTAGATCTATTTTAGTAGATGTAAATCCTGATGATGCAACCTTAATGGAAAGAATGGAAAGGTTATTACCCCATTTAGAACCTACCGAGATGCCACTTAAAGAAAAGGAAGAAATCTACGAATTTATGAAAAACGCAAACGATATTTCTATGAGAACATTCGTTAAAGCAGCTGGTTTAAAAATGTCAGGTTTACCAAACTGGCAAAGAGCAGCGACAAGATACCTATAATAAATGGCTACATATAATCTTAAATATAACACGGACGATTCTGTAATTAGGCATATAATTATCGGTCTATTGGCAGACTTAAATAATAAAGTTTGGTTTCAAAGACAAGTAAGCGCTAATGAGAGAAAGGATATAGACGTTCCTTTTTATTATTCGATCACAGGAGACGATCAATTTTTAAGAGATAATTTTCTATTTACAACAGCAAGTGGCGATGACTGCTACCCTGATCCTGGGTTTGCAGATGGAAATTACGATGTAATTCCAAGAGGAGTCGCTAGAATTTCTTCAATATCTATAGAATCTTCTAAACTAGTCAATAAAAGAATAATGGGAAATTATTCTAGACTTGATGAAGAAGGAGCTCTACAAGCATATTCTTCTGAATTTGAAATGATTCCAATTTTAATAAATTTTGACATAGAAGTTTTAGTATCTTCAATGTTAGATTCTTTAAAGATTACTGAAATGATAGTAAAGAAATTATATAAATCTAATTACTTTAACATAGAAGTAGGACATCTAGAAGAAGGAACGTACAGATTACCTTCGTATTATTCTTTACCGGATGATTATACAGTGGAGGCTCCAATAGATTTTGGATTCGACGATAAAGACAAATATAAAATAACATTTCCAATAGAAGTAAATTCATTTATACCTTCTTTCTCAAACACGCCAGACGGAAATCCAGGTTCTGGATCATCTGGAGAATCTGGAGAATCTAGAGCATATAGATATGGTTCAGGTGGATCTTCTGAATTTCACGCTGGAAATAGGATGTTTGAAATAAAACAAAAATCAATTACATCTAATAAAGGAGAGGCAAAGGATGAGCAATCACAGGCACAACCTGACAATCCTAACATAATTGATGAAAACGATACAGATATATAGTTAAACAATAAAATTAAACGAATAATAAAATGACAAACATGTTAGCACCTTTCGTAAAAATTGAAGAAAACGTTCAATTCTATTTAAATAATAGAGCTTACGAAATAAAAGAAAACAACATTGAAATTATCGAAAGACCAACTAATAAAGAATTTTTAAACGCAATTTCTGCTTTTGAAAACTTCGATATAGTAGGAAACGATATCAAATGGTATAACAAAGGTTCAAAATTTATTTACAACATTGAAGAAGGAAAGTTCTACAATGGAACATCTGAAATTACTGAATCATTCTCAACATACGTATTAGCCAGCGGACTAGTTAGATATGACAACAAAAATAAAGCTGAATTATTTGAAAGCCTTTCTACTATTGTAGAAAATTTCATGTATTTAGACTTCGCTACCACGTATAAGAAGGGAGGTGTCACTGTTGATTTATTTAAATTAGATGAAAATCTATTTATTTCAAGATTCAACAAAGACACCAAATTAAATAAATTCTTTTCAGCTACCGCTAACGAAGCAGTATCTTATATTAAAGCAGAAACTTCAGAAGACGCTTCAGCTGTAGTAATTGAAATGCTAGAAGGAGAAACTTTAGAACTTGCTAAGAAATCTGAAGAAATTTCAAAGTTTGAAGAAATGATTTCTTTCTTAAAAGATCAAAGAGGTTTATTAGCTGAAGCTGATAAATCAATTGAAGAAATTAAAGCTGCTGATGCTTTAATTAATTCAGAGATTAAAGTATGGGAAGATAAGATCGAAGCTTTAAACGCATAAGACGTATCATCGTAAAATAGAGAAGGGACCATTGGTCCCTTTTTTAGGTTAATAAACTTTTTAACATTTTTGAGTATAATCTCTATAAATAAACCAACAACATTGTGGCTAAAAGAAGAAAATCAAAAAACTATTTAAATAACAGAGACCTCTTTGATCAAATGGTCCTTTCAAAAGAACAGGATAAATTAACAAGAGATGCTGAAAAAATGCTAATTCTCTTGGCAGAAAAGGCGATCAATAGGATGAGGTATGTTAGTGAAGATGATAGGAACGATTGTCTACAATTCGCTATATTAGACCTTTTAAAATATTGGAGAAACTTCAATCCTAAATATCCAAATGCATTTGCTTATTTCACAGAGATAGCAAAGAGAGGATACGCCAAAGGATGGAATAAGATTCACCCTCAAAAATACAAAGGAACTCTATCTATAGACAAAGGATCAGGCAACTCTGAAAATCAAACAGGAATTTATAGCATCTAATGTCAATAAAGAATGTCAAACCAACTAAAAATTCAGGATTTAATCAAGGTTATTATAAACCTAATAATCCTTCTAAATATGCAGGACCTACTCCTATCATATATAGAAGTTCCTGGGAACGTAAGTTTATGATGTGGTGTGACAAAAATGAAAAGGTAAGTATGTGGTCAAGCGAACCAGTTGAAATACCATATTGGTCTAGACAAGATTCTACCAAAAGGAAATATTACCCTGATTTTTATTTTAAGGCAATTCAGCCCGATAAAACTACTAAAGAATATCTAGTAGAAATCAAACCAAAGCAACAGATAATAAAACCAGAGCCTCCTAGAGTAAATTCTAAGAAGGCTCTTAAGTCATATAAATTTTTAGCAGAGCAATATGTTAAAAATATGGATAAATATAATGCAGCTAAAGAATTCTGCTCTCAAAGAAATTGGAACTTCATAGTTCTAACAGAAGAAACTATAATAAATGGGCTACATTAAAGAGGAAATAAAAAAATTAATAAAGGGCAAGGGTAGGGCCAAGGCGGCCAACGAGGCTGAACAGTGGTTTCAAAAAAGTTTAAAGGATAAAAAGGAAAAGGCAGTGGGTTCTATTAGATCTAGATTTGTTCCAGGAAAAATGTATGTATTTGAATATACCCCAATAACAGAGGATATTAAATGGTATGATGATAATCCTGTTGTTCTAGCCTTAGATCCTTATGAAGGAGACGACATAGGAATTAATATAACAATGCTTCCTCCTAAATTTAGAGAAGAATTCTTAGACGAGATATATGGTAGATACGAATCATCTATAAAATCCGCTTCTAAAAAGGAAGACGCTAAAAAACAAAAAGGTTTACCCAGATTTTCATATAAAGGTGCAAAAAGATATCTTGAATCATTTGGATATGATTTTGCAATAAGAAGATATAAGCCTTCTAAAAAAACTAATCAAGCTGTAGTAGCTTATAAAGATTGGTGTAAGATGGCAATATGTGACTTCGATTCTCTTCAGGGAATTGATAAACAGCAGCTTATTAGATTATTTGAAGATCATCGTAGAAAAAAGAATATATAAAGAGAAGTATAATACAATTGTAATTTTAACACATGGCAGGATTTATAGAAAGAAACGGACCATTAAGTACTGGTAAAAGATCATTCACACTAAGTGATACATTAAAAAGACTCTCGTCTTTCGGAATGTATTACGATGATTTAGTCTTAAGACAATCTCAGGCAATAGGCCCTGTAGAAGATGAATTTGGTTACGGCCAAATGAATCAGATGGGTCTAGATGACGATAACATGTATGGGGCATTTGCTGCATTATCGATGGCAGATACCAATATGAGAAAAAATATTCCTTTCTTTGACCAAGGTTATGAAGGTAAAAGAGAAGAATTAAGAAGATTTTCTACACATGATGAAATAGAAGATATATTAGATATCTTATGTGATGAATCTATCGTGTATGACAATAAGAACTTTATTGGAAATCCAGAACTTATAGGAATGGATGTTTCAGAAGAAGTTACAAAGTACTTAAATAAATCATACAGAGATTTATATCAATATTTTGGATTTAATTCAGATCAATCGGCATGGTACTTCTTTAGAAAATTCTTAATTGACGGATATCTTTCTTTTGAAATTATTTACAGCCCAGATCAAGATCAGATTATAGGATTTAAGGAAATAGATCCTATTACACTAATGCCAGGTTATAATAAAGATGATGGTAAAAAAGTATGGGTTCAATTTAAGGACGATCCTGTTAAGGAGAGAGTCCTGTATGATTCACAGATTATCTATCTTTCTTATTCTTCAATAACCACTGCCTCGAGAGTAAGTTACTTAGAAAGACTTATAAGATCATTTAACCTGATGAGAATAATGGAACATACTAGAGTTATCTGGGCGGTTACAAACTCATCATATAGAATGAAGTTTATTATTCCAGTTGGTGGTAAATCTAAAACAAGAGCTAAACAATCTCTTGCTCAATTAATGGGTAATTATAAAGAAGTTGTAGATTTTGATTGGGATTCAGCTACATTAGCAACTAATGGAAAACCAATGCTCCAATTTAACAAAGAATATTGGTTACCATCTAAAGAAGGAGAATCTCCAGAGATTGAAACTTTAGGAGGAGACGGTCCCGAATTATCAGATACAGAAGCACTTAAATATTTTAATGATAAATTAAAAATGGTTTCTAAAATACCATTCAATAGATTCATGTACGAAGACGGTGGAGGTGACTTTAACCTTGCAGCTGATGGTATGATTAGAGATGAAATTAAGTTTTCTAAATTTATCAAAAGATTACGTTCTTCTTTCCAAGAAATTTTAGTAAAACCCCTATGGTTACAAATGTGTCTTAAATTTCCTGAATTTAAAGATGATGCAGGTTTTAGAACTCAAATAGCTATTCAATTTAATGAAGAGAATATGTTTGCTGAATTAAAACAAATGGAAATCATGGAGAAACGATTAGACTTTATATCTACAATGCAAGATTCTCTAATGAAAACAGATCCAGTTACTATGGAAGAAATGCCTTACTTTGATATGGAATTCTTAGTAGACAGATATTTAAAATTATCCCCTGACGATAAAGCTGCAAACGAAGCTTATAAACAAAGACAAGCTTCTGAAGAAGCAGAAGAACCTGAGGTGGACCCTATGGACATGGGATTCTAGAAAAAAGAATATATAATTAGCAATGAAACACTTAAAAACATTTAAAAACTACTCTAATTTAACAGAAGATGCACTAGAAGTCGGAGACGATTCAGATGTAATAGTAGATGATATTCTTTTAGATTCAGGTGAAAAGATTAAATCTGCTGAAATTATAGGAGTAATAAATACAAGTAAAACAGAGAAAGAATTCAAAGAATATTTTTATAAAGAATACGGTAATAACGCATTTACCGAAGAAGATATGCAAACTCTAGTCACTTATTATTTAGAAGTTGAAACAGAAGTAAAGGCTAAGGAAACTGAGGAGGAAGAAGCTGCTAAGAAGGAAGAAGGTGGCGAAGAAGGTGCTGGAGGCTTAGAAGATGAGCTAGGAGATTTAGAAATATAGAAAAAATGAAAAATCATTATTCTTCAAAAGATATATAAACAACAAACATAGTATTAAAATATATGAATACAAAAAACAATCTATTAATCCTAGAAAGATCTTCTAGTGAATTAGAATTCAAACAAGATGGTGATGGGGCTTATGTCCTTGAAGGTATATTTGGAGAAATTGACAAAAAGAATAGAAATAATAGAATCTATACTGAGTCAGAATATGTTCCACAAATTGAAGCTCTTCAATCTAAAATAGGTTCTTCTAAACTTTTAGGAGAATTAGATCACCCACAAACATTTGATGTATCTTTAAAAAACGTATCTCACGTTATTGAAGAATTATCCTATGATAGCGAAACAAAACAAGTAAAAGGTAAAATCAGATTACTTGATACTGAAGCTGGTCGTCAGGCTAAAGCTTTGGTTGATGCTGGTGTTCCTTTACAAATTTCATCTAGAGCAGCTGGTACAGTTGAATCTAACGGGACTGTTAAAATTAAGCAATTATTCACTTATGATTTAGTTGCAGATCCTGGCTTTGAAAATGCTGAATTAAAAAGAGTTAACGAATCTTTCGGATTTGATAACGATTCTAGCATTCAAATTTATGAAATTGGAAATACAAAAGAACTTTTAACAACCGAAAATAAAACTGAAAACAAAATGGCTGAATCAAAATTCGTAAGTACTGATGATTTTAATAAATATTCACAGTATTTATCAAGCGAAATAAAAACTATTAAAGAGGGAATGGAATCTTTAAATAGTGATGAATCTGTAAAGTCTGAAGTTGAAAGCGTTAAAGAATATTCAAACTATCTTGCTGAGAAATTAGAAAAGACTATCGAGTATTCTGCATACCTTGCTGAAAACTTAGATAATACAATAACTACAAATAACGAAATATCTGAGAAATTAGATAATAGCGTTGCATATACTGAGCATGTTGCTGAAGGTGTTGAATCAATTAAAGACTATACTAATTATTTAGCAGAATCTTATAATGAAGGTGCAACAACTCATGAAGGCTTATTAAAGTATATTGAATACTTAAAAGAAAATTTAGAAAAAGTTACTGAATACGCAGAATACGTTGCAGAAACAGTTAATTCTAACTTATTACTAGAAGATGAAGCTGGTAAAGAAGTTGAAGAAATTGAAGATGAAGACGATTCTACAGATGTTACTGAACCTACAGTTGATGCTGAAGATAATGAATTAGATCACGGTGCAGAAGTTGAAGACAAATCTGACGAGTTAGAAGACGAATTAGAAGACACAGTTGACGATGCAGGTGACGAAGAAATTTCTGAAGAAGAAGACGTTGAAGCAGTTGAAGAAACTGAAGAAGAAGACGTTGAAGAAGGAAATGCATTTGGTGCTGCAAGAGCAAAGGCAATCGCAGACGGAGAAAAAGAATTTACAGTAGACGGAGAAACTTATAAAGTTGAAGACGTTGATGCTGAAGATAAAGAAAATGCAGAAGAATTCGTAGAAGAAACTGAAGCAGTAGAAGAAACTGAAGAAGAAGAAACTGAAGCAGTAGAAGAAACTGAAGAAGAAGAAACTGAAGCAGTAGAAGAAACTGAAACAGTAGATACATTAGATGCTTACAAATCTGAAATTAGTTCTAAATTATCTGCTTTAATCGAAAAAGCAACTGTTAAAGAAAATACTAACCCTCATTTCTTTAGATTTATTTCTGAAGCTAAGAAAGCAGAATATAACGAATTAAATACTGAAGATCAATCTAAAGTATTAAAATCAATCGAAGGAAAAGGATTCTTAACTGAAGGACAAATTCTTACATTATGGAACTCTTCATTAATAAATAGCGTTAAAACTAACGAACCTAATGTTATTGAAATGATGCCAGAAGAATATAAAGAAGCATGGTCTAACATGTCAGATAACAAGAAAACAGCTCTTATAGCTCAATCTAAATACCATAAACTAGAAACTGCTTACCAAGTAAGAAACTTCTGGCAAACTAGAGATCTTAGAGATGTCAAAGTTGTTATGGAAAAAGTAGAATCAGTAAATGAAGCTGCTCCTGTTATTGAAGACAAAAAACCTTTATATGATTTAACTAATGTTAAGAAGTCTATTAACAAGAGATTCAACAAGTAATATCTTAATATTTTAGGAAAAACGTAAAAAACGTAAATATAATAACAATATATAGTATATCGATAATCAGATAAGAAGAAAAAATCTGACAAACATCGAGAAGATCGTTCAATCGATCAAATTTAAACAACCATTAAAAAAAAACAAATAATAAAATGGCAAATTTAATTAACTCTGCAGAAGTTAGAGAAACTTGGGCTCCGATCATCGAATCAGCTACAGGTATCAACGAAGCAGAAAAACTAGCGTGGATGTCAGAATACTGTCATAACCACAAACTTTACGAAGATGCACACATCATGTCTTTAGGGACTGCTGGTAACATCTACGGTATGGGTAATGTATCTTTACCTTCTGCAACTGCAGACGGTTCAGGTGATAAAGCTCCTACATTATTACCATTAGCAATGCAAGTTGCTGCACAAACTATAGGTTTAGACTTAGTACCAGTTGTACCAATGGCTGGACCAATGGGTCTTTTATCTTACTTAGACTTCGTTTACGAAGGTGGTAAATTAGCTGGAGATGTTGCTCCAACTTACATCAAAACTGACGCTGCTAAAGCTGAGGTAGATGGTAACGAATCAGGTGGATTTACTTTCACTTGGATCGGTTCTTCTAGAATTGACAACATGGATATCTATAAAGTTGCTGAAGCAGCTTCTACTTCAGGTTCTGTTGCTGATGCAATCAACGCATTAGATACTGAAGTTGATGCAGATGATGCTACTATCGCTATTGTTAAATCAGTAGAATTAGTAAAAGGTTTAGAAGATCATATTAAAGGATTCGCTGCTGCTGACGAAGATGGTAACCCATTCTCAAGAGGTGCAGGTGAACAAACTCCTGACAAAGTTATGGGTCTTTCTTTATTCTCAAAAAGTGTTGCTGCTGAAACTTTCCAAGTTGCTGCTGCAGTTACTAGAGAACAAGTACAAGATCTTAAACAATTCGGTGTAGATGCTGTTGCTCAAGTTGAGTCAGTATTAACTAACGAATTAACTCAGTCAATCAACAACTTAATCTTAGCTAAACTTAATTCTTTAGGTAAAGATAACGTTACAGCTGCTGGTGTAAATTTAGACTGTAATTTAGCATTAAATGCTGATTTCGGTGGTGAGACTATCGCTTCTAACCATAGAAGAATCTTAACTTCAATCCTTGCTGCTGCGAACTTTATCGCAAACAGAGGTAGAAGAGGTGCTGGTAACTTTTGTGTTGTAGGTCCTAAAGTGGCTACAGCTTTACAATCAGTTGCTGGTTTCGTTGCTAACCCAATGGCTAACACATTATCACAAGCAGCAGGTGCAATCTACCCAGTAGGTTCTGTAGCTGGTGTAAATGTATACACTGACCCAAGACAAGCATGGGGAGCTAATGATTCTAATTACGAAGTAGTAGTTGGTAGAAAAGGTGACGGTAATGGTCCTGGATTAGTATTCATGCCTTACTTAATGGCTGAATCAGTACAAACAATCGCTGAAGGAACTATGGCTCCTAAAGTAGCTGTTAAATCTAGATTCGCATTAGTTGAAGCAGGTTTCCACCCAGAAACTCAATATGTTACATACGAAGTTAAAGGATTAGCTCTTTAATTAGAACTAACTTTTAGATTTTAATATTAAAGGTCCTCTATTTTAGAGGACCTTTTTTTGTTTCGTTGAAACTTAAACAGATATATAGACTATAAGTTTATAAATAAATCAATATAAAAGATGAAAACATTCGAACAATGGTATAATTCTACAAAAAAGGCTGATTCAATAGATGAAGCTTCTGAAGATAATATACCTGTAGCTAAATCATCAACTTCAATAGAATCAGACACAACTACTGCCATAGCCTCTCCGGAAGCAACGGGAGAAGAGGGTTATTCTAAAATGATGCAAGATTGTGATGATATTATCAATTCTCTAAAAACACTTTCTGATCAACTTACGGAATCAGAAGATCAACCATTAAATGAAGCAAATCCTATGGGACAGGTGCTTATGGAAGATCCTATTATTATGGGAGCAGTTCTAGGATTAACGGCAGTTATTGGTGCAGTTGGTTTAGGTGCAAAGGCTATAAAAGATGGTGCTAAAAATAAAAAGACCATTAAAGAAGCAGAAAAAGATTATTCTAAATTAAAGAAATTAAAAATGCAAACCGTTAAAATGGAAGTTGCAGTATTATCTTTAGAGGATAAAAGAAGAGAACTTTCAACTACTGAATCAATCGAAGAAGCTGGAGATGATGTAAAGGCGAAGGCAAGCGCAGCAAATAAGAAAAAAGCACTTCAAAAAATGAAAGCCAAGTTAGATAATCAAATAGAATCTATGAGGCAGAAAAAAGATGGAATTAATTCAGCTGCTACAGAATATGGATCTTCATTAGAAGTTAAATACTCAAAGGTAAGTGGATTTGGATCTGGAAAAGTTAAAACGTTAATCGCTGATATGAGAGATCAAATCACGACAGAAGTTTCAGAATATAAGCTAGATGCATGGGGAGATAAGATGAGTGCCGAGACTAAGAAAGATTTAAAAGAAAGAATTACAAAATCTAAACAGGCTCAAAAGGAGAGAATGGATAAAATAACAGCTGAGCAAGAGAAAAATGCTAAGAAGTTAGATGATGCAGCTAAAAATGACGAAAAGGTTAAAGCTGAGCTAGAGCAAATAAAGGCTGAAAAAGAAAAAGGAAAAGAAAAAGAAGAAGCTCCAGAGGAAACTCCAGAAGAAACTCCAGAAGAAACTCCAACGGAGACTCCGGAAGAAACTCCAGAAAAAGAAGATGATTTCGATGCATTTGGAACGGATGGAGACGATGAAGAATCTCCTGAAGAAGAAACGGAAGAAGTCGATAAGACAGATAACTCAAAGGAAGGAATGACCAAAAGAGTTGATGCTGTTATTGCAAAGGCAGAAGAGAGTGGAGATGAAGCAAAGCTTAAAAAAGCAAAAGAACTTAAAGCTAAAATTCTTGCAAAAGAATCTTGGCAATTAAATAATACTAAATTAGGGTTAATATTTGAATCCGATCTTAGAAAAATGGAAATGGAATCTTTAATACAAGAGTCTATTTCAGTTAAAGATCGTTTCTCTAAACTAATCTAAATTCTTTTTAGAATTTTTACGAGCTAAATTTAGAAACTCCTGTTGTTGATTCAATAGGAGTTTTTTTATGTGCTTACGGAACTCTATCGATGACTTAAGTATTCTAGCATCTACCATAGGAGCCAGTAATGCATCATGATACTCTGGATGAACAAAGTTTTCCAAGCTAAAGTTATCAGTCTTAGATCTGATAGGTTTACCAGATAGTGCACAGACCCAATCTATTGTGTTATAGTTTTCTTTAAGATCTTCCATCTTCACAAACGAATCAGTAGACCAATCATAATAATACTTATTTTTAGAGGAAGTATATCTATGTTGACATATATTGAATATGATATGAACGAACTGATCGCTTTCACACCTTTCACCTAAAATAGGATTTTCTATTAATAGTCTCTTCTGCTGTCTTGCAAGATTTGATAACTTAATTCCAAATCTATTAGAATAAGGAGAATGAGGGGAAACCCTTTCCAATTTGGGATATTTTTTATTATATGCCATATAGTATTTATTCGTGAAACAAAACAGCTATATTATGTATAATTATTAAACAAATTTACATGGTTCACACACTGTTCACAGAAAAATATCGTCCAAATAACTTAGACGAGTTGATTTTACCAGAAAGAGTAATGTCAAAATTTAAAGATGGTCTAACTCAAAATGTACTTTTGGCTGGAAGCCCTGGTACTGGTAAGACATCTACTGCGAAGGCGATTGTTAAGCAATTCGAACTTCCTTATATTTACATCAATGCATCAACTGATACTTCAGTAGATGTTATTAGAACCAGGATTATGGATTTCTGTTCTACTATGTCTATCTTAGATGATCAAGGTAAGATGAAAATAGTTATCCTCGATGAGGTAGATGGTGTATCTGATCAATTCTTTAAAGCTCTTCGTGCTACTATGGAACAATTTGCATCTAATTCAAGGTTTATTGCAACCTGTAATTATGTAAATAAAATTCCAGATCCAATTCTTTCAAGGTTCGAAGTAATTAATTTCGACTTTGATAAAGAAGAAGAGAGCGAATTGACAAAGAAATATATTAGACGAGTATATGATATATGTGGAAAAGAAGAAATGACAATAGAAAAACCAGCATTGGTTGAATTTGTCCGTAGAAACTTCCCAGATCTTCGCTCGACACTTAATAAATTACAAGGATATAAGTCAGAAGGAACGAGTAAGATTACATTAAATGATGTTAAAAAGTTTAACTCAGTCTATAAAGATGTTTTTGAATTAATCTTTAATGAAACAGACCCTGTTAAAAACTATAAGTATTTAGTAGGTGAATATTCAAATAGAACAGATGAAATACTTCAAACATTAGGAGAAGAGTTCATAGACTATATTCAATCAGAGAAAGGAAATAGCGCAAAGCATATTCCTCAAATTGCAGTAACTGTAGCAGAACATCAGGCACAAAGGGTTCACGTAATTGACCCAGCGATAACCATGCTAAGTTGTATATATAAGCTACAAGAAATAATTAGAAATTAATTGCTGAAATATTTTTTTATCTCAGAAATTTTGCTTATATTAGTAATATAAAACAAAACACATGAAACTAGGAAAACATACATTGTTAATTGACGGTAACTATTTTTTACACAGTAGACTATTCGTTCTACCTAGGCCTAAAGGTAAACAATTATTAGGCGATAAAGAATCACAATCTCAACTTATGAGAAAGCTATGTATTGACTTCGCCTCAGAAGTTCGTAAAATGGCTCCTTTTGTAGACCAGATTGTTGTTGCAGTTGATGCTAAATCATGGCGTAAAGATCTTTTTCCTGATGCACAATATAAAGGAACTAGAACACATGACGATTCTATTAATTGGAAAGCAGTCTTCGGTGTTTATGCTGAATGGCAAAAAATACTAGAACAAAAGGGTATTATTATCCACCAGGTTCAAGGTGCAGAAGCAGATGATGTAATGTACGGCTGGTCTACTCAATTAAATAGCGAAGGTAAAAATTGCATTGCATGGACAGGTGATAGAGATTTAATTCAACTCGTAAACTACAATCAAGCGACAGATGCATATACACTATGGTATTATAATTCTAAGAAAAAGCTTATTGCCTTTGAAGGTTTCGAAGATGTAATGGCATCTAGAAAAACATCTACAATGACCAATGACGAATTGTTATTCAACATTGCCTCAGAAGAAGCAACGTACGACAAGCTAAAGGAAGACTTCCAGGCATGGATGGATAAGAACAGAGTAGAAGTTCAAGAAATTAACTGTGACGACTTTGTATTCGGTAAAATCCTACAAGGTGACAAATCAGATAATATTCCTTCAGTTATTACATGGACTAAAGCTGCATCTAATGGCAAGATCAGAAACTATTCACTTACAGAAAAACATTGTGTAAAGATCTTAGAACAATATAAGAAAGAAGAAAGCGAATTTACAATAGAACACTTTTTCAATAGAGGTCAAGTAAATAAGCTAGTAGATATTATTTATAGAGTTGTTGGTAAATCTGATCCTAAGGAAATCAGAATTAGATTTAATCAAAACTTAGATCTAGTTCTTCTTCACTATAATACTATTCCCCTTGCAATTCAAAAAGGTATTTATAATAATATTGAAGCAGATAGAAATGTTTTACCAGAGTTCTCTAATATCACTCAGATGGAAAAGATCTTAGAAGGAACAGATTGGATGGCAAAGAAATCACAGGGTGCTCCTAAAAAGTATGATGCCTTCGCAGGATTAAAAGAAGATAGTAGCAAGGAAAGACCTTCTACTAAGAAATTGAACGAACTTTTTTAATAAACTTATAGCAAGTTTACAGTATAATTTATATGCTAGACGAAACAAAATTATTTGATTTTGTAAAGATCATGTTTACAAAACCTAATCAATACAAGAACGTAAAGAACTTTAATAAGAAGAGACACCACTTCATGATTAACAGATTTTTTGCTATTAAATATCCATCAAATGCACAGTTATTTAATGTGAATGGAATTAATGGCAATGCAGTTATAGATAGTTGGCACATGGTATCTTCAAGATTTCGTTCAGTTCCAGGGTGGATCTATACTAAAACTAAGAAGGCAGCTCCAAAACCTAAAAAATCAAAAAAAGAATATATACCTAAAGAAGAAACAATTAAATTCTTTTTACAAAGAAATGAAATTGGAATGAGAGAGTTCAATGATCTTAAGAAATTCAACCCGGTTGAATTAAATAATAATCTATTGGAATTAGAAAACACAATGCAGGTATATTAAATGATTAGTTACTACGACTTTAATGATGTGGCTACGGTTGTTGACGCCACCCTATTCAAATATAATTACATCGACAATAAGATTCTTACACTAGTAAAGAATCAATTAGACTATAGGGTCGTTAATGATGGATCTCTTCTAGTAAGTAAAGAGCAATTATCTTTGTTTTTAAAAGAAAACTTTCAATCCGATATTAATAGAATTAATGCAACTGGTTTTGAACAATTTCATAAAGAAGCAACTACTATCTATTTTCTACATAAGATTTTAAATGATTTTACAAATCTAGAATATGTTAAACTGACTATCAATAAGAATAAATCTTATAGTAGATTATCTGACATAGATGGAATTAAGACTCTTAGATTTAATTTTAAAGTATTGGCAGGAACATTAAGGCTATATGATATATTTCAACAAGAAAAAGATTTACAAGAAATAAACTCTATTTTAATTTCACTAGGTCTTATGAAAAAGAATGTTCCTTACGCAAGGCACAATGCTTCTCATATATTTAATGCCTTAGATTCTTTTGTAAGATCGAGAGAAGGTTCAGATGGAAAAGAATTTGATACTGCATTAGATCTAATGGACTGCATAGAAGCTAAGATCCAAGATGATAATCCCAAAATAATGTTAATCACTGATTACTAGCTTTCTTTAACGAATATATAGACAAAAGAACTAGATATTAAATGGTAACAGGATATACTGCAAACGCAAACGGAGATCAACTCATAGCATCCCTACAAGATCCTTTTCAGAACGTAATAAAGATTACGGATTGGGAAATTATAGCAGGTTTAACAACACCACAGACAAAGGGTGTAGTTATATTGAATGCAGGATCTCCAACAGTAATAGGAATGGGAACAGATTTTACATTTCTAGCCAATGGTGATGAAATTGTATTAGGAAATAAGATATTTCAAATTAGTTCCGTACCAGACGCATACACCCTGGAATTAACAACGTCACCCCAGTTTTCAACACAACCATCTGGAATAGAATTTTTCTTAGTTCCTAATGAATTAAATAAATTTGATTATGAATTTAGATGGTCACAGACTGGTGGATCTTTTTCAGAATTTTCAGAATTAAATAAAACTTCAAACATCGGAGATTTATTCAGTTTAGATTTTAATAATACACTTCCACTTTACATTGACCTAAAAGCAGAAGTATCTTCATTATCCGGAGGTAACTCTTTATCTCTTATTTCAATCACATATACTACACAGACTGAAGACGGTATTGTTGAAGCATGTCCTAACTTTTGTGTTGAGTGTTTAGATCCCTTTTCAATGGACGGATGTGCAAACATTATCGTAGAAGAATGTAATGATAATTTATTTAATCCATATAATTTAAGTAAATCTACTAAATTTGTAAAACAAATCACAGGATTAGTAAGCAATATATTTGGCCATGAAGTAAACTATTTTAGAACTGAACCAGATATGAGAACAGAAGATGTTACTCTTATGGAATATAGTTTACATGATGTAGTAGATAATAAAAACATAAAGATATTAGTCCCGGGAAATGAATTTCCTGAAGAAAGTATAACTTTCGATATATTCGGAATGGATTTTGCAGACTTTGAAATTCACATTACTCAAGAAGAATTTGATAGAGCGTTTGGTGAAAGAGATTCTCAAGGAAATTTAATAAAAAGCAGATATCCTAGATCTAAGGATTACATGTATATTCCTATTATTAATAGAATGTATGAAGTTCATACCATAGCTTTAGCTGACGAGTTTAATAAGACCAATTCATACTGGAGAGTAATGCTGAAGAAATATCAAGAAAGAACTTCAGTTAATAAAAATACATTCAACGCCGCAACTGACACGTTAACCACTGGAATCGAAGAAGTTTTTGGAGAAAGACAAAGGGAAGAGCAGGAAAAGGTTTCGAATCCGCAGCAATTTCAAACAGTTATTTCTACACACAAGGATGGTATTAGAAATTTCTATAATAAAGATTTACAAATAATAGATTTTGAATTAAAAAACAGATGGACAATTGTTAGTAAAAATTATTATGACTTATCTGGAGTAGCGGAAGGAGATTTATGTATCGAATATGATGCACCATCTAGTCTAGAAACAGGCAAAAACATGGCAATTTCCGGATGGTTTAATCCACAGTTTGAAATTGGAAGTGGAGATCATTTCATAATAGGAGATCCAACCGCGCTTACAGGATTTAAAACTTATTTAAACGATTCAGAATTTAAAATAATGGTTAATGGAAATACAGTTACATTTAACCACGGCCTTTCTTTAGAAAAAAGATGGTATGGATTTACTTTAAATATAAGTAATGAATTTTCCACAACTAGTTTAAGTATTTATAACTTAAATGAATCTGGATTACCTCAAAGCGCAACCTCTCAATTAACTGAAGTGTTTAATGAAGTTAAACCTTCGGGCTTAGTTTGGAACTCTAATTCTAATTTCCAAATAAGAGGAAATAGTATGTATATGACCAACATTAGAGTATTCGATCAAATGATAGAAGAAGAACAAAGATCTAATATATTAAATCAATATATAGTTAGAGATAATCAACTTGCTAAATTAATAGACAATGCAATACCTAGTATTGGGTTTCAGAAATTTAGACACACTAGGTAATTAGGATATATAATCCTATAAAACAATAACTTATGTCAGAAGAAAAGAAGTCAATAAAAGACCAAGCAGAAGATATTAGAAAAGAGCTTGATGAACTTATTGGTGAAAGTGTAGATATAACAGAGGCTACGGATACTGATCCAGCGTTTCTTCCACTTCAACCAAAGGAAGTTCTTCCATCATTTGGAGAACTTAAAACAAGATCTACTAAAACAGCTAAGAAAACTATAACAGCCCTTATGAAATTTTATCTTGCAGAAGATATAATTGAAAAGGATGAATATATCGCTGCTAAGAAAAAGATGGATGAGATGACAATGTCTTCTTTAGTTTATCAATTACAAGCAGGTGAAAGAGCTCTTACAACACTATTAGAAACTATCGAAGATGGCGAATTAGCTCCAAGAATGTTTGAAGTTCTTGCAACTTTACAGAAATCAATGCTAGATATTATTAAATCCCAAACAATGTATTTAATGGCAACTGAAGAAAGTGCTAAACGAATTTCTAGAGATATAGAAATTTACAAGAAAAGAGATGATGTTAGGGAAATAGAAGAATCAGGAGGTTCCACTGGTGATTCTGCGGTTCAAAGAGGAACTAAAGATCTTATGAGAATGATTCGTTCTGGAATCGATTCAGAAACTCAAGATATCGAAGATGTAGAACCTAACGAAGAATAACAATGAGCGATTACGTAGGAGATAATATGTGGATTCCGAAAGGAGACAAAAGCGATCCTGGTCAAAAGCTGGTATGGTCGACTAAGAATGTTGATGATCTTTTAGTAGCACTAGATAAAGGATATCGCCCACAAGTTTCTATGCCCTTTTATGAGGGTAAGCAGTTTTTACGTAAGGGTAATATTGTATTTGAATATACTGAAGAGGAAATTGCAGAGCTGGCTAAATGCGCAAATGATATTGTTTATTTTGCAGAAAAGTATGCAGTAGTAATGACAGATGAAGGTATTCAACAGGTGAAACTTAGAGAATATCAAAAAGAATTATTACATAACTTTCAAAACGAAAGATTTAATATTGTATTAGCGGCCAGACAAATGGGTAAAACTGTAACGGCTTCTATTTTTAATGCATGGTATGTTACATTTAACTATGATAAAACTACTCTTCTTTTAGCTAATAAATCAGATTCAACAAAAGAAATTATAGATAAAGCAAAGGTAGTTATTGAAAACCTTCCTTTCTTTATGAAACCAGGTATTATTAAGTATGACGTTATGAATGTACGTTCAGATAATGGATGTAGATTAGTAGGTCAATCAACTACCGCAAAATCAGGTATTGGTTTTACTATTCATAACTTATATCTTGATGAGTTCGCACACATTCATCCAACTATAGTTGATTCATTCTATGAAAATGTATATCCTACATTATCAGCTTCTAAGGTATCTAGAATTAATATTACTTCAACACCGAATGGATTTAATAAATTCTATGAAATTTATGCAGGTGCTGAAAAAGGAGAAAATGAATATACACCAACGAGAGTTGATTGGTGGCAGCATCCGGATAGAGATGATGCATGGTATGAAAGAGAACTTGGAAACTTAGGTTCTGAAGAAGCCTTTAATAGACAATATGGAAATGAATTCGTAAGTTCTTCTAATCTATTATTAAGCCCAATGGTTATGAAAACCATGAGAAAGAATTCACATGAATTTATATGGCATGATTTAGAAGATTTCGAAAATATACAAATAGATACAAAGGGAGTTTTAGGATTTCATAAAGACTTCGATCCTGAAGGAGCAAAAGAATCTAATAGATTTTATTTGTTTTCAGTAGACATCGCAGAAGGCAACGGAGGTGATTACTCTGTAATTAATGTTTTCGAAGTAGAACCAATGGAAGATAAGGACATTATTGATGCAGTGACACCCGGTGCAATGTATGACTTTTTTAGATTGAATCAAGTGGCAGTCTTTAGATCTAATGAACATGTTATTGAAGATTTTGCAAAGGTTCTATATACATTAGCTGTTGAGATATTTAATCCTGAAAATGTTAAGATGATTATAGAATTCAATACATACGGTTCTATCTTATTGAAATATTTACAAACAGTTTATCCTTCAAGAAATGAATTTGAAGACGAGATGGTATTAAGGTTTAAACATAGACATGATTCAAGAGCCTTAAAACCAGGTATAAAATTAAAAGCAGATAACAAATCAGTGTTTTGCCAAAATTTTAAAAAATTAATTGAAAATAATAGAATAAAAATAAATGACACAGAAACTGTAAATGAAGCAAGTCTTTTCGGTAGTCTTAAAAATGGAAGCTATGGTGCTCAAATGGGTAATGATGATATCATTATGACAGGAATCACTGCCACTGAATTTTTTAACACTACAGATTATGCAGATTACATCGAAGAATTGCTAGATTTTATAGATCCTGAAAAGTATAAATTAATGGAAACTACTCTATATCAACAAAACGATTCAGCCGGAGATATGCAGTATGATATTTATGATCTTATATAGACTAAACTCCAGATTTACACGGATATATAGATTAACAAATAAAAAAATAAAATTAAATAACTATGGCACTAAGTCCTCAATTATTACAATTCAAGAGTTCAGGCGTTTACAGATTGGAATTTGATAAATCTCAAACTGCTAATATTGACGTTTCTACTCTTAGGCTGGTTGTTGGTCACTCAAGAAAGGGACCTTATAATACACCAGTATTAATCGAAAACGTTGAAGCATTCATTCAAGTATATGGAAACATTGACAAATCGTTAGAGAAAAAAGGAATGTTCTTCCACAGATCAGCTAAAGCTGCTCTTTCAAGAGGACCTATCCTAGCTCTTAACCTTGCTCAATTTGGAGTAAATGATTTAGCTTCAGCTGCACAAATTTCAACAAACGGATCATATGAATCTGATCCAGTATCGAATAGATATTCAGCGCCGCTTCCAACGGATGTAGCATTTGAAGTAGGTGATCCTATTCCAGATACAGGATCTGTTCCAGTTGCAACTGCTATTACAGACGCTGCAGCAGCTACACTTTCAGTAGACGGTTTAACTTTAACACTAGCAGGTGTAGATTTAACATCTAGCCTAGCAGGTACTTTCTATTTACTTTCAGATGCAGGTAATGAACCTCATATTGCAGCAACAGCTGCGTTTGATGGTACAGATACTGTAATTACAGCTTTAGCTGCTATCAATACAGCTCACGGTGGTGGTTCAACAAGTTTTGATATTTATGACAGTGCAGCGACTATTGCTCCCGATCAGTATACTCTAGCACAAGTTGAAGCTGATACGTTTTATACTTATCCTTCACTAGGTCATCAGACTGGAGACTATACTTATTCAAGTTTCTTTGACACTGATAAATTTATGATTCCTTCTGATGAGAAATTATTACAAACATTAGGTGAAGATGCTAACCAAGTTTTAAACTTTGTTAATATTAAACAAACACCAATCACAGTTTTCACAAGAAAAGCGCAAGATACGGCTGGATTTGATGTTACTGCAAGAGAATGGTATGGAGAAGGAAATGTTCCAGCATATTTAAATGACAAAGATTTAATGTCAGATTATATGATTGATGTATTTGTATTCAAAGGTCAATTTGATGCTGCAGCAATGGACACCGATCCAGTTTATGGATTTTACTTCGACAGTAAAGGTTTAAGAAAAGAGCTAATAGAACAATTTGCAAATTTAAGACAAGTTGAAATGATAGGTTCTTATTCTGGTTCAATGCTTCCAGGTTTTAAAGACTTAGAAGGAAGAAACGTATATATCGAAACAATGATTAACGCTGAAGCAAGAAGAACAGGTTTATTCTGTGCAATTGCTGAAGATTTAGTAACTGATGAATCTGGAGATACTCCAATTGATTTAGTTGGTCACACATTTGACGAAGACGGATCAGATCAAGTAGTATTATCTTACGATGTTGAAATGAGATCAATAGCATTACCTAACGCTGATGTATATGCCGCGGAAGGAGAAGATGCAAAATTTACTTTTAACGATCCTAATCATCCAAAGCCAGAAATTACAAAAGGAAACTATATTAGAGTAGGTGAAAGATTAGCTTTAGTTAAACAAGTATCAGTTGAAAAAACAGATTTAGTAACTATATGGACTGTTAAATTATCAGAAGCAGCTCCTTTAGTAGCTCCTTCAGTTTATGTTGAATCTTTAGAAGATGCAGCTGAGTCATATACTCCATTTGTATTAAATGGTGCTCAAATTGAAGCAGAAACTATTTTCTCATGTTTAGAAGCTATTAAAGTAGGAACAGGATTAGCAACTGGTTTAGTAGATAAAGATGCAATCGAATTTAGATATATTGTTGATACATTTGGTTCTTTTGATAATCAATTAAGAGATAAAATCCAATTATCTCAATTAGCAAAAGAAAGACAAAATGCATCAGCTATATTAAATGCACCAATGGTAAAAGATTTTAAAGCATCTACGGATCCTTCATTTATCAATGCATTTAGCCAGTCATTCCAAACTTCATACATTCCAGAAGGAGGTAACTTAGATTTAAATCCAACATCCTTATACACATTACCAAGTATCGCAGATGGTGCAAATTACGCATTCTACTACGGTCCTGGTCTTATTGTAAGAGAAAATGGAAAAGACATCATGGTTCCACCAGCTGCGTATGTATCTAATAACTATATTGATAAATACACAGATGCTTTACCATGGTCAATTGTTGCTGGTCCTAGAAGAGGAGTTGTTGCTGGCCCTAATGTTGTAGGTGCTGAATACTCTTTTGACAAAGCAGACAGAGACATTTTAGAGCCATTTGGTTATAATCCAATTGTATTCCAAAGAGGAGTTGGTTTAACTATCTTAGGAAATAAAACTGCACAGCAGTCTATTAAATCATCACTATCTTCAGCTCACGTTAGAGAAGTGTTAATTTACATTCAAGATGCAATGGCAGATATCCTTAAAGATTACGTATTCGAATTTAACAATGCACAAACTAGATTAGAAATCAAAACTCTAGCAGATTCATTAATGGAATCAGTTAGACAAGATGGTGGTGTATACGATTTCAAAAACGTAATGGATCAATCAAATAACACAGGTGAGGTAATTGACAACAACATAGGTATCATAGATACATTTGTTGAGCCAGTTAAAGGTTTAGAAATAGTTGTGCATAGAACAACAATTTTAAATACTGGTGAAATTTCAACCGGAAACTTTAGTTAAGAAGATATATAATAAAAAATAAAACAATAAAGACTTATGGCTTTACCACACTATTCACAAGATCAAACTAGTAAGGCGGGTAGACAATTCGAACCAGTACAAGGAAACTTATTTGAGGTAACTATTTTACCTCCAGCTGGCGTTTCTGATGCTCCACTATTACTACAACACGTTAACACTATTGGCGGGTTGGAATTATACAAAGATGCAGGTACCGTCGAACAGAAATACAAGTTCTCAAAAAGATCTTATGCTGGTATGCCAGATGATACTTCACTTACAGTGGCTATCAATTTCTCTTTGAACTTAAACGACGCTAACCAAGCTTATTTATATAAAACAATGAGACAATGGTATAACTTAGCTTACAATCCACAAACTGGAGAAATGGGCTTAAAGAAAGACTATACTGGAACAATAGTAATCGTTCAATTTAACAGAGCTGGAGATATTTTCAGAACTGTAACATTAGAAGATTGCTGGATTTCTTCTGGACTTCCATTCACTAACGACTTAAGTTATGAATCTCCAGAAGCTGCTGCTTTAGACGTATCATGGAGATGTGATACCTTTAAAGAAGTATTAGCTTAATTTATTAAAAGTAGGACGGCTTTAATTAGTTCGTCCTATTTTTATGAAACTAAAATATAATATAATGATATAATAATATGTCCAGTAAACTAACGAAGAAATTACAGGTATTACTCTCTGAAGAAGAAGTGTTTATCATAAACAGGATTATACTAAACGAGGCGATTGAAAATGGAGAGAGACCGGTTTCAGTTTCGGCGTTTATCAGAGACTTAATAAGACAAGAAATAGATAAAAAAAGCGATCTTCAAAAGAGTTGGGATCGAAATAGAATTAAACAACTCAAATCTAAATAATAAAACATGAGCAAAGACAAAAACAAAAAAGAAGAAGAAATCAATTTAGACGATCAATACAAAGCTATTGTTGAAGCTAATGAGAACGAATCTTCAGTAGAATCAGAAGAGCCTAAGAATTTAGGTAAAGTTGATATGTCTAGATTTCAACCAGCTGAAGCAAAGGAAGCTGATTTTCATTTAGGATATCATTCAGTTAAAATAGATTCACTACCGTCAGGTGGAATGTTCTATACTCCAGATACTGAAATTTCTATTAGATCTGCAAAGGTTGCAGAGATTAGACATTTCTCTACCATGGACGAAACCAACATTCTAGATGTAGATGAAAAATTAAATGCTATAGTAGAGTCATGTCTTAGAATAACTTCTAAGAAAAAAAGACTTTCATATAAGGATATTTTAGAAGAAGATAGATTTTGGTTAATTTTAGCAATCAGAGATTTAACTTTCCCTGAGCCTGAAAATGCATTAACTGTTAAGTATCAAGATAAGAGAGGTGTTTCTCACGATGCATCAATTGATAAGAAATATTTTCAATACTTTTCTATTCCAGAAGAATTAGATAAATATTACGATCAAGATAAAAGAACCTTTATTATTGAGACAAAATCATTTGGTAACATTGAAATGAGACCTCCTACAATTGGTCTAATGCAAAAGGTTACTAAGTATATTAAAGAAAAGCAAGAAAAGGGATTACAGGCTGATCAGTCTTTAATTCAATTAATTCCATATCTATATACAGATTGGAGAGGCTTTGATGATAAATCAATCTTTAATTTTGAAGTAGAATTAAACGGATGGAACAATAGAAAATATGCTTTAGTATATAAACTCGCTGAAAAAATGAAAGTCGGAATTCAACCTGAGATGTTGGTAACGCATGAGGATGACGAGGTCCTCGTTCCGATTGGGTTTCGTGACGGAATCAAATCTATTTTCCTTGTTCAGGATATCGCTGGAGAACTTCTTTAAAACTAAGTTCTACCTTTATAAGCATCTTTCAATACAACCCTCTGAACTTGAAAACATGGAATATTATGAATTCCATTATATTGTCAAGGAGTTAATTGAAATGATTAAAGCTGAAAACGAAGCGAACAAAGGGCAAAATGATCAAACTAACGAGATGATGGGAAGTATGAAAATGCCTTCTTTCAAAATGCCAAGTTTCAACATGCCTAAAATGTAATAGAAAAAGGAGGTCCTAGATTGGACCTCCTTTTATTTAGATATATACTAAAAGAAAATAACATATATTGCGATGAAAAAAGTAAAATCATATAATAATTTCGTAAACGAATCTTTAATTACTGAAATTATAGATCCTATCACCTTAACATTTGCTATAGCAGGAATAGGTATAGCGTTTGGACCTGAAATCATGAAAGCATATAGATCGAGAAAAATATCTAATGCAGATCTTAAAGATCTTACGAAGATGTTATCTAAGGCTAAAGCTAAGGCAAAGAAATATGAAAGACAAGGTCTAGATCATGATTCTGCAGAAGCACAGTCTGAAGTAGATCATATTGAAGCAAGAATAGATGATCTTCGAGGTGAAATGAGTAACCATGATGAAATTATTAAAGATTTTGAAAAGGATAAAAAGACACATAAGGAACTAGAACAGGAACTTAAAGATGTTGATCCTGAAGTTTTAAGAAAGGCATTAAGAGATGCAAAGAAAGAAGCTTCTAAATTAAAATAAAAGCCCGCAATACCTAAATGGCAAACACCAACTCCGAAAAGGCGTTAATGGGATTCGCAATGAGTTCCAACTCGCTTCTGCAGAAAATAGAGGCTATAGAGAATCAAACCAGAGATACTTTATTTAGAATAGAGAGTATCATGGTTACGAGTTTCTCTGTTACACAGGGTATTGCCGCAAGTCTTACTGAAAACAACAAAATACTTAAAGAAATAAAGGAAATCATTTCCAGAAAAAGCGAGGCTGAAAAGGCTCAATTTGGAGGTGGTGGAGGAATAAGTAAACTTCTAGGACTAGGAGGGTTTATCGCACTTACAGGAATAGGAATGTTCGGTCTAGCGATGGCATTTCAAGAAGCAGGTAAGGTAAGTCCTACGGCTATAGTTTCGGGTGTTGCTTTATTCGCAGCAATGTTCCCTATTGCAAAAATCCTAGGAGCTATAATGGCAGATCCTAGTAGTGGTGGAGTTTTTGGTCAAATCAAGGTAATGAAAAAACTAGTTTTAACAATGGGTATGTCTATGTTAATGTTAGTTGCTATGTCATTGGCATTAAACTCAATGGCACCTGTAAGTGGTGATAAATTAGTGGCCGCTCTGGCAATCGGTGCAGTTATCTATATAATGGGTCAAACTTTCGTTCAATTAATTAAGGCATGGGAATTTTCAGGTATTATGAATTTTATGCTTAATAAGAATAACACCGATGATATTATGAGGGCCATGTTCCTTATGACTATTCAAATGGTTGTTTTAGCAGCTGCAATGAATTTAATGCCATCTGTTAAAATGGATGATGCATTTAATTTTGTAATAATATCAGCAGCAATGATACCTCTTGCAGTTGCCCTAGTTGCAATGAGATTTGCACTTCCAGCTATTGAAAAGATAAAGGTAGGCACTATTGCTAAAGCAGGTTTAGCGGTTGCAATGCTAGGATTAGCTCTAGTTCCTGTTGCGATGGCAGCGAGGCTAGTTGGTAAGGTAGGAATATCGGAACAGGAAATTTCTAGATTAGTAAGTATTACAATGGCACTTGCACCTTTAATAGCTGTAATAGGAGTTATCACTGCAATTATTAATTTTGCAAAAGAAGGTAGAGTTAATAAATCTGCAAGTGGAGGTAATTCTCTACTTAAACAAGATAATTCTAGAAAGAGAAATCAGAAAATGAATTTAAAAGGAATTGCAATATTTGGTCTACAAGCCGTTGTTATTCTCGGAGTATTAGCCCTTACTGCAGTTGCCTTCAAATTTGGAGCGCCAATGATAGCAGCGGGTGCACAAGCCGCTAGGCAAATTGACATGATAGGTGTAATGAAATTAATGTTTACATTAGGAGGATTATTATTAATAGGAGGTCTTGTAATAGGGATGACAATTAAAATGATGAAGGGTAAGCAAAAATCACAAAAAACTGGACTTATACCAGGAATGGGATCTAGTTCAGAAAAACCAGGAGCATTATCAAAGCAAGATTTAATAGCATCCATGGTAATATTACCAATTATAGTATTATCAATGGCAGCAGCAGTTATGGCATTTAAATTAATGCCATCTATTCCTAAAATAGAAGATGGATTCTTATCGTTTGTATTTATTACAGGTATTGCAATATTTATATACGGATTTGCAATGGCAAAGGTGTTTAGCGCATTAGCAGGTAAGTCTAAAGGTCCAGGTGCAGGAATGTTTGGTTTTGGAGGTTCATCTAAAAGAGGAAAATTAGGTATTAAAGATATATTACTAGCGGCACTTATGGTTCCTATAGTAGCATTAGCTATTGTCGGAGCAGCTTATGTATTTCAAATGATGCCAGCTACTTCTGCGGAGATGGCACCTGATTTGATGTGGGCTTTAAAATCATCAATCGCATTAATGATATTTGGTGGAGCGATGATAATAATTGGAAAGCTTGCTAAGAATATGGATTTTAAAGCAGCAGCTAAAGCAATGTTAGTAGTTGCTCTTGCAGCACTAACTATATTATTGGTTGCATTTGCATTTAGTCTCGCTGGAGACATATCTTACGGAGAAGCGCCACCACTTCCATGGTCAGTTGGTGTAGGAATAGCTCTATTTATATTAGGTGGTGTAATTTTAGCCCTTGGTGCAATTGCGACAGTAGTAACTCCTGTAGGGATATTATTAGGTGCTCTTACCGTATTAGTAGGTGCAGCTGTATTGTATGCTGTTGCATGGATATTTACACAAATTGGTAAAATTGACGGTCTTAAAGAAGCTGCTCAAACAATAACCGATGTTTTATTTATGCCATTTAATGCAATGGTAGATTTATTTAAAAGATTTAAAGATGAGATAGGAATAGAAAACATGGGAGGACTTGCAGCTGGTATAGGCCAAATAGCACTTGCATGGATAGGTCTTTCTATGGCACTTGCTGGTTCTGCAGCATCTGGATTATTTTCTAAGCTAGCAGGAGTTGGAGGAGCAATATTAGATGGTATAACATCCTTTCTAGGAGGAGATGTAGAAATGACACCATCTCAATTATTAAAATATTTAGTTAGAAATGCTGAAAAATTAGTAGTTACTGGAAATGCAATACAAATGGTATCAAAGGCATACACTAATGTAGCGGGTATGAGTGAGGCATTTATTGCTGGAATAGCTCCATTTGGAGAATTCGTAAACAGGTTGGGAAGTTATACCGGTACTCTTGCTAGCGAAAATATGAAAGGTCTTTCTAAAGCTTATGGACAATATGCTAAAGCTAACAATTCCTTAGACGTAACTAAAGTTGAAGCAACTACAAAGATGTTTAACGCACTTGCAGATCTTGCTAAAAATAATGGTGAAAATGCAATGAAAGTTCTTGCTGATCAATTATTAAACGCAGTAGCACAATTATCGGATGCTGTTGCAGATCTAGATAGAGCAGTTGCTAAGCAAGGTAAATCTACTGGCGGATTTGGAGATGCAGTTTCTGGAGCTATTGATAAATTTAAAGAAGTAGTTACTGGAAATACCAAAAAGGTAGAAGCAATGACTCCAAAGGCCGGAAGCAATGCAGATATCATAGAAGCGATTCAAGATTTAGAAGATACATTAGTGGCTTCAGGAATCAAGATCAAGCAATCTGCATATTAACTGAAACAACCCCCTCTTATTTAGTATAATTAATAGTTCTTTGACAGCTATACTTAAAAATAAACACAAGTATATGGAAACAACTATTATTACATTCGGTCTGGGTGTGGTGCTAACTCTAATTATTTTAGGCGCAGTGTCATTGTTCAGGTCAACTAAAAAAATCAGTGAATTAGATTCGTTGATTAATCACATCGAAAGCGATATTCAAAGTAGAATAGATTCAGTCGAAAACTATTTAGATAATTGCATAGATGATCTAGATAGAAGATTAGATTCTAGAGTAGATAGAGCAATTTCTCAATTTGAGAAAGAAATAGAAGTAATGGATTTAAGATTAGATAAAATTATTGATAGTTTTAATCTTCAAAAATCCAAAGAAAAGGAAAACATTCCTAATTAATTTAAATAAATAAACATTAACCCATAGTTGTTGAAGAATAGGAGAAGTGGCAGAGTGGTCGAATGCACTGGTCTTGAAAACCAGCGAACTTCACGGTTCCAGGGGTTCGAATCCCTTCTTCTCCGCAATTGGTCTGGTAGTTCAGTTGGTTAGAATACATGCCTGTCACGCATGGGGTCGCGAGTTCGAGTCTCGTCCAGACCGCCACTTAGAGAAGCACATGAAACATTGTGCTTTTTGGGGGTATAACTAATATAGAAAACAATTTAAAATGAGAAAAGTACACAGAGGTAGTCGAGGAATGGTTGCTGGAGTATGTGATGGTTTAGGATATTATTTTGGAATTGATCCATTAATATTTAGACTTTTATTCACATTAGCATTCTTTACACCTACAATTCCAGCAATATTAATATACATTATATTTTGGATAGTAATACCAGCAAATAAAAAAACAAAAACAAATGACAAGAGCGCAAATAGTTCAAAAGCTACTAGACGAAAATAAGATAACAACAGCAGAAGCTGTAGTTCTTCTTACACCAGAGGATTCATACACTCGTCCTACAACTTATTTACCTTACCAACCACAACGAGGAACAGATCCTTATTGGTTTACAACATCGACACATGATAACGCCTAACTACACCTTTAACGCAAAATTAATTAGAGTAGTAGACGGAGATACTGTATGGGCACATGTAGATTTAGGATTTGATATTTGGAAAAAGGTAAACGTTAGACTACATGGAATCGATACTCCTGAAACTAGGACTAGAGATCTAGTAGAAAAAAGAGCAGGTCTTAAATCTAAAGAAAGACTAGTGCAATTACTAGAACAAGGAAACAATGAATTCGTATTGGTTTCTAAAGAAGTGGATAAATATGGAAGAGCGCTAGGAGAACTATATAATGGTTATCATGAAGTTCATGTCCATGAAGGTGAAACTAGACCTATATCAATTAGTATAAATCAAGTATTATTAAACGAAGGTTTAGCAAAACCTTATAATGGAGGAAAAAGATAAAATATGAAATCAAGAAAATTTAGCATTTCAGGATTATTAGAATTAAGACCTGGAAAATTTGAAGATGAAAGAGGAGAGTTTATAGAAACATTCAAATCTTCAAAACTTAAAGAACTTGGAATTACAGAAGAATTTCTACAAGATAATCAATCTGTTTCTAAGAAAGGAGTATTTAGAGGAATACATTTACAAACCGGAGATAGTGCTCAAGGAAAATTAGTAAGAGTTTCTAAAGGAGCTGTTGTAGATTTCGCAGTAGATCTTAGACCTGGTTCCCCATCCTATGGAGAATGGACTTATGTATTATTAAGTGCGCACGTAGGAAATCAATTTTGGATTCCGGCCGGATTTGGCCATGCGTTTCTTGCCCTTGAGGATGATACAATCTTTTCATATAAATGTACTAAAGAATATGATAAGAGTGCAGAGGAGTGTCTCCTATGGACCGACAAGGATATAGATCTGACTATAGATAAGAGTATACTTACACAATTCAATATATCAGACATCTTAGTCTCCGAAAAGGATAAAGAAGGTATTACGCTAAAGGAATATACTAAAAAATATGGCGTACTGGTTTAAAAGAAAATACAGACAAATTAAAAGAGTCTTAGATTACTTGCCAATTATTTGGAAAGGTTATGATTTTGATTATAGATACGCAATTGATTTATTTAAACATCAATTAATACGTACTTCTAATTTTATGGAATCAGATAGAGCGTATGCCATCGATTCCGATATGAGAGCTAAGAGAATTAAAACCGCTATCGAACTTCTTGATAAAGTTTACGATGAAGAATATGGAATGGAATACCAAGATCAGATGAAAAAGATTTATGGCGATAACGTATTAGATTGGAACTTTGAAGATACTGGAAGGGGAGATGGAACTTCATATATTAATTATGAATACGAGAAGTGGGAAAACAAAGATAAAGTTAAAGAAACCTTTGATAAACTATTTAAACAGTCTAAAGAAAAGCAAATTAAAGCAGAGAAATTAGTATGGAAATTTATATCCCATAACATCCGAGGATGGTGGGATTAAAATAATTTGAAAATAATTGCCTAAATATTTTTTTATCTCAGATATTTTGCTTATATTAGTATAGTAATAATCAATAAAGCAAAAGATATGTCACTTAATTTAAACTTAGAAAAAGCTTGGGTAACCTTCTTAAATGATGGTTGGGAAAGCGTTTGGCATCCAGTAACAGACGTTCTTGGAAACCATTTAGACTGGTCAGACGAAATCATGGACCATTGTAGAAAACAATTTAATGACTCTGACAATTGGGTTAGTTTTGGAATCGCTCCTACTTCTCAAATGTTAATTAAAAACTCAGTAAGAGATAACCTTTAAAAATATAAAAATGAAAACAGTAATTTTCGATTTAGATGGAACTCTCGCTCTTATCGACGATAGGAGAGCTATTTCCACAAAAGATAATGGTAAAATGGATTGGGACACTTTCTTCGATCCAGCAAACATTCAATTAGATAAACCGAATTGGCCAGTTATTCACATGGCACGACTTCTTAAAAAAGATGGACATCGTGTTGTAATTTTCAGTGGAAGATCTAAAGCTACTAAAGACGCAACGAAAGATTGGTTAAACGATCTTGATATTCCATTTGATGTTTTAAAGATGCGACCAACTGCTGGAGGTTTTAAGTTTATGAAAGATGATGTATTAAAGAAAAAGTGGCTTGATGATTTATTTCCAAACACTGACGATATTACATGTGTCTTTGACGATAGAGATAAAGTAGTTCAAATGTGGAGAGATAATGGTATCACTTGCTTTCAAGTAGCTGACGGTAATTTTTAAAATAAAAGATATGAAATTCAAAGATTTAACATTTAACAAACAAACACACGGTGGTGTAGGAGCTACTGCAAAATTCAAAGAAGTTACAGTGAGTATTCAGGCTGGTAAGTTTGTTTACAGTAATCCTCGAGAGGATGGCTTAGACTCTACACAATACTCTTCATTCGAAGTTGCTATATGGGAGAACTCCAAAGACGGAAGTTTTGTCACTTCTAAATTTATAGATACTGAAGACGAAGTTGCAGGATGGACTTCTAAAAAAGATATTGATAATCTTTTACAAAAATTGAAATAATGGGAATAGAAGGATTATTTTTAACAATTTTTTTAGGAGCATTTGCATTCGTAATGGGATGGATGAAAGGATGTGAAGACGAGCAATCGAGAATTAGAGAAGCTTTCAGGTCAGAAGAATATGACTATGAAGGCTTCTTTAACGTTCTTGAAAAATACGAAGAGGAGAAGGAAGCGGCTAAGCAATGGGCTAAGTTTAATAAAAAAAGAAAAAAAAATCAAAAATAAACAGCCTAGAATTTTTTTATCTCAGATTTTTTGCTTATATTAGTAGAGTAATAATTAATAAAAGAAACCATTATGGCAGAATTAAAAAACAAACAATATATGTTCACCTTTGAAGGTGGCGGTTGGAACACAGTGTGGGCCAAAACTAAACGCGGTGCAATTAAAGCCGCTCTTAAAGAATACTCAGATTCAAATACTTTGAATCCACGTATTGATTCTTTTCATAAAGCTACCGAAGAAGGTCTTCGAAATGCAATGTCTCTTTTCTACTAAAAAAATAAAAATGAATAAACTACAATCACTTAAATGCGTTGAAGTAACTTCACAGACGCAAGCCGACAATGGAACTATTTGTTACCATGACCCTATCACGAATACTGACTATCTTTCTTATGAAAGTGGATATATTCGTAGAGCATATACCCGTAATTACGAAAATTACAAAGGATATGAATGGTCTCATCGAACGATCTATCAATTAAATCCTACTAAGAAATCAATGCATGAATGGAATGGAACCACATGGCCTTCAACTGAAAGGATTATGATCGAAGATCCAAGCGAGCGTTTAGACAGACTTGCAAAGGCTGTAGTTAATTATAGAAAAACTCTTAGTAAGAATGCGTAAACTAAAACATACACTTAAGCAGATTGATAGCGTAGACATCGTCCTAATTACTGCATTTGGACTTTATATGATTCTACTTGTTTCTAACCTTTTAAAAATGGTAAACTAATGAGATATACAGTAACATTTGAAGTATACATTGATGCAGATAACGATAAACATGCTCTTTCAAAGGGTGAACTTATCGCTGACAATCAAGAAAATAAGTACGGCCAATCATGGGATGTAACTGAATTACACCAAACTCCTTTCGCTTCTTTTAATACAAAAAAAGTAGATATTCAAAAACTTAGAACGGAGCAAATGATTAAATCAATAGAAGAAGATCCATTACCGTTTTAATATGATAACTTATCTATTTATTGGGGTAATTTATTCTTTTATTATGCACCTTTCATGGGATCATCATAGAAGAAATGATAAAAACTTTGGATTAGAAAAGTGGACACTTAAAGAATCTTTGGTATTAACGGTAATTTGGCCACTATACCTTCTATATTTCATTTATTCTTTTTTTAAAGGATTAGGAGATTAAACTTTTTATAAAACTCATATATAATCAATATGCCAGAATTAGCAGAATTAAAATTTACAGCAGATTACGTTAACCAAATGTCGGAAGGCATGAAATATGTTAACGTAGTAAAAAACCCAGAACATAAGTGTGAAGATCTAAATATACCCTTTAAGTTTTTTAAAATTAAAGCAGAATCTAGGGGTAAGGAAATGGTTCTTCTTATTTTAGATAATGATTCTGATAAAATTATTCCAATTCGAATGACAATGGGAATGAGCGGGTATTTTAAATTGACTAATACTGGCGACGAAGCAAAACATTCACACCTTAAATTTCATCGCAAAGACGGAACAACCCTTTCATTTGTAGATATGCGTAGATTTGGCAAGTGGAAGCAGGGTTTATGGTGGAATGATACACGAGGGGAGGATCCAACGACCTCCTTTGATTCTTTTTGGAAAGATATAATGACTAATCTAACGTCACGCGCTTTCAGGAAACCACTCTATGAAGTCCTGATGAACCAAAAATATTTTAATGGAATAGGAAATTACCTAAGAGCGGAGATTATTTATAGAGCCAAAGATGTAGATCCGTTTCTTCCAGCTGGAATGCAACTAGCAAAATACCCTAAAATACTAGAACTATGTAAAGATATTCCAATGCTAGCATACGCAAAAGGAGGAGGAAGCATTAAAGATTGGGATAATCCATTCGGAACAGATGCTATTCAAGAAAAATTCATGCTATGTTATGGAAATCCTGTTATGTCGAAAAGAAAAGATTCGAATGGAAGAACATTTTGGTATGATTCTAAATGGGACAATGTTCCTACAAGTAGAGACGATTTAAAAGAATATTTCCATGGCGATAGAAGCTAAGAAGTGGCTTAACGAAAACGAATGGCCAGATAATAATATAGACAGTGATGCATTTTCTCATTACACTAAAATGAGCAGTATCATGGAACAATATGCCAGAGAATATCATGCTAAGAAATTAGAAGAAGCTCGAAAAAAAGAAGTAACACAATTTAAAAAGTTCTTATGAAGAAACTAGAACGCATGCAAAACTTAATCGTAGTTGGACATCCTGATAAAAAATCATTTTGTTATAACGGAATTTTTAAAACAATCCAAGAATCTCTATTAGATAGTGATTACCTAAATGAAATACAGGTAATAGATTTATATAGAGATGATTTTTCTCAACCAAGAAAAGATCTTATTAAGGAATATCAAGATGCTGTAACATGGGCGGATAGAATTTACTTCGTATCTCCTGTTTGGTGGTTTAGATTAACACCTAGAATGGAAATATTCTTTGACGAAGTATTTACCCCAGGTTTTGCGTATAAGTTTGTTCCCCTTTTCGGAGCATACGCGTATCCAAAGCCATTCTTAAGTGATAAAAAGGTAAGGACATATATAACCCATGGAGCTCCTTCATTACCCGTAAGAACTCTATATTTAAACTCAGTTAAATTACGTTTAGTGATGGGAGTATTTACATTTGTATTTGGATGGAATATTTCAAGATGGTTAAAGACAAAACAATTTTGGTCAGTTCCCTTCGTGAGCGATGCAAAAAGAAAGAAATATTTAGACAGAGTTAAAAAAGATATTAAGAGAGATCTTAAAAAACATCAAACATTACCTATGCAACATGAAAGTATATAGACCCACAAAAGAAATGAGAATTAATCCACTTTCCTTACAGGAGGGAGGATCTACAGTAACGGTGATTTACGATAATTACGCCGTTGAATTTACAAACATTAAATCTCCTTATTCGTATATTTCTTCTATTCGCTTTGCTAAACGCAATGATATTTCTCTTAGAGGTTTTTTAATAAACGGTGAAGTATATGACATGTGTAGTGGTAATAAAGAAACAAAAATAAATAAATCAGTATAATATTATATGAAAAACGTATTAGTCACAGGTGGTGCAGGATTTGTCGGAAGCAACCTCATTAAACACCTACAGGAAACCTACCCAAAAATTAAAATAACTTCATTAGATAATTACTTCACGGGAAAAGAAGAAAATCATGTTCCTGGCGTAACCTATTATAGAGGACATACTTGGGAAGCAGATACTATTTTTGAAAAATTAACAGAAGAAAATTACTTTGACACTGTATTTCACTTTGGAGAATATAGTAGAATTGTTCAATCGTTTGAAGATATTGATTTTGTTCATAGGTCTATTCTATCTGGAACACCTGTTATATTAGAACTATGTAGAAAATGGAATTCAAAGTTAATTTATTCTGCATCTAGTTCTAAATTCGGTAACAACGGTGAAGATGAGAATCTTTCTCCTTATGCTTGGATGAAATCTAAGATGGTAGAATTAATCAAAAACTATAATACATGGTATGATCTTCAATATGAGATCTGTTATTTCTTTAATGTATATGGACCTGGCCAAATTACATCAGGTGATTATGCAACAGTTGTCGGTATTTTTGAAAGACAATTTAAAGCAGGTGAAAAGTGTTCAGTAGTTTCTCCTGGAAATCAAAGCAGAGACTTCACACACGTTGAAGACGTAGTTACAGCTCTTGGATTAGCAGCACAGAGAAAAGACAATCACGAATGGCACCTGAGAAGCGGAGTTAATACTACAATGATAGAATTAGCAGAAATGTATGGTGATTGGGTAATGATTCCTGAAAGAAGAGGCGAAAGGTTTACAAGCGAAGACTTCCCATCAGACACTGAAGAAAAATTAGGCTGGAAACCAACTTGGAAATTACAAGATTGGGTAAATTTAGTAACATCATCAAAACAAGAAAAAATTAATGCATAAAAAAGGTAAAATAGTATTAGTAGGAAAGGCAGCCGCTGGAAAAGATTATTTAAGAACTAGATATGAAAATAGAGGTTTCGTTTTTGGAGTCTCTTATACTACTCGTCCTCCTCGTAAGAAGGCAAACGAACAAGAAGGAGTAGACTACTATTTTGTAAACGAAGATAGCTTTAAAAACATGATCGATAATGATGAATTCGTTGAGTATCAAAAATTTAACGGATGGTATTACGGAATCACAAAGGAAGAATTTGAAAGATGTGACGTAATGATTTTAAATGCGGAAGCAGTCGATTTATTAAATGAAGAATATCGAAGCAGATGCTTTGTAACTTATATAGATATACCAATTGACGTAAGAAGATCAAGGATCATAGAAAGAAACGACCCAGATGACAATTTTGAAAGAAGAATTCAGGCTGATGAAGATCAATTTAGAAACTTTTTCAATTATGATTGTAGAATAACTAACCACAACTTTTAAAACAACAATAAATAATAATAAGATGGCAGATTTAAAGATGAACTTATCACAACTAGAAACAAAGAGAGACGAACTTATCAAAGAAATTGATGCGACTTCAAAGGATATGACTAATAAAACCTATGATGTTGATTTCGTAAGTAACGCTAATATTAACAAAACATTATCTCATCTAGATAAAAATTACAAATGGACAGTTAAGAATGCTGCTCTTTTAATTAATCTTCACGAAGCTCTAAAGGCTGAAAAAACTAGAATTTCAAAAGAAGGTGGCGATGCAATAGTAGCCCTAAAAACAGTTCCACTTAATACACTATACAGTGCTCTGACAACACTTGAAGGAACAGGCGTATCTCAGGCAAAAGCATTTACAACTCTTCTTACACAGGTAGGTTTCAATATTAGTGAAGCCATGAAAACTATGCAGGAATCAAATAAAGAAATACAAACTCTTCATGTTTCTTTAGCTGAAGTTGAAAAAGAAATAGAAGAGAATAACGTAGAAACAGTAACACCGGATGAAGTTAGCAAGTAAATCTAAAAACAGATTAGAACTCTTAGACGTAATTCAAGAAGGAATTACGGTCGAAGATACGACTCTATCTGTTGAAAAGATTAAGCAATTAGCCTATCCTAGCCTTTTAGAAAAGGTAAGTGGATGGGTTACTGAAAAGAAAGGTTTTAGCGGAGGTCTTGCAAAAGAGAAAGCTAAAACAATGATTAAATTTGATAGTAGTAAAACAACGGGTGCAAGAAGCATGCATTTTATGGGAACTACTAACAAGCCCACTCTCACCGTAGAGAGTGCTGGAATTAAGGTTGCTATAGAATTTATTAAAGGAGATAGAGGCTCAGATTTAAGAGAAGCCATCGGACAATCGATGATATACTCAACAGCGTATGATTTTGTAATGTGTGTATTTTTAGATTCAACTGATGATAAAAGAATTAAAGGAGGATCTTCTTCAATCACAGAACATTATTTTTTAAACAACCTTTGGGATAATTTTAACGTAAAGTTTACATTAGTATAACAAACCATATATGCAAATATTCGTAACATCAAACCAACAGTTTGGGAGACCTGGGGCTATCAAGAAGTATGATAGGCCCTTTTCTTCGCTAGAAGAAATGAATGAAACATTAATAGAAAACTGGAACCTTACAGTTTCACCCGAAGATGTAGTATATGTTTTAGGTAATTTTGGATGGGATCCGACCACCGTAGAGAACTGTATTAATACATTAAATGGCCATATATATTTTATAGAAGGAGAATTTGATAAAGCGACTGTTGACGTTTCTATGCTTCCTAACGCAGATAAGAAGATGGAAGAAATAGGACAAATAGACTTTTTACCAGAAATGGACGCATGTATGTCTTATTGGCCTCTTTCAATTTGGCCTGGTAAATACTTATTAAGCGGTCATCCTTCTAAGAAAATTAAAACAAGTCCTTCTAAAAAGATAATTAACGTATCATGTGACCAATGGTCTTATAAACCAGTTAACATAAAATCACTGATAGGGTTGTTCGAGGAAAATAATTTGAAAAAAAGTGAAAATAAACAGTAAAAAGTTTTTTTATCTCAGATATTTTGCTTATATTAGTATAGTAATTAATTAAAAACCAAAAATATAACGTATGGCTACCTACAAACAACTAACTCAAAACTTTCTAGAAACAGGATCAGATCAAGACTTCGCAGCTCTTTACAACAAGATAAAGCCAGGTCTAACTTCGTACATTTACAAAATAGTTAAAGATCGTGAAATGGCAGAAGACATTGCAGTAAACACATTAACTAAGATGTGGACCAAAATAGAACAATATAACCCAAGTTACGGAATTACTACTTGGTTATATAGAATCGCATTTAACGACTCTTTAGGTTATATTAAAAAAAGAAATCAAACTACGTCTTTGAGTAAATTATCAGAATATGGTGTAGAAGTAAGTGGCACTGGATCAGTTTCAAATACTCTAAAAGATTTAGTCTTAGATCATGAAGAAAAAACTGAACAAGATTATCTAGAAGAAGATGACGCTCTTCAAGACAAATACATTAAAACTCTAGAAGCTATGCAAAATCTAAAAGAAATGTATAGAGATATTCTAGTAGACAGAATGGTAAATCATATGAAATATGACCAACTAGCAACTAAATATAAACTTCCACTGCAGACTATTAAAAATAGAATTCGTAGAGGTAAAGCTTTAATCGTTGAAGCTGTAGAAAAATAAATATGAAAGGAAGCACAACATGCAAGAAGGAAAGAAGAATGACCCAGAGTTTGTGTTCTGTTATTGGGACGAATTTAAACCTAACGTAGAAAAAGATGATAGTAGTAGTTTACAAGAAGAGCAAGACGGCAAAGAAATTATACATGACGGTATTCGAAAACGAAGCAACACCGGACAGGATAATAAATGCGAAAGCAAGAAAGCCTCTGATTCCGAATGAATATGAAATCGTAGAGTTAGGAATGGGATCAAGTTTTATTAAGTGGTATAAAGATAAGCATAAAATTAAAAAACATGAATTGGCGTAATCAAATTGACGAATGGGACGAAGAATTTTACGAAGATCGTCCTAGGAAGGGTAAATTGCCTAAAATGAAAGACGTTGAAAAATCGCTAGCAAGCAAAAAAAGAAAAGATATTGAAAATAAACAGTAAAAAGTTTTTTTATCTCAGAAATTTTGCTTATATTAGATAAGTAATTAATTAAACAAGTAATGAATCATCAAGAAACATCAATAGAAAAATTAGAATCAGCTCCTCAAAGTACAACTGAGAAAGCAATCGATACTCTATTTTCTGTACTATGTTCTTCTTCTAAAAAAAGCAAGAAGATAGTTTACGTGGATATGGATGGCGTCTTAGTAGATTTACATGCAAAACTCAGAGAATATCCTGAAGACGTTGTAAAATCTCTAGGAAACGATATTGATAAATTACCTGCTCTTTTCCTCGATCCTCCTCCAATGGAAGGTGCGATTGAAGCCTTTAACATTCTTTGTTCTTTATTCGATGTGTATATTCTATCAACTGCACCTTGGGATAATCCTGAAGCTTTAATGCACAAAAGACTATGGGTTGAAAAGCATCTAGGAAAAAATGCATATAAAAGATTAATTCTTTCTCACAACAAACATTTAAATGTTGGAGACTTTTTAATCGATGATAGAACTGCAAACGGAGCTGGTCAATTTACAGGAGAACATATTCATTTTGGAACAGAAAAATGGCCAGATTGGAAGGCTACTTTAGACTATCTTATACCTCACGCTTAAATATAAGCTTAATCCAGTTATATCTTTTTCTGGATTCTAAGTATTTATAATTCTTTTCATTGGCATACGCTTCTCTTTCAAATGAGATGTTACGGTATGCTCCGGTTCCATAGATGAACAATTTTATAAACCATTCAGTAACATATAGAATATAGAAAGGAATCACTAAAAGTTCTTCCTGCTGCTTTATATGTATAGATTCATGATTAATAATCCTCTTCGCTCTTCCTCTCCACCATTTACCAGAATCATACTTTTCTCTTAGAACGATAAAGGGCCAAAGGGTAATTCCTCCAATTGACATAAACCAGCTTACTGCGTTTAAAAATCTGTCACTATATTTAATAATCGGTGTTTTCATATAGTATATATCAGATATATAACCTAAGCCCACGTCAGAACGCTGACATTTAACTTCTTGGGCAGAAATCTATTAAACACTTTTTTTACAAATGCTGAAATACTCAATGATAGCCTTTCTGGGGCTTTTCCTAGTTACTAGCGCCTATGCGCAAACCTGTGATTTAACACTCATAAGTCAAACACCACCTGCCACAACAGAAGATGACCATTCTTTTGTAATTGAATTTGTTAATGCAGAAAATTGTGGATGTAATGAATTTACTCAATACGATGGAAATACTTGCGATGGCAATGGGTCTAGTTCCGTAAATAATAATGAAAATGTATCTCATCTTGTTTTTGGTATTCATTATGTAAATGAAATCACTGGAGAAGACTTAGGAGAAAACACAGATTGTACTTCTACAACATTTCATCCAGGTTGGTCATATACTAATGTTACAAATTGGGGTGGTTGGGAAACTGGCGATGTTGTTACTATTAATATAAATCCACCATTTGCTTGGGAATGTATTTTAGCCACACCTCTTGAGGGATATTGTTGGGAAGTAGTAATTTGGCAAATTAATTTATCACAAACGGCAGGTTATGATGATTTTCCAGATAATGGATGGACTGTTGGCAATAGTTTTAATCAGACACAGACATATCCTGATATTAATATAGATGATAATAGAATAGCTGTTTGCTACGATCCTTGTGTACCTGACACTATAATCGAATACATTACTGATACGATTTACATAGAAACTATCGATACCCTTTATGTAACTAATACTATTATTGAATATGTAGACAATTTTATTACTGATACTCTTTATGTAGAAACCATTGACACGGTATACGTTGATGTTGAAGTTTTCGTTGAGGTTTTTATCACCGATACTATTACTGAAATTGAGTACATTACAGAATATGTTACTGACACTCTTTTTATTACAACTGTCGATACAGTTGAAGTTATTGTATATGAATTCTTAACAGATACGGTTTATGAGTATATTTCTATTGATTGTGAAACTGGATTAGAATGTATTGATGATCCTGG